GTTACCCCACCACTTTTAAACGCGTTTACGGTAGCTTCTTTAATTTTTTCATCCTTACACCATTGTGGTGCTATAGAACAAATAGATGCAATATTATAAGGTAATATGAGTTCGTATTTATCATCCTCATATACAACTCTTTTATTTACCTGTTCATTTAAAGTATTCATAGTCATCTACTATAAATATAAAGTAATTACAAGTTATATTTGGAATAGTCGGAAAGTCTTCCTTGTTTTATTTTTTGAAGTTTGGAGCATTTTTCGTACTCTTCTGTTTTTTCAAAGAAGTTGATAAGTTTGTCTATGGTTTTGTGTGGTAGGTCTTTATTAACAAATTCTAAGTTTTCGTATACTTCATCTTCTTCCATAGAACTTATAATAAATTCGTAAGCTAATCTAAAAGCTGCATTTTTTTCTAAGGGGTCTAACATCATTAGACTGTGGTTTTTTTAAGGATTTTACCATCCCATGCAATTATCTGGTCCATTTTGTATTTAGCACCACTTAATGTAGGAGCCCCTACAGGTCCTATCTGTTGTACGTCTAAATCTAAGTCCCTTGTCCAAGATACCATCCATAAAAACTTTTTACGTTTTTCTATAATGTATTGTATTTTACCACTTAATCTATTTTCTTCTTTTACTATTCTATACATATTATTCTCCTTTTCTAATATAATTATACCACCAAGTTGCGGCTAATATTAATACTAATAGTGTCCCCATCGTATATATTAGGAACCACGGTGTGTGGTGTTCAACAAAAAATGCTGGTACACCCATTAATACCAACCATATTAGAAATATAAATCCTGTATTATTTTCTAATTTCTTTTCCACCTTAACAGTTCTTTCTTGGTTGATTAGTCTACTTAGTGCATCTTGCATATCTTTACCGTATACTGGTTGGGTGTGTTTTGTTCCATCTTTTTCACCTATTGTAACCAAGTACTTCAGGTATCCTGGATTATTTTTACTTTTTTCTACAAATTTACATGATAGAGCTCTTCTCCTATTAAATTTATATTTATGTGTATTTTTCTTTAACATTTTTTATTTATTATTACAAGTTTCTCTAACTTTATAAACCCAACCACTATCTGAATTTTCTGTCATCATAGTAGCTATTCTTTGAGCTTCTTTTTCATTTTTTACGTCCCATATTTGGGATAGTCCGTCAGTCAATAAGATAAATGACTTTTTGCCCGTTTTATGGTCTATCATTTCTTTTACTATATTATATGGCATTTTTGTATTTTTTATTTAAAAGGTTAATATAAAAATCTGCTACTCCTGGTCCTAATAAATCGTTCCACTTATTTTCAAAGTTTTTTATCAGTTTTTTCAAAGCTGGTTTATGAACTTCTTTGTTAAGTGGGTTATTTAGTACTTTAAGTACAAAATCAGCATCTTTTTTAATATTAGGACTTTTCATGCCACAAATATAATAATTATTTTTTAACTATTCTACTAATTCTGGTTGTGGTTTTAACGTTTCTAATAATCTTTTAGTTATTTTATATGGGTCACCGTTACTTCCAGGTCTTCTATCTTCAACATAACCTTTCCATTTGTTTTTTACTGTGGACACCGGAATTCTAATACTAGCTCCTCTGTCGGACACACCATAACTAAATTTATCTATAGCTTGTGTTTCATGTAATCCAGTTAACCTTTTTTCATTATCACTACCATAATTATTGATATGTTCTTCATGATAAAATGATAGTGTGTCACAAATACCTTCTATCAAATCTTTACCACCCACTTCTCTCATTTCTTTGGTTGAGAAGTTTACGTGCATTCCTGAACCATTCCAATCCCCTTCCACTGGTTTTGGTCTTAGGTCTACTGTTACTCCATGATTTTCTGTTATTCTATATAAAAGATATCTACTAACCCATAAGTCATCGGCAACTTTTAAAGCTCCTTTACCAAACAGTTGGTACTCCCATTGACCTAACATTACTTCCGCATTAACTCCTGTAATTTCTAAACCGATATTCATACAAGCATCTAAGTGTTGTTCTACAATTTCTCTACCAATAACCCTATCTGTACCCACACCACAATAATACTTTCCTTGTGGTTCTGGATATCCTTCTTTTGGGAATCCTAGTGGTTTACCGTCTTTTATTAAAACATATTCTTGTTCGAACCCAAACCACCAACCTTCTCTATGTCTGTGAAAGTCATAGTCTTCTAATTGTGCTCTTTCATTAGTTTTATGTGAAATACCTTTTTCGTTCAATACCTCACATAATGCAAGATAAGAACCTACTCTTTGTGGGTCTGGATAAACTCTTACTGGTCTTAGGATACAATCGGAATTATTACCCACGGCTTGTTGTGTTGAACTACCGTCAAATGACCATTCTGGTAAATCTTCTGGTTTAGGTGTTATGATTGTACTATCTAAATCTACAATCTTAGTTTTACTTCTTAGTGTTTGTTCTGGTTGAGTTCCGTCTAACCAGATGTATTCAATTTTTGTTTTAATTTTTGTCATTTTTCAATTTGATTAAATAATTTATCTAGTCTTTGTTGTAATTTTTGTACTTCTTCTTTACTCTTATAGTCGTGCAACTTTAGACTTGTGAGAATTTTTTGTATTTCTCTTATTTCTTTTTGTATATCTTCTTTTGTTTGCTTAGTCATTTTATATTTATAATAATATGAATGTTATTTTAGATAATAAAGTCCTTCCACTAGAGATTATGTCTAGCCCTAATGCTATTAGTACTGGTATGATGGGCAGGGAATTTCTTAATGGTGGAATGCTTTTTATTTTTCCGGAAGTTTCAGAACGTTCTTTCTGGATGAAAGATTGTTTAATGTCTTTAGATATAATCTTTATCATTAATAATAAAGTTACTAAAGTACATAATAATTGTCCACCCTGTTATGAAAATAATTGTGAATCTTATAAAGGTATATCGGATAAAGTTTTAGAAGTTCCTTCTGGAAAATTTAATGTAAGTGAGGGTGATGTTTTAGAATTTACTCAGTAGCGTCTATATTTTCTTTAATTTTCTTAACCATTTCTTTCTGTACCCATTTTACAAATTCTACATATCTTGTTGGTTTGGCATCTGATTTTTTCTTGTAAGGTCCTTCTGGTTGTCTAGTTGCTCTACTAAAGAAATTTAACCCACTAATATTAGTTATACATTTGTGACCACCACTATTAGCTTGTATAACATCCCAAGCTGGTACAGTTATCTTATCTAAAACTGCTTTTTGTTTTTCACTCAAATTGTCCCATGGTGTATCAATTATACTAACCGCCATATCATAGTATTTAGAATCTGTTGATGGCATATTTTGTAAATGGTCTTTGTAGAGAGCGAATAAGTCTGAAGTTTTAAACCCAATACTTTCTCCTTCTGCTTTTGTCTCCCCTATTCTTTTAATAACAGAAACTGGTACTTGATGTTTTTTAAGTTGTGGTTCAACTTCTTTAAGTACTTCTTGTGCTATATCCCCTAAGTTAACACCTTTAAGAGCTCTGTCTTTCTTGAAGGGGTTACACGAAGCTTGTACAAGACCCATTGGCCATGCAACTACAAAAAAGTCAGCGTCAGGATAAATTTTAAATGGTGTATATCTATCATATGAACCTGGTTTAAATAGTCTACCACCACCATACTGTACTATTATATTACCATCTAGGTTTAGATTATTACTTTTTTGTTGTGACTTTATGTATTCTGCTTGATTTTGTGCCATTTCTTCTGGTGAAGCAAATCCTTTTTCTTTTGCGTATGAAGTTATGTTTTGATATATGTTCATTAAGGACGGTGAAGAATTCATAACTAAATGTTCTAAAAATCCTGGTTTGTTTTTGTAAGCTAATAATAATTTGTTGGTTAAAAGACCTAGCATCCATCTTTTTTCGTAAGTCTGGTCGCCAGATTCGAAATCTCTAATTAGATTCATTACTTGTTCTGGTTCAATATCGTGTTTTGCATAGTCCGCAGAATCTACAGTATTAATCATCATTATATCTTCATCAGTGAAAATATCACTAGGACTTATAGTTTGTGAAATAGTTTCTACGTTTGAACGTGCTCCTCTAAATTGTGTTGCCGTGTCGTCTTCTACACCTGCTTGTGAATCGTGGTGGTCCGTATGAATTTTAAATATTGGTTTTCCATGTGCAAAATCTACTAGTACCGGCATTACATCCTCACTAGCTTGTGGTTTTTTTACTGAAAATTCTTTATCACCATATTGTATTACGTGGGTATCGATAACATCTATACCGTATTTTTCTAAATAATTTTTCATACCTAATGCTGATACAACACCATCTAAATCCTGATGGAAATATATCTCTGCTTTAGGGTATCTCTGAGCTAACTTATTAATATCTCTAATACCACCTTCATTTAAAAGTGATTTATTAATAAAATCTAATTGTTTTTCTGTTATCTCTATTTTCATATTATATAAATACTACCCCAACCCGTTAACAAAGTGTTGGTATTCTTTTTCTCTTCTCTTTTTTAATCCTGGAAATTTACTACTAACTCTATACGTTTTAATTGTTTCTGCGGCTTTTTTATAATCGTTAGTTTCTAACACCCCTATACTTTTTAATAATGCTATTACATTCGACCTCCTTAATCCCCCAGAACCCCCATTATAAGATAATGATAATAAACTATCATACATATTTTGAGTTATGGGTACATATATACCTTGTTCTTCCCATTTTTTAAAAATTTTTCTTAGTCTGTCCGCATGGTAGTTGGAGTCTTCTCGTAATATCTTATTGGCTTCATCTTCACAGTTTACACCGTCCCCTAATACATCACCCTCTTTTACCCCTTCTGTATGTCCATAACCTATTGTCCATTTACCATCCCCAATATTGTATGCTTTACATTTTAAACTCTCTTCATCTCTAATATGACTCCAATACCAATTTGAAGCTTTTAAATCAGAAGCTCTAACAAACTTAGAACTATCTAATTGTTCTGTTATTAATTTAAGTTGGTTTTCTGTTATTAATATACGCATAAAAAAAGTCGTTTACAATAAATATAATGATAAGCGACTTACACCATAAATAAATTATACCTTTTCCCATTTACCATTATTCAATAATTTAAATGTTCCTATGTACATTTTATCCCATTGATTGGGTTCTATTAAGCTGAGGAATAGTTCCTTATTTTTATTTTCGTATAAGTGATAGTGTTCTCCCAATATAGGTTGGAAGTTGTAGGTAGATTTGTACACTAGGCTTGTCCAGTTATATTCCTCAACTAATCTTTTGTACTCGTCCTTTAATTCATTTAGTCTGGATTGAAAGTATTTGTCCGCTTTTATAGAGTCTGACTTATCTACATTTATAGGTTCAAACTTTTGTGAACCTACTGTGGTGGGGTAAGATTTTAAGTTAGCGTCAAACTCTCCAGAATCTTCATTATAAACCACGTTATCTGGATATTTTTTTTTCATTTTATCTTTATATTCATACCAAGAAGGATTGGGTAGTTCCGAGTAGTGGTCCCACAATTCTTTTTCAACAATTTCAGGTTTTTTTTCCATTACATACAACTAAAATACCTCTCTCCCCTATCACATAGTATGGTAAGTGCCTGTGTTTCATCATTATCCCTTAACCACTGAAATGACGCAAATACATTTGCCGCTGCACTTATCCCCACAAATAACCCATACCTTTTTGCGAGATGTCTAGCACAAGCCTTCGCACATTCAGTACTTACCATCCTAACTTCAGAAACTTTTTCCATATCTACCAAAAATTTACTACCATCACCGATTCCTTGTATTCCATGTAATCCTGGTTCAAAACCAGACATAACAGCACTTTCTGCTGGTTCTATAGCTACCGTTTTTATATTGGGCCACATTTCTTTTAAGAATTTATTAGTACCCATTAATGTACCACCTGTACCGGTACCAGCCACAAAAACTGCGGGAATAGACTTTTCACTTTTAAGTTCTTTATATTGATTATAGAATTCCGGCCCAGTAGTTTGGTAGTGTGCTTGTATATTTAATGGATTATGGAATTGGTTGCAATTAAACCATTTATTGTCTTCACACATTTTATTTCTTAATTCTATTGCACCATCAAAATTACCGTCATCAACTTCAATTAATTCAGCTCCATAATATCTAAACATATTTTTACGTTCTTCGGACATGTTGGATGGCATAATTATAACCATCTTATACCCTCTTTCCGCAGCTAACATCGCAAATGCAATCCCACTATTACCACTAGTAGCTTCACATAAAGTACTTCCTTTAATAATTAAACCATTTTTTTCAGCATTATTAATTATAAAAGTGGCCATCCTATCTTTAACAGAACCACTAGGATTCATAAACTCAGCTTTCCCCCAAACAGTATAACCACCTATGGTTATTGGTATTAATGGGGTGTTGCCTACATTATCAGATAGTTTAGTTTTCATTATCCTTCTATTTCTACATTAAACTTGTCTCCTTGTTGTATTTTTTCTATAACGTCTAGTCCTTCTACTACTTTACCAAAACAGGTGTGATTACGGTCTAAGTGTTGTGTCGCATTTCTTGTGTGTACAAGAAAAAACTGTGACCCACCCGTATTTCTACCAGCGTGTGCCATTGAGAGTACCCCTCTATCGTGAAATTGGTTATCTCCGTCTAATTCACAGTCTATCTTATATCCTGGTCCACCAGCACCAGTCCCATTAGGACAACCTCCTTGAGCTACAAACCCAGGAATTACCCTATGAAAGTTTAGGTCTTTATAAAACCCTTCTTTTGCTAATTTAACAAAATTATTTACTGTATTTGGTGCGTCTTTTTCATAGAACTCTACCACCATAGTTCCTTTATCTGTACTAATTTTACCTTTCATATTAATTAATTATTTTATTTATTACATATATTCATTTACTGCTTCGTATATCACTTCTTGTTCTTCCTCATCAAAACTTTCCTCACCCTCTAGAAATGTAGCGTCCCCACCGTGTTCATCACTATACTCTTCTACCACAAATTTACGGTCACCATATGAACCATAAGCTTCAAATTTAAAAGCAAACCATGTTTCGTAGTTGTTTTCAACATATACCTTATCATCACCAGCTTCTTCAATAGTGTCAACATAAGTCATGTCATCTAGTTGTTCAAAAATAACAACTTTATCATCATCAGTGAAATTTTCTTCACCTTCCATGTAAACAAGTTCTCGTTCATCATTCATGTCTTGCATACTTGCTTTAAAATCTTTTCCTTTATACTTTCCAATATAAGTGTGTTTGCCCTCTTCGTGGGTCTTTACTTTGTCGTTAATTACTACTTCTGCCATTTTTTAATTTTTTTTTAATTTATTAATTTCTCTGTTTATATACCAACTTGCTTTTTCCAAGTCTTCTAATGTATTAATTTTTTTACCTGCCCTAGAAATATACTTTACTGTATTACCCAAATTAAATCCTAAGTCCCACGCTTCAATAACTTTAATAGCTTCATATAGGTTATCTTTTCCACCATAATGATTTGGGTGATTTACCTTTTCTGATTGTTTACGATTAAACTCTATTATTTCTTCGTTTGTAGGGTACTTACTCATTTTTATCTTTTTTTATATAATCTTTTACTTTTGTGTATTGGGAATCACCTAACAGTGTAGTTTCATATCTTTTATATATGTAACTTTTAAGTTCTTCAATATCTTTAAACTTACTATCACAAACACTTACTATCTTAATATCTGTTTCTTCTTCGTCGGGAAAAAGTAATACTTCATAACCACTCTTATCACTTAAATCAAAAGCAAATTTTTCCAAATCCCCTATTCTTAGTGTCGTTGGTTTGGATAATTTTACCATCATTAGTGGTCTATATTTTTCTAATAGTAGTTCGTTTGCTATTCTTTCAGTATTTGTAATATTTTTAGACATACGAAAATTTAAACAAAGTTAAAAATATTGTCAATATGTGAATTGTATTTTTAATTCAGACAAAAAGGTGGGTACCCGTCTTTATAGTGGACGAATAATTTTTCTATCTTTTGTTGTTGTTTTATATAATCTCTTACTTTTATTTCTTTAGAAATGTCTTCTACTGCTAAATCGGTAACTATTTCTAACATTTCTTCAGAACTTAACATGGGGTCACCATTTTTTTTAATGTTAATGGTCGCTTTATTAGCGACCATTTTATAAAACCTATCCATATCTATTTTACCGTGACCAAACATATCTCTAAATGCTTCCTTATCTGTGTTAAAGAAATCTTTAAGTTTTTGTAAATAGATTTGTAAATCAACATCCATATACATAAATATTACACTAAATTGTATTTTTTAATTAATCTTTTGTCTATAGTGGTTGTTTTTCCTTCTTTTTTAAGAATATCGTAGACTTTTTGTGCCGCAACTTTTACATCTTTTATGCCTCCTTCAATTTTATTTTTACTCTTGTAAATCATAACCTCGACACTTCCAGGTGTTGTAACCACATTACCACCAACTTTTCTACTAGTTTCTTGTGTTATTTTTTGTCTTACTTCGTAATTCACCATTTTACAGATATGGTGACCTCTTTTTTCCATCATTCTATTTCCACCCATTTTATTTTATTTTTTAAAAATTAATACTAGTCCATTTTGAATTACCTCCAAAGGTAATTATTTTATCAAACATACTGGACTGATACATACTTTTTAGATTTTCTGCTTCTTCTAATTTACCAAAAAGTTTTAAGTCGTTGTATCCAAAATTATTTTTCATAAATAAATCTAATTCTCTCCCACCTAAGATAAGGTTAACATGTCTAACAACCCAGTCTTGGAAGTCATAGGTGTCCCAGTTTGATTTTTCTTGTTTTTCCATAGTACAAATATACGACTTTTTTATTATTTTATTGTATTATTTGGGGAAAACTTTTATTTCTTTTGTTTTACTTACTAAGTCACCCCACACACTATCTTTTTTATACCGAGTAGCTCTAACTTTATGGTTGTCTATGTAATGATACTGTGTAATGTCTTCGTGGATTCTTGGTTTACCAAAAATTATATAATGCCATCTTACTTCATTATCTCTTAACCATTGTTCAGTAATTTCTCTATGTTCTTCTTTTCTAGATGTAAAAAATGTAATTATATTACCTTCTTCATACCATTTATTAATTGTTTCTATAGAATTATGGTATGGTTTTGCTGTGGACATTCTTTCAAATTGTTCATTTGGGATGTCATCACAAATAGTCCCGTCAATATCTATAATATAATTAGCTTTATTAACTTGTTTTCTAATTTGTCTGTAACCAACCATTTTTTTCTCCAAGTATTCATCTATATCATATTTGTATTCACCACATGAAGAATAAAGACATTTTTTTTGAATTACTGTTTTTTTGTCTTTTGTTAAATAAACTTCTGTTATACTATTAGCGTAATGTTGTGTATAAATTAATGTTTCTTCCATTTTATTTATTTTTATCTATTTTTTTAATTATTGTTTTTTCCATTGCTATTATAACTCTTTCTAGATTTAGTATTTGTTTTTCTAGTTGAATTATCTGTTCTCTTTTTTCTCTTCCGATTTTTGCCTCCCATATTAACCATCCAAAAGCTATTACTTCTATAATGAATAGTAATATTAATAATGTTGTTTGTACCATTTTACCTTCCCACTTCTTTAATATATTTCTTTTTTGTTTCTTCCCAAGATAAATCAATAACATCCCAATAAAATAGTTGTTCTGGCTTAATTCTATCTTGTTCATATATATTTTTATACCTTCTAACTGCCTTTTTCTTCCACCATTTATCTGTGTATGGGATGTCATCTTGGAATTTTTTCTTTATTTTTAGGTCTTTTTCTTGTATCTCTCCTCGTAAAAACTCACAACCATTATCATACATCATTGCAAGATACACACCTCTCTTGAATCCGTGGTCATAATCTGAACCCTTTATACCACAATGTTTAAAAACTTTATTAAGGATGTTCTGTTTAGGTCCTGTAGCACTTATAGCCTTTTTATGTTCTTCTGGATGGTTATTTTTTAACCATTTATTCCATGGTAGATATGCACTATCATCTGGTTTTAATCTAACCTTACCAGATGTTTCACCCATTGTTTTGAAGTGTGGCATTCCATTGTACATGGAGTTGATTCCGTATAGAGATGTTGTTCCTACAGCAATTAGTTTATCACCGTATTTTTCTTCCCACGCATCTCTAATTGTCTTACAGGTTGTTAATGCAGCAACTAACTTTCCCATTAACATATTATACCCTCCTGGTTGGGTGGAACATATTGTAGTAGCTATCGCAGTATTGTTTAGTTTGTGTTGGTCGAATTTGTTTGTTTTATCCCAACCTATATAGGCATCTCTAACTTTAATACTTGTAACGTCAGACCCTAAACAAATCAAACCAAGGACTTTGTTAGTTTTCCTATCTCTTACCCAGAATTTCATATTACGTCCGGGATTTGCAACCCATTCCATTGTATGGATGAGTTTACGATAGTTTACCCATTCGGTAACACCTTTTCCTGGTGTTGCCATTTCAACATAAGGTTCTAAATCTTCAATTTCTTTTATGGTGTGGTTTAAGTCATCTAAATCTGATGGCACCCATAGATTTGTTCGGTAATCATATAATTTATTTTTTACCTTAGACATTTTACCACCCTTATTCATTTCTTGCCATTTTTTATAAAGTGTTTGTTCTTCTACAGACATTTCTTTAAGCATATCAAGATTGTCTATTAAATTTTGTTTTTGACCTTCAAAGTCAAAAATCTCTTCATTTTCTATAATATCAAATATTGTTGTTTGTTCTCCCATGGTTTAATAATAATATATTTTGTTGGTATTTTCAAGTTTTATTTACTTGTTAAATCCTAATATTTATGTTTAAAGAAAAAACTAATGGCTTGTAAAAATTGTAAGGAAAAAACATCTAAGTACCTAAAAGAACTAAATAAAATGGGTACTAATATTAATTTTGATAGGGAAGCTCGTAAAAAACAAATATTCGAAAAGACTTGGGATGACTCCATGGGTAAATTAAGGGGATGGGAACGTGCGGTACTAATATTATTTGCGTGGATTCCTTTAATTATTGGTTATTTTACCATAGTTAAATTTATCATCTTTCTATTTTAATTAAAATTTTCTTTTCTTTTAAATTTTTCTAGAATTTCTTTATCTTCCTCAGATAGTGATTTTGGCATTTTAACTTTAGGTTTTATAATTAAATCCCCCCTTCCAGTTGATGCGTTCATACCTTTACCCCTTAAATTAAAATTTTGTAATACATCACTTAGTGGTGGGATTTTTGCACTTAACGCCCCACTAAAATGTGGTACTTCTATACTAGTACCTAAAATCATATCCATAATTGGTACTTCAACCTCATAGTGAAGGTCTTGGTTAAAGAGTTTGAAATCTTTGTGTCTTGCAATTACTACTTGTATATTTAAATCACCAGTAGCTCCATTAGCTATCTCATCACCTAGATTTCTAAATGTAAAAACTTGTCCCGTCATCAAATCTACAGGCAATCTAAAATCTATGGTACTTGCTTGTTTGGTTTGACCTGCACCACCACAACCCCTACATGCTTCTACCACTATCTTACCTGAACCACCACACTGAGGACATTGTTCTCTTTGTATTTGTCTAAAAAATGCATTACCCACAGCTTTTTCTATAACCCCATGTCCTTTACACATATTACAAGGGTGAGAATTACCACCAGTACCTCTACAAACACCACAATTCATATTTCTATTATATCTTAATTTTTTAACCTCACCAAAAAATACATCTTCTAATGTTACTGTTAAAGGTAGATTTAAACTCCTACCCTTTCTTTGTTGTCTATGTGGGTTTTGTCTACCCCCAAAGAATTGATTGAATACATCGTCCATAGTAGGTCCACGACCCTGTCTTCCATGAAATGGGTTATTTAATTGATTATCGTATTGTGAACGTTTATTACCATCTCCTAGAGTGTCATAAGCTTCAGATAGTTCCTTAAATGTATTTTCATCACCCCCTTTATCTGGGTGATGAGTTTTTGATAATTTCCTAAATGCCTTTTTTATCTCATCTTGAGTGGCATTTCTATTGATATTTAGAGTTTTGTAGTAATCTTTATTCATATGGTTTACGATAGAAATAAATATAAAATTGTTTTATTTAAAAATGGTGAAAGAAATAAAGTCTTGTTTTCTTCCAACAGTAAAAAAAGTATCTTAAAGAAATATACTAAATTTATTGAAGAAAAAAAGCCTAAATTTGTAATGGAATATATTTCACGTAAAAAAGTTATGTTTGAGCTTGCTGTTATAACTAAAGAGTCTACTACTAATAGTCTATATGTGAAAGATTCTGTAGGTAGAACTAGAGAAGTTACTTTGGGTGATTCCGATTATAGGTTTATGAAGATGTTACCTTATTGGAAATCTGAGAAGATATATGACCACACTTCTAAATCTAAAATTAATTTTGATAGGATGATGGAAACTTACTTGGAGGACAAGGAGTTTAAACAAGTTTTTACTTTAAATAATAAAGTAATAGTTCAAAAAGATACTGATTTTAGTGTTTTTAGTTTAAAAACTGTCTCTGATGCTTTAAGATTACTAACGGTAATAGAATTAGAATTTTTAAATAATGGTCGTTATGATTGTTTATTTGTTACCGATAATAGTACTGTACAAAGAAAACAATTGTATAATTTATTGGAAAATGCTGGTTATAAGAGGGATTTTCTTAGAAAACAATATACGTATTAGTCTTTATTAAAAATAAATTCCACATCGTTAATATCTATTGATAATTTTTTTTGGTTCCTATCTACTTTTATCCTAACAAAGTTTTCTATTTCAGCCAAAATATCTTGATATTTGTCCCCTTTTATATTTAATTCTATTTTTGTTGTGTTAACATAGGGATTTAATTTTAGGTTTTCTGCTATTTCTGCACAGTCTTCTAAAATTTTAGACTCTTTTTGATTTTGTTCCATATCCCTTTATTTTCTTTATTTTCTACGTTTTCTTCGGTTTGGTTGTATCGATTTACAACTTCCTGGATACTAGTTTTTTTTATTTCTTCTATTATTTTTTTCTTATGTTGTAGGATTTCCTTCTGGTCCTTCGAGACTTCCCGACGGAACCATTCCTCTATTTTGTTCTTCTCCATTTAAATTAATTTTATTAAAATCAAAGTTTAATTTTCTTAATGAGTCTACAGGGTTTTCAGCGAATACCTTTTTTAATTCTAACATTTTTAACTCCAAAAGACTATTTTTTTCCTCTACATCGGTATTCCATTTAATAATAGCTTTTATTTCCTCTATTAAAACATTACAGTCTTCTTCCGTAAACACACTAAAAAAAGAAACTAATTTATGGGTTTCATTACTATTACCAGGTTTAATTTGTATCTTACTCCCTCTACTAGTAATAATCTTTTGGTCTTCCCAATCAATAGGTATTTTTAAATCCACAACGACAAAATTCTCATGCATTCTAATACTATTAAAAGTTTCCCCAAAAATTGATATGTGTTCGTATAGTGTCATTTAGTGTATTAAATATGTTATGCAATAAGAAAGACTCATCCCTAATAATAAAGCTTCCTGATATGGTAGATTATATGTTGTTGGTTCTGCATCGTATAGTTTTCTCACCAACATAGTTATATTCCTCATTATTACTAATAAGGAAAATATAAAAAAGAATGTGAATACCCAATGTATCATTTATTTTTTACTTTCTTCTAAAATTTCTTTTCTTAGGGTTTGTAGAACACTTTTTAATTCTTGTGCTGATTTTCTAGCTCTAATTCCAGCACTTTTATTTTTTTTATCAAAAAATTTCTCCGCATCTACTTTTATAGATGTTACTAATGTTTCTAATTGTGTTAATGTTTCCATATTATTCTTTTTTGTTTTCTTTTTCACTTTGTTGGTATGATTCCCAAGTTACAAAACTTTGGTTTACCATTGTTAATTTATTTATGAGGTCTAATGATTTTTCTAGTTTATCTTCGATACTCATATCTTGTACATTAAGAATTCTTTCTAATTCAGATTCTAACTTTTGTTTTTGTACTATTAATTCATTATTTATGATATTAATTATTCTCATGTTTTAATTTTAGTCAATTATTATTTAACTGTCAAGCTTTCATTTAATAATACATATATTTCATATAACATATCAAGTTCAGACTTGGTTTTGGATGTATGTAGTACAAAAAGTATAGTTAAAAAATATCTTAATTTCTCTAGGTGTTCATCATTTTTCTTATTATAAAAAGATTCATAAAAAAAATGGAAAAAGTAGTCGTAGTGTGTCCCTTCAGTATTAAATACTATATTCTCTTTTTTAAAGTTGTTTATAGTTTTTTCCCAACACCAATTAAAGTGTCCTGTAATTTCATCATCAGTTTTTATTACATCAACCCCCAAATACGTATCTTCTACCAAATTATACAACGAATTTAAATAATCACCGAATAAACTTACTTTAGAAACATTAATATTGTGTGCTTTAACCCATAAATTCATATCTTCACGACTTAGAGGTTGGGTCACGTATTTAAAAAATTGTTCTGGTAATAATCTTCTTCTTTCCATATCTTCCATAGTTTTAAAGATAGGTACTGAGATTGTTATAGGGAATAGTGTTATTGTGTTTTTTTGTTGTAAGACCACAATTTTTTCATTGCATCCATATCTTTGTTTACACCCTCTTTTACTTGTTTTACTTTTTGTACATCTGGTGTGTAACCTCGTAAATTAGTCATAGAAGCTTTTTGGTCTGCTATTTTTTCTGCTCTTCTTTTTTTAGATTTTAACATTTTTTCACCCAAATCACTTGGTACTACATTACCTAAAGCTACACCGTCTTTATCTTTTTGTGCATTTCCTGTTTCACTTGAGCCCTCTAAATATTTAGTTAGTCTTTCCATATTTTGATTATTTACATCAAAATCTATTAATCCTGGATATGCGAAATCATCAATGAACTCTTGGTCCTCATCATTATTTCTATAATATTGGTATTGGCCGTCCGCGTTTGTTGTTGACATTTCTTGATGTGGGAACTCTGGGTTTTCATTACCCTCAAAAGTTTCATACTCTTTAAATTTCTTTTTGGTGTCTTTCATCGCTTTATCATTCTCTGTCTTTGATTTTTTGACGGCTTTCTCATAAGCGTCATATCCCGGATGTTTTTTAGTACTTACAGCTTCTTCTAATTTATTTTTTAATTTCTTATTCACTAATTTTTTAATTGTATCGGTAGTAGTTTCGTTTACTTCTTTTTTATCATCCTCAACTTTTTTGATTGGTTTGATAACATTTTTAATCATACCGTCAATTGTATTTTCTAGTACCATTTTTTCTGCCATTTCATCAGCAACTGCTTTTAAAGATTCTTCTATAACAGAACTCATAGTTTCGTTACCTACCTCTTCAGTTCTTCCTTTTCTAAATTCTTTTCTATCTTCTTCAATTTCTGAAGCTTTAAATTCACCACCTTTATTATCACGAGCTAATGCATGGTTTTCACCAATTCTTTTAACCGCTTTACTAATAATTTTTTCTAAATCTGGTTGTTTTGCTAATATTGACATAATTTCTTTTTATTATAAATATCTAGTTATTCGTATTTACCTCCAGCATTTGAACCCATTGAATAAATTTTACCTATAGGTGTATTCATTTTAGTTTCTGGTCCTAGTATTGAGGTTATCGGTGATTTATAAATACTTCTTCTTATAATCTCCTCTATTTCTTTTTTAACTAATTCTTTTATGTAGGTTTTATCTTTACCTGTTTTTTTCGCTACTTCAGTTATTGCCTTTTTAACGATTTTATTATCGGTCAATTCTAAAGCGTTAATATCTCCTTGGTTACAGTAAGGGAAAGTACTACATTTTTTCTTTACTTTGACGAATTTTCCTCCAGGCCATTGTGTTTTTGCTTTTCCTCTCCAATTTTTCTCGTCTTTTGCCCACATTTTTGGGGTGGCGTACTGTCCAGAACTTGCAGCTGTGGTTGCTTCATCAAACTCTTCTTTTTTCTTCTTTTTCTTTTTCTTCGCAAATCTTGGGTCAAACCCCATAGGAGCCATAAAAGCTCCAGCACTTGCTGCTGTAGTAGCTTCATCCATTTCTTCTTCTTTATTTTTTTCCCATTCTTCGTGAGTCATTTGTGGATGAATTTCTTCACAATCATGGTCTTCATCTAAAATAGCTTTATACCCCATAGGGTCTTTACTAATTGCTTTTTTTAATGCCTTTTCAAAATTATTTTTTATTCCCATTATTTTACTCTTTTAATTTCTGATTGCCACATACTACGTCTAAACCAAAATGTTTTATATAGTTCTAACATTACCTTACTTACTATATCTACAATTTCTGCCCTAGTGTTTCTCCCTTTTTTAATTTCATCCGCTACAACTTTTTGTACTTCATTTTTAAATTGGGGTTTATTCATGAAATCTTTTATCTCTTTACGAGCTATTCTTTCAATTTCTCTTTTATCTGTATTAGTTAATGCCATATACTATAAATACTACTTAACGTTAGATACGACCCAGGAAGCAGTAACAATTGTTGCTGCACCTAAAAAGAAGTGAATCACAGGTTTATTATACCACTTAGGTCTCAATTCTTTTGTCAAATCTATGTATAAATCTATTCTTTGATTTAGTAGGTCTGTTTTTTCATTCATGAAAGCTATATGTAAACTGTCTTGGGTATGTAATGTTCTATAATTTGTTATTTGAGTCTTGAGTAAATTAATCTCTAACTTTTGTAAACTGTCTGTTTGTTCGTATACTTGAAATAGTGAGTCCATTTCAACCACTTCTTTTTCAGTAAAGGTGTGTGTCTGAGTAAAGGCCCATACTGGTGTAAACAATAATAAGATTAATACTAATTTTTTCATATTAATTACTTTTTTTAAGTCTATTTTTTAGAGAGTTGGTTGCCTGTTTTCCTGTTTTCTTTTTTACTTTAGGTTTTTTTGTTTTAAGTTCTTTTAATTCCTTATCTACATCAGCAATTTTTTTCTTCGTAACTTTCTTTTTCTTTTTTACGTTTTCTATTTTTTTATCAACTTCTTTTGTTTTCTTATCATTAGATTTAATATTCTTTTTAATCTTTTTAACTTTTTTACTGCTATTTGCATTCATCATCCATACAAGACCAATAAAGAATCCTATAATTCCGACTACCCATTTCCATGATTTTTTTAAAAATTCCATACTACTCGTTTTCTTCTTCCATTTTTTTAGTTGATTTTCTATCAGCTAGTACAGCTGCCCATTTTGCAGAAAATATCTGATAATAATCTTTTAACTTATTAAGCATCTCTAATGCTTCACTATCTATTTTAACCATACTTCCAGTTATGTATACACCATTTTCTTCCCCAACACTATAAAAGAATTCAGTATCAAATTTAACTAATACACCGGACCATTCCACATTATTACTATAAATATTTAATGAGTTATAATCTACTAAATCAGAAACCTGTTCTGTGAAATCATCCATTGTCTCTTGGTATACGTTTTTTTCTTCGTCTGTTAGGGTGATGTCTGGAGTTGTATACCCATGAACAATAATTTTACCACTAGACACATCATATTCTTTAGTTTTTTCTTCTTCCCTATCTAAAGTAATATCTTCAATGTCTGTAACTTGTTCCGTTAATCTTCTAGATTTATTTAATAAAGATTTCATTTCGTCGTACCTACTATTAGTGTACTCGTTATAATCTTTTATGTTATTTATTTTTTTCATAATATTTCAAAATTAAATGATGGGTTTATGTCGGTCCAATATTCATTATAATTACTTCTAGATACTATACCTTTAAAGTTTTCTATACCATCAACTAAGACATTATGTCCTATAAACTCATTAGGTATGTTTTTATTTTTACATATCTTATCTATTAGTTTTTTAGTTGTTTCTATTTGTTTATCAGTATATTTGTCCCAAAATAATTTATTTCTCCACTTTTTAGAGAATGTCTTACTACTATAAATATCCCCTAACCAATCAACATACTTACCATCCGTACTTCTTCTCTTTAACCAACCTCTATTTTCTAAACATACCACAATAACACCATCTTCTCTATAACCATAAAGGTAATGTTTGGATACATCTTTGTGTGTGGGTGTGTGTATTTTACCTTTTTTATCTATTATGTAGTTAGGTATTTTTTCGTAGTTACCATTATTTCTAAACTTTAGTGCGTTTAGATAATTTTTAATGTCTCTATTAGTATTACATAACAGTATTTGATTTACATTATCTTCCCTTATATCTAAGTGTTTTGTTGTCATCTTGCTGTTCTTTTTTACTAATGTTAAGTGCTTCTGCTAATTTTTCAAGGTCTTCTTCTGTAGGATTTATAGGACTTATCTCCTCCAGTGTCTCTTTTTTACCCACTTCTTTACTTAATTCTATTAGTTCTTCTTCTTCTAAATCTTCATTAGATTTAATAACTCTAACATCTTTTGTGTTGTCAACTATTAATGTTTGTGTTGTATCTGTTAACCTATCTAATGAAATGTCCGTCTCATCGTAATGTAAACCGTCATTACCGTTTTGACCTATAATATTCATTCTTTGTTCATCTATGTCTACTACGTCTTCTTGTGTATCGTGTAAATAATTTTCTAAATCTTCAAAGTATTGTTCATCTAAAAGTTCTTGGTCGAATAATTCTTTGTCTTTCGTTTCATCTTTTTTATCTTCTCTAACAAGAGCTTCGGATACTTCTTCCATGGTATATGGGGTGTTGAATTCTAAACCGTCTGGTTTTGACATTTTAACCTCATTTTTAGGTCTTATTTGGGCAAACGCAAAATTAGCGGCTACAACCAATGCAATTGCTAATGGGTCGAACACAAATATAATTAACAATAAAAACCAATTAACCACTTCATTCATCGGTTTACCTGTGGTTTCCGCCAAATATTTTAAAGGCCCTAATTCTCTTTCGGCTTCATTACTTACTTCTTTATCTAATAATAATATATCAGTAGATGATATAGAATCTAGAACAGCTTCCAATTTTACATTTACATCATTCCTATCAACAATTGTTAATTCCAATTCTTTTTGTAAAGCTCTTCTTGTAGAACTGGATGTTGTTGTAATTACTTGTTCCGCTTCTTTATCATAATAAGATACGGATGCAGGATTAGATAGTGATACTCTTAAATCCGATATTGTTTTATTGAGTTGGGTTTTCTCAATTGTTAAATCTGTTTTTTGTTCTTCAAACCTAATTTGTTTTTGATTTATTATTGCTAAAGATTTGTCTAGGAGTTCGGATTTAGTGGCGGTTTCTTGGTAAGCACCTGATAAGAACCCGTATATTCCACCACTGGTAATTAAAATTAGTATAAAACACGCTAATGAAAGATATATTTTTAATGCTCTATTAATTGTGTCCCAGTATTGGTATAGTAAAGAGGCGACTACCAGTTTCGCAAATTCTAATGAACCGGCCATTATTATTACTTGGGTGGAGGCTCCCGCAAACAATTTACTCAATCCAAACACCGAATAAAATGCTGCAGAACCAGATACTGCCAATGCAGATAACGCAATTAATAAAGGAAAAAGTCTTTTTTTCATTTTTATCTTTATTGATAAATATTAATCAGCTAGGTATTCTAACAGTTGGTAACTATCATTTCTTAACTTTCTTAGTACTTTTTCTTTAATTTGTCTAACTCTTTCCTTAGTAAGACTTAGTCCGTCACCAATTTCTTGTAAAGTCATAGGTGTCCCACATAACCCATAATAATCTATAATAATGTTTCTTTCTCTCTCATCTAATGAAGACATAAGTTTATAGAGTTCATCTTTTAAATTAACTTCATCAGCAAAAATGTCTTCTGGATTTTCAGCGTCTGGATTTGCCAGTATATCTATTAAGGTATCCCCCTCTTCATTTATTGGTCTATCATAATTTATAGTAACTGGTAACATAGCTAGTTTACTATTCCATTTTTCTATTTCTTGGCTAACTTTTTTCTTTTCTCTTTGTAACTCTTGAATTATGTTTACTGGTAGTCTTATTGTTCTCGCATTTTCATTAAGACATTGCAATATAGATTGTTTTACCCACCACACAGCGTAAGAGATAAATCTAAATCCTTTGTTCCAATCAAAGTTTTTTATAGCTTTAAGTAACCCATAGTTACCCTCCGCTATTAAATCTGATAGTTCAACACCTTGTCCTTGGTAATCTTTGGCTACACTAATAACAAATCTTAGATTACCTTCCAATAATTCTAAATGTACTTCTTCCCTCACTTCTATAGGTGTTTTTTTATCTAACATTAGTTTAGCTAGCTCTTTTTCTCTAGCTGGTGTAAGTACTTTTCTTTTTCTCACATCTTTTAAATAATGTGATATTTCTGCCTGATTTATAAATGTATTTTTTGCCATTATATTAATTTTTATTAGTTACTCTGTTATAGTACAATAAGCGTACCAAAGAATATTGACTGACTTTTTGTCAGTTATATTATATGAGTACAAATATAAAAAATTAATTTGTTTCCGACAAGATTTTGTTGGATTATTTTATATACAGTAGTTTTCTTTAACTATTTGGAGTGCATCTTCTGCGTTTTCAAACCCTCCGGTTAAACTCCATACCATTCTTTTACCTTCTATACTATCTATAACCATTACAGGTGTGAATTTAACATTATTTGGGTACTCTCTTGATAAGTCTACAAAATCCCAACGATTATCCGCTTTTTCTTTATCCCAATTCTCTGTGTTGGTTCTGTCCGATGCGTGAGTTATAGATTTATTTTCAAAAGGTATTTTTTCCTCTGTTAATTTTTCTTTTAACTCTAGACAATCTGGACATGCATCTTCTGTGTAAATTGTTAATTTATAATTATCAGTATCTAATTTCATTTTTTTTTACTTATTAAATTTATTTAAAAATTCCTTCTCTTCATTGGTTAGACTATCTATACCTTCATCTAGTATTTTATCCAATAGTCCATCAATGGTCATAGGAATTAACTTTGTTTCTTTAAAACTACTAATTTTTTGATTTTTGTCAATATTTTTTTTTAATTTTTTTACTCTGTCGTTAACTATAGATTTTAGTTGTTGAGTTAGTATCTCGGCAACCTTCGGGTCTATGTGTTTATATTTTCGTTTACTTCTCCCAAATAAATGATTTTTTAAATTTTCATCCAACCTATAAGATAGTTTTCTAGGCTTTGGCATAAGAAATAGTGTGTTAATGAAGGGTGAAAGAAATTCTTTTAATATCTCATCTATTTCTTCAAAAGATAATCTAGATTTTACACACATTATTATTACGTGGTCTCCAGTGATGAAAGTAAATTCTTCTTCAGTAACTATAGTTTCCATAACATCTCTAATGTTATTGACCACCTCAGCATTTTTTTCAATCATACTCCAATTACCGAACATAAATAAAAGATATTGTTTAACTCTTGGTCCCATACTATATAAATATTTATCTTAGTTTAGAAATATTACTTTCTTTGTTAATTGTTATTACATTATCTGACCATTCCCTAACTAATGGATTATGGGTAATTAAAAATATATTTTCAAAATAGTCCTTTACTCGACTAAAAAATGTACCCACTTGGTCTAGGTTTTCGTTACTTACCTTACCCAATACCTCATCAAATACTGTTATATTAGGTCGAGGTAAACACGATACTTTAGTCAACACAGTTCTAATTGCTAATGATGCAAGTGTTTTTTCAAAACCACTACCAGTAACTAATAATTTTTCTACACCAGTATTATTATCTACCATCCAAAACTCTACCTCATTTTTATCACTAACTCTTATTTCAACCATAAAATTAGTTACGTCGGATAATAACCTCATTAATTCACTATTAAGTTGTGGTACAACACTTTTAACTATTGTTTTTATTATTCCATTTTTACCAAATACAGTTAAGTAAGCTCTAAAAATTTCTTCAACTTCATTTTCTTTTTTAATTTTACTTATCTTAGTATTGTGTTCCACTATAGTATCTTCAGCTACTTTTATCCCATTAATATTACTTTCTATATCCCTTATTAAAGAATCTTTATTTGTTTTTAGTATGTCTATGGTAGAGTTGGTGGTTAATATTTTTTTATCTATTTCTGCATTTTCTTCAAGTTTATTCTTATTGTTCTCCCATTCTTCCAATTTATTTTTTACCTCCCTTATATCTAATTCTTTTTTATTTATTTCTAATACTAATCTTTCTTTTTTTAACATTTCTTTCTCATACTCATCAAAAACTGTTTTTTTGGTCGTAAGTTTATCTACATCTTCATTTAGATTAGTTAGTTTTATTTCTTCCTTATTTATTGTGGTGGTTAGTTGGTTTACTTCTTTTTTTAAGGATTCAATCTCATCTGTATGGTCGACATCTTTTAAAGGTTGTTTACAAGTAGGGCATATTTCTGCCTCTATTAAATTTTTTAATGTTTTGTTTAAATTTTTTAAATTAGTTGTATTTTGTATCTTTTTATGTAAGGTATTATCTCTCTCTTTTGTCTTATGACTTAAAATTTCTAAGTCTACCTCTTCTGGGATTTCTTTATCCCCATAAGCTTTTAATTTTAAATCTAAACTTAATAAATTTAAATTATTTTCATCTAAATTTTCTTTTAGTAACCTAGGATTTACCTTCTCTATTTCACTATCTATATCAGTAAATTTTTTACTTATTAATTCGTCCCTATTTTTATTATTATTTAAAAGTTCAAGTTCTACTTTTTTTAAATTTTTTTCATTCTCTATGTTATTTTGTGTTAAGGTATTTTTTGTTTCCTCTTCTTTTTTAATACCTTGTTTTAAATCTTCAATATTATAAACATTAGATATTAATTTTTTTGACCAAGCGGAATACATTTCTTTACATGTTTTTTCTTTGTCTTTTAAAACTTCTAGACCTATAAATCTACTTAAAACATTACCTCTTTCTGTAGGTTTTGACTCTATAAGTGATTCTAGGTTACCAGCGGTAGATAAAACTGTTAATAAAAAATCATTCATAGTACCAATAGATTCCTTTATAAACTTTTCCGTTTCTCTTCTTTGTTCACCTGTAAAATTTTGTAATGAACCGTCTTTTTTTCTTTCTAAAAACTCTAAACTGGTACTAACAGACCAATCTCCCTTTTTTGTCTTTCTTCTTTTAATTTTTCTAACTATAATATAATCTTTTCCATCTATTTCAACTTCTCCTTGAACGAAAACTTCATTACTTTTTCTAAATCTATTAAAAATATCAATTGCTTTAGTAGTTTTGGTTGTGGTGTTAAAGAATAAGAATAGGATTAGGTCTACAGCTAAAACGGATTTACCACCAAAATTGGGTGGGTTAGAGTCTATAACGGTAATACCCCCTAGTTTTTCTACATTTAGTGTGTTATTATCCCCAAATGATAGGAAATTAGAAAATTTTATATTTTTAATATATACTCTTTTGTATTTGGTGTCCATTTCGACTTCATCCGCAATTTTTGCGTTTACCTTATCATCTAATCTTTTCAACAAATCTATATCCACTCTCATATCATTTGCCATAACAAATTGTGACATAAGATTTCTTTGGTATGTTGTGTCCATCACATTTTGGTCCAGGTCTATATCTAGTTCGTTACCAGAATTTCTATCAATAGCTCTAGTAAGGACTGTTACATTCTTAGAATTGTATTTGTTTTGGAAGTAACTTCTAACTCTTTTAATCCTTTCTTGTGTAAAATTCTCTGGTATGTCATCCCATGTTACCTTAATAAAAGGATTTTCTAACTTATCTATTTCCATGTCTTAAATATCGTATATTTATTAGTATAAATCAATATGAAGTGAAAATTAGAATAACAGAAAATCAGTACACTAAATTAGTTAAGGAACAGAGGATTAGTATAGACAAAATTAAGAAAAATATTCCTGACCCACTAAAGAAAATAGCGGAAGCTATTATCAATAGATTAACTAACCCTAGTCCTGCTGATTATAAAGCATTACGTGAGTTATCTAGAAGTAGATTAGAAAAAGTTTTAAGTTATATTCCTTCTAAATACAAAAATAATGGTGATGCTCCAACTTTATACCCAATACTCACTTTACCAAAAAAAATTAATAGTTGTTATGGGTATAGGACTGCTACTGGTACTAATAGAATGCACAGTGGTGTTGACTTGGATACAACTGATTTAAATGATGAACAACCCCTTATATCTACATGTGCTGGTATAATAAGTAAATCTAATGATGATACGGGGGGTGCTTGTGGTGGTTTTATAAAAATCAATTGTAACAATGGGGATTCTGTTGGTTATTGTCATCTTAAAGTTGTTAATGAAAACTTATATGGTTTAAAAGTACCTAAAGGATTTCCTATTGGTGTGTCTGGAGGTGGGATGCATGACCACGGTACGGGTAATTCTTTGGGCCCACATTTACATTATATAATTTGGAAGGGTGGTAAAAAAGTTAACCCTATAAACGTAATGGATGGTGGACATACTATTCCTGCAAGTGGTAGTGAAAATAGAAAGGGTAAATACTGTGACCCTAACGTGAGATAGTTTCAAAATAATCTCTAAAAATTTTTCCTTTATATTTTTCCAATTTACTATAAAGTTCTCCGTCTTTTTGTTGCTTAATATCTTCCATCAATAAATCTATATCATTTTGTGTTTTAGGCATTAACCCAACTAAAACTTCTGTGGGTACTTTGGTGGGTGTTGTTTTCCAGTATCTACAAAGTTGGATGTACCCGAGATTTACCCCTATGTTTTTTGTTATTTTTATATTAGTAGAGAAATTTAAAAAAAACAGTAGTAATTTTAGTAGTGGGTTTTGGATTACTTCTTTTATTTTGACTTTTATATGGCCCATAGTATCTTTTTTAAAATTTTCAAATTCTACTCTATTTAACATTTTAACAAATTTATCTTGGGTGTTTTTAAAATCGTTTTGTGACGATAAGTATTTTTTTTGTAGAAGAATGGTGGACATCCCATTAAAGTGGTTATATCGTATAGGAACTTTTTTTATTTGTTTTCCTAAATTTAATATTTTTGTAGAAAACATAACATCCTCAAACCCCCAGTAATAAGTCTCATCATAACCACCTATTTCTAAAAATTTTTCTCTTTCTAAAACTACTGGAACTTCTTTTAAATATTTTTTTTGTTTTATTATTTTTAAGGGTTCAATATCACTATGTAACTCAGGACCCACCATATACACTTTATTAGTTAAGTGACTGGTTAAATTTTTAACCCAAGTATCATCTAATACTTCACAGTCATCGTGAAAAAGAGCGACATATTTACTGTTTGAATTTTTTACCCCAATATTAAATGCTTTGGGTAGGTGATTTGGTGTGGATTTAATAATGTTTATTCTTTTGTTTACTACGTGCAAATATCCTTTATCTAAGAGAATATCTTTAACATTTTGGTTAGGACTATTATCGACCACTATTAACTCAATCTGCCACCCTATATGGTTAGTTGTAGATATAATACTAGATAAGGTTCTTTCGGTTAAAAACTTATTATTCAATCCGTTTGTAATTACCACACAAGAGATACTATTATCTACCATCCTTCTTTTATTGTTCTAACAATATATTCTTTATCTTCTTTATTTAACCACCACCCCACTGGTATACAAATCATTTCATTAACTAACTTATCTAGGTTGGGTAAATTTCTTTTGTATTGTTCCACACATGAATGTTTATCATTACGTTCATGTATCCTACTAACCATAATCCCTTTAGACTCCATCATGTCCATAAATTTTTTTTGATTTTTAACCCTAATCGTATAAATCCAATAAGAACATTCATTTTTATTTTTTATTAGTTTAACATTTTTTAAACCGTCCAATTCTTTATTGTAATATAAAGCATTTTGTTTGTGTTTTTCTAAAATAGTTTCTATGTGTTTAAAATTACACAACCCTATAGTTGCCGAAACATCATTCATATGAAACTTAAACCCCCATTCTGGTATATCATTTTCACACCTAAAGTCTTTTCGATTATCGTCCCTATCAATGCCATACCACCTTAAAAGTTTTGCTCTTTTATAGTATCTGTTATTAGGTAAAATCAAACATCCCCCATCAACAGTTGTTAGGTGTTTAATTGCTTGAAAGCTGTAAATGGTAAAGGCATCATGTTTAGTATTTCCTAATTTTTTACCCTTGTACTCTGAACCAAATCCGTGAGCACCATCTTGTATTATCACAGGCCTAAATCCGTATTTATTTTTACATTTTTGTTGTATTTTTTCTACCCTATCTAAATCAATAGCGTTACCACCCCAATGTACCAACATAATTATTTTTGTTTTTTCTGATAATTGTTTCTCTAAATCATCTAAACACATATTACAAGTTTCAGGATTAACATCCACCCACTTTATATTTAAATTATTAGCTAATATAGGCCAATTAGTCGCTGTACAGGTTAAGGGACAACTTAGTACCTCATCACCATCTTGTAAACCAGGCCACTCCCCTAATTGTGGTGCATAATCAGATGAACTTTCAATGGTGTTTGTTGGGTTTTTTAATAAATGTAGTGTTAAGTGTAAAGCTGAGGTTGCGGAATTTAATGTGACTAAATTATCAGTATTAAAATAATTTTTTAGTTTTTCTTCAAATTTTTTAACTTGTGGTCCTTCACCCACAAATCCAGACATTAGAACTTTACCCACTTCAGTAGGTGCATCTTCTGACATAAAAACTTTAAATAGGGGTATTTGGGTTTTATCCATAATTTAAATATAAAATATTATGGATAATAAATCAAATTAAACTACTCCTGGTCCGTTGTCTTCGTCTTTTGGTCTATTTTCTTCGAACCACTCTACCATTGCATTAATTGCCCATACTGACCCACTAGCTAACATACCGTCAAAAAATATACTAGTGTAAGGGATAAACGTCATGCTTTCTGTTGGGGAGTAAAACGTTAATGAGAAAAAGAATCCTACCCATGTAGATGTACACATCATACATCCAAGTAAGTCACCAAAAAAAGTTGATTTTTTTGTTATCCATTCTCTTGTGGTGTCAAATATAGTACCAAATACTAGTATTTGGGACATTCCGTAAGCTGCTAAAATCCATATAAGTGTTTCCATAATTTAATCTATGTATGTGTCGTTTAAGTTAGATGTTCTCATGTATTTTGTTCTTCTATTTACTGTTACGTTTTTGAAGTGTTCTAACACATCATCTTGTTCTTTTATTTTATTTTTTTGTTCATTTATTATAGTTTTTGACTCTACTAATTCTGACTTCATTTTTTCTAATTCTTCTATTAGGTGAGTATCTTTTACCTCTTTTGTTACTATTTTTTCTACTATAATTTCTTTTTCTACCGGTATCTCTTTTATAACTTCTTTTATTATTTCTTTTTCTACTGGTACTTCCTGTATTTGAGATTTTGGTAAAAATGGTGCTACTCCGTATTTATCCAATGTTAATCCGTCTTTTGCACACTTTACAATAAAATCTGATGTATTGTCTATTTCATTTAATTTACAATATTCATCAAATTCTTTTTGTAGTGTTTTATTTATTTCAATCATTAGTTAAAATTTCTTTTTCTTTTTCTATATCATCAATATCTCTTATTCTAAAATTAAGATATGGTTGGGGATTATCAAGTGTAAAAAATTTATATTTTTCTGTCTCTACGTTGTACACTCCATACCCATGATTCTTTATACTTTCTCCAAAATTTTGTATTATAGTAGAGCCTACCATATAAGCTTTTTTACCTCTAGGTATTTTAAAGGTTTGTCTTTTGTGTATGTCCCCTGCGAATACAACATCACACCCATCAAACCTATCAACACTAAAACCATCTTCAAACACAAAACCAAAATCATTCGAAGCACCTTCTATTGGTCCATGGAATAACCCTATTTTATATTTGGTGGTATTGTCAGGTATATCAGGACTAACATTATGACTTCTCAAAGAATAGACACACCAAAGAATATTTTCGTCTTCGTAACACCCTTTATCTTTGTAATAAATGATATTTGGGTTGTTAAGACTTTCTACTATCGGTGAAATAGCGTCCATCCTATCCATATTATTTTCTAAAAAGTCGTGATTTCCTATAATATAAACACACTTACAGATTTTTGCTGTTTCTGTCATCACCCAAGACATTAGATTGATTAACTCTGGTGTCATTTGATTTTTAGAGTGTACAAAATCTCCGGTAAATACGATTCTATCGGGTTTTAGTTCTTTCCAATCTTTTAAAGCCTTTTCCAAAACTTTTTTATCTCTTTTATGTTGTTTATAAAGTTTTAAGTGTAAATCAGAATAATGTATTATTTTATTAATCATTACTTGTTTTTTATTTTATTTATTATTTCTGCCATACCAATATTTATATCCCCATAGACCGTACCCGTAAAAAATTTCAATAATAGAGTTATAGCCCCTATAATTAATAAACCTATAAAATGTGTAGTTATGACATGATATGTGTATATGGAAATAATGAGACCTATAACTATCATTCTGTAATTATAATATAGAAACATCAATGCACTATACATGAAATTTGCATTATCATATACCCAACCCAGTCCTTTTTTGGGGTGTATTTCTTGATTTGCTCTACCTCTAATGTCTGTTGTAAATGTAGCGAAAAAATATAGTGTAAAAGAAACTACTATAACTTCCAAAAACATATACCAAAGAAAAAATATTATAGATGGTAATAGTGTTATAGGTATAGTACTAATACCGTCCCAAAGATTTGGCCATAATCCATCTAGTTCTTCTGGTATATTGTTAGTTTCTTTTTTATTTACTTTTACCATGACTGTAACTTCATGGTCTTCCCCATACAATTCTTTTAGTACTCTTACTCTATGGTTTCCATCAGCAGCTCTGTAAGGTTTACCATCCCAATCACCTTCATGGACCTCTATGTAACCATATTTTTCAGGGTTATAACCAAATTCTAAAATACTTTCTTTTATCTTTGTAAGTCTACTAGGTGTTGTGGTTTTTCTCCAAGCTCTTCTTAGTCTTGCTGACATAGATTCATCTAGAGTGTAACTCCAAGTATCTCGTATCTGACCAACTTTTACTTTTTCAAGTTTATCGTATTCTATTAGTTCACCTATTTCTGCCATTAGTTCATTATTTTTAATATTTCATCTCTAAAATCATAACATTTAATAATTTTATAAGTTTCGTTATTTTCATTAAACCACACAATGTAAGAGTCACCCAAGTCTAACTCCGTATTTCTTTCAACTATTAATTTATAAAAAGATAATTGTAGTGAATATGTATTTAATTCACAAACATCTAAATGACTTAAAGGTTCTTTAAATTGTTGCCATTTATTATTTTCTTTTATAGCTTTATTGGTTTTCCAATCCCAAATTTCTAATTTTTGTGATTTTTCGTTATAGAATAATTGGTCAATCATTCCTGTAACACCCCACTCTTTATCTCCAACTACAACCTCTGCCCTTACAGGTATTAATTTTCCAAATGATTTATTGTAAAAATCATCAAACATTTTTTTTAGTTTTTCTACCGCTTCTTTACATTCTAACATATTTTCTGTCCCACCCAAAGCTTCAGTAATTCTGTGTTCTGGAAATGGAAATAATTTGTTAGTTAAAAAGTTTTCTGCATATTCATGAAAAGCTGAACCTTTTTCACATGAAAAATCTGCTTTATATTTCCACTCTTTTAAAATCTCTTCTTTTGTTATACCTCTTTCATCTGCCTTTTTTTTAGACCAATAGTCTTTGTCAAATGGGTGCTTATATTTACCTATTATTGAGGTTACAGATTTTGTTTTTACACCGTCCAAATAATAGATATGTTCCTTGTCATGAAACTTTATATTGTTAAATTTAGCTAACTCTCTAGTTATTTTCATATTATAATAATTTTATTTCTTTTAGGTTGTTTATACCACCTAGTTCTCCCACATCTTTATCTTGAGGTAATTTGATGAGTCTTACCCTACCTGTTAATTTCCCACCATCTAATTTCCTATATAAATTTTGTGCATCTTTCCAAGCGTCTCCGTCTAAACAAATTATAACATTCTTTTTTGCGTTGTCATATAATTTACCCCAAAGTTTGTCACTAACACTTTTCCCTAATACTGGAATGGCGTTAGGCACAAAAAACATATCGAACACCCCTTCCACTAAATATATATCTTCTTCCCAATTAATTAAATGTTCGTTGAATATAATTTTATCTTTTTCTGCTTCGGGATTTTTGTATTTATTTTTGTGTCCTACATAAGAACGAGAAACAAAATAATTAATTTCTTCGTTTTCATCGAAAGATGGGACTATTATTCTACCTCTATAAGGTCCTTCTGTTGTATACCCAATAGAGTATTTGGATATTATCTCATCACTTATATTTCTTTTTCTTAAGTAATTATAAGCTTCTTTATATGGTATTGTTAATTTGTTACCTTTAGTAAATGAGATGTAGTGGTGAGGTAATCTTACGTCTTCATATTTTCTTTTTTTAGTTTTAATGAAATCCCCACCTATTAGTTCCCAGGTGGATTTGTGTCTTCTATTCCCCCACTTTAAAAATAATTTATTTAGGGACCCATGAGTAGCGTAAGTTTCTGAACATGCCCAACATTTATACACCCCTTGTTGATAGTTGACTTCGAAGTTTCCTTTTCCATCCCCCTTATCCAGCCCTTTTATGTCATACGAACATACGGGACAATCAAAGGAGATTTGTCCCTTATTAGGATAATGTGAGTTTATTTCCCCTAAAATGTCCTGTAATAATTCTAATAATAGTGGTGAGTCTTCCATATGATAAATGTATGGAATTTTTTATGGGTAATCAATTACCATAAATTATTTTGATTCATATGACCTAAAACACATGTATAAGCATCACACATATCAAAATTTTCTTTTTTAAGGGTGTTATTTCTAGTATAAGCCCAAGTTAGGTGTGGTTCTTTGTTGGATACTTTTTGCCAAATAATATGTTTCTTATCACACCCCACTTCATATTTACCAAATAAAACTTTTCTACCTTTTATATTTTCTGCGACTAACTCTGGAAAAGCAAATTTTCTAGAGTTATAGGTAGAAATAAATGATGGTATAATACCTAATACATTATAAATGGTTCTAGTTATAAAAGAATTATACCTCATTAAGGTAGCTACTGTTCTAATATTATTAGAATTTATAAGTGGTTCTTCTATAATAATTTTAGTTATACCAATATTTTTATAATCTATTAGTTTGTCATGAAATTGGTCTGCTTTAACTAACATTTCTTCTATCTTATCTTCTCTTTTGGGTTTTACTTTTGGTGAAAAGTGTGTTAGTTCTAGTAATTCTTGTTTTTGTATATCAAATAATGCCCACCCTATTGTTTTGGTGGAAATATCCAGACCTAAAACTTTAGGTGCTTTTCCTATATTATTCATTCGTAATATTTTTTATTTTATATAATACTATAAAATAATCCTAGAAAGTAAGTACTAGTTGTAAATTTACTGGTGTATTTTTTGCTTTTTCTATAGGTCTATCAGGAATAGCAACAGCTATCAATCTATTAGATGAATCATACAGTCCAATTTCCGTTATATAAGAAGAACTAATATCAGATAAATCCCATATATTGTGTACATCACCAAATGGTGTTTGGAATTGTATCCCTGTGTTTTCTCCTCCCGCACCATAGTAAGGTGTTTCCGCTGGAGAAGCTGTTTGGTTTTCAGTAACATAAAATTCACCTGATGCTGCAACAATATCAACTACTATTCTATATTCTTTTTCGAAAGAATAAAAACTACAATTTGCTGAACTAGCTCCAGTAAAATATATTTGAGTTGCTGCCGAAGCAAATGACATCGTATTAGCGTTAGGATTTCCTGAATGAAATGGGTAAGCTAAGGTACCACCAGTAGAAGCACCACTGTAATTAAAATTAGCTATAATACCAGGGTCTGTTATAACAGCAAATCCTTTGTCTAAATAAGCTATACCCACTGGACGGTCTTGTACTTGTGCATAAGCTTTAGGTGAGTTTGCTGATGATACTGTTTCAGTAAATCTAAAATTGTCTACACCAGAATTAGGATACCCAGTAGGTGTACTTCCTGAAACCCAACCATTTGACCAACTTGTTATACTAGTATTTGATGCGGATAGGGATGGTCCAAGTATTTCATCACAAAATAAGAATGCCACATTTGTCGATGGTAGTCCTGGGTTACCTACTATATTACCTTCTATTTTTGGGTTACCAAAAAATTCACCTTCATCTGAATTATCTGATGATGTTGCTAATGGGTTATAATAAGAACTATATAATTCATAATTACCTTCCGACCCCGCTATATTTTTAGGTACCAATAATTTTAATGTTCTACCATCTATTAAAACTCCGTATTCACTTTTTGGTATTTCAGCAACAATTGCTTGTGCCTGAGAAAGTCCACTAAATCCTGTATTTGCCCAAGTTGATAGGAAAGCGTTTGTTGTTCCACTATTTGCTGGCATATTAAATGAAGAATATAGATTAGAAAAAGCTCTTCCGTTTGACGGGTTTCTTTGTATTATTGTAAATGGTAAACTTGACCCACTTATATAGTTCCACCCTGTACTTGCGGAAGCATTATAAGGCACTAGAACTGCTTCTATCCTTTTTTCACTTGTTTGTATTTTTTTAAATTTTCCCATTTTAAGTCCAACTTTTATAATTACTAGAATTTATACCCCTATCTAAAACTAAGGATGCTCTACCCGCAAAGTAAAGAGGTACAATATGAAAGGGACTACCCTCAGTTCTACCATTTGCGTTATTTTGAATACCTGGAAATACTTTATTTGTTGTTAGTGAGGGGTTACTTGTGTAACTTACAAACATGTATTTACCTTTATCTGGTGGACTCATTACAGATATATATTTCGAAGGTGCAAAAATTGCGTAGTATTCACCTGGAGTACCGTAATATCTACTATTTTCATTACTTTTACTCTGGTCTATAAATCTATTTCTAGCTCCCCTTATCCTTTGGTTATCCACATATAAAATAGCTTCTTTATTAACTAAAACACTATTTTCAGTACATTTACTTTCGTTCCTATAAAATTCTAAAGCTTTTGTATCCATTTTATTTAATTTATTACTTGTCCGTTTGTAACTTTAAAGAATAGAGATTTACCCCCACTTGTTTGCCACGGATTTGAACTGTTATGCCCTCTAGGGTCTTCGGAATAAGAACTTCTATCTCCACCGGCTTCACCATAAAAACGGAATGTAGCGTTATCATACATTCTGTAATAGTTTTGAGCTGATACGTTTTTGTACGCGAAAGATGGTGATAATGCTGCTTTATTAAATTTAAATCTCACAGTTAATTTACATGGTACAGCTCCATTTGATTCGGAAGATTGTACTTCCCAACTTATAGGTATAGATATATTGTATGATGTTAATCCACTTCCACTTAGTCCTGCAATATAACCACCACTATACGTATCAGTTTTCCAGTAACTATTATTTTGTTTAGCTATGGTAATAAATATATTATCTGCCATTTTTGCTTGTCTTGTAAATAGTGTATAGTATGGGTCGGTTTCTGCTACTACACTCCCCGCTACTGTACTTAACCCATTATCTTTAGATGGGTATAGTGAGAAGTTTGGTCCCCCACTTTTAAGTCCTTGTTCGTTAGTGTTCCAATTAGCTGTATATTCCATACTACCCATTAATAAACCAAATGTATCGGATGGGTGAGTTGTGTAAGTTATCTGAACCCCTTTATTATTACTACTATTAATATCTATATACTCACCCTGACTTTGAGTTAATCTTTTTAACTTAATTGGGTAGTATGTTGGTGAAAAATTAGAATTTGTCACGTTAATCACTAACCTTGTGGTTGGTATTGTTACGTTTATATTTTTATAAGCTTCACTATCAAATCCTGCTGTGGTCATACTTACTTCTCTTTCCATATCGATAGAACTTACAAACCCTATTAGGGGTTCTATTTGAGCAGCAAGATTACTTACCCAACCATTTTGAGTTGAGTTCATATTGAATGTTGGGTATGACTGTCCGTTTTGATTCCATGTGGACATTCCACCACAATTTAAATAACCAACATCAAATGCTGCAAATCCAATCCCGTATCGACCAGCTCCTCTTAAATAACGTGTACCGTTTTCATCTAACCCTGGTGAAAATACTAAAGAAAAAGGAGAAGGTAATTGTAAACCTTTTAAGTTTGTACCAGTAAAATCAATACCAGTATGTTGTCCTTTATTCATAAATGCACCCCCAGCCATGGCAAGAGCATTATAATAACTACTATCTTTTAATGGTACTAATTTTATACCACTAGTAGAGAAATTTGTACCATCATATATCTTAACAGAATCCACATAATCAATATATTGTCCTATACCATGTTCAGATAATTCACTTAAGAAATTAAGATATTCACTATTATTACGGATGTTTAATGTGTTTTCAAAATAATTAGTTGTAGCGGTAGATATAGTAGTTGCAGCGGAAGATAAAACATCTTTATGGTCATCTATATATTTTGAAGCTAATAACTTACATAAAACATAATAGTCAGATAAATAAACGTCTATCTCTACTTCATTTCTATAATACTTAACCAAGTTATCAGTACCTTTAACACCAACTGCAACATATTTTTTCTTCCTAGTAAACACTTTGTTTGATGATGGTGTTTGCCACACAGCATTATTTATGGTATATCCGTTACTTATGGAATTTTTATAATTACTATCTTGACCTGTTGCGTCAGGTATGTAACCTAATTGTGCGGAATTATTAGCTGTACTACTACTATCACCGTGTGCTTGTGTATTTCTATAGTCAATATTACCATCTGAAATAACAAATTTATCAAATAAACTTATAAAACTCCCTGTTGATAGCATCAATTGACGCCCTTGTTCAGTTAACTGAACTGTCAATGTTGTTGCTGTTTGTGCACTTATATAACCCATATTATTATTCTCTTACTATATAATTATCTCGTTAAACGATTTCTTATCATTATTACACACATTTTAAACAATCACCATTACATGGGGATTCACTACCTAAATGTTTACATAATAAACAATAAACTTCTTTATTTTTACAATAACTTTCTATACTTCTATTATTATACCTTAAACACTCCATAAAAATCATTAAATCATTTTTATCTACTATACCATCACCATTAAAATCACCAATTAATTCATTACCTACTTTAGCCTTTGTACCAATTAGATTTAAAAAGACTATTAAATCTTTTATATCAACCACACCATCCCCATTAAAATCAGCACAACTTATACAATATGCTGGATAAAATTCTGTTATGTTGTGACCTACTTGCCAACAAGTTTCAAAATTACCACTTGTAGGGTTTTCTATTTCTTCTGGTTTTTCTGTTTTTTTATATTTTGCCCAGAGAGTACTTGTGTTAGTTGGTCCAACACCTAGAGTAGTATCTAGTAAAGATATTACACCTGATTTAATATTAGTTCTTGCCCCTCTAAAAATCGAGGGTAGTGTACCAAAACTTTGTTTGGTACTTTTTGGTTCCCCACCTCTAGCATCAGGTAAATCATAAAAACATGAACCTGTAAAAGCACTTAAACCTGTTTGTCCACTACAACTTCCACTCCCCACAAATCTACGATAATCAATATCCGAATCACCCAATCCAAATTGTGTAATCGACCCCATTAAACCTTTTCCTGTACCAATAATGCTTCTACCATAATCAGAAAGGTATAATCTAAAAGTGTTACCAGATAATGTATTATTATAAATCCCTAAATACCCCATTAAAAATCAATAGATATTGTAAATTGTTGAGTACTTTGTCTTTGAATTGGTGACTGCAATTTTGCTATAGCCATCAAGTCTGGGAACCCATTCTCATTATCATATAAACCAATTTCAGTTATTCTAGGGTTAGTATAACCATTAATAGCTGTATAATCTATCCATGTTGGGTTCGTAGAAGTTATATATTGTTGTGCTCCTAACTGTACCACATGTCTCATTTCATATATTGTTGCCATAATATCAGTTTCTAGACTACCATAAAAGAAATATTCGTCTCCAAAATTTAGCCCACCTAAATCCCCATTTTGTGGTATAGTAATATAATCGTTTAGACTATAATTTGTTGGTGTTGGGTTACAAGCTGGGTCAGTATCATTTCCGGTTAAGAAAAATGTTTGGTTTATTATATTCGTGGAAGCTATTTTAGTCCCTACTGTGTGTCCTGGGATGTCAGCTGTAATATCTTTCATGTTCCAACCATGTGGAGAAACTTTTTGTCCGTTTGGTACTATTTGCCATAATATATGTAAGGTGTCTGCCTCCCATCCGGTACCTGTTAACGCAAAATTATCTCTTAAGTAAGGGAATTCTGCACCTAAAGTGAATCCTATATCAAATGAGGTTTCACCTGGTTCCAAAGTTTCATTGACATAATAATTACAATGTAGCCCAGTAGTAACCCCGGCATTACCAACTGTATTATTTTCAAATAAATAAGTCATATATATTGTGTCACCTGGATTTTGTACCGCACCAAATGTAGCACATGCACCAGTAGGACATCCTGTACCAGCTGGAACTTTTTGTGTTCTAGGTGCTGGTAAAGTCCAACTTCGATTAGACTTATAAGACATAGCTGCTAATAATTCTTCATCATCTATAACCACCATTTTATAATCTGGAAATACTTTTCCAACTCTATTAGGTGTTGCTCCACTACCAATATTATCATCCCATAAATGATAGTATCTTAAACCATCATCATTCATATTAATATTTTTACTAGATAACATTAAGTGTGGATTAATTGGGAAAACATCTGGATATGATTGTGGGTCAACATAAAAAGTTTGACCTAAAATTGTTTCATTACCAGCTCCAGTTCCAGTACCAGACCCCTGGGAACTCTTTTTATGCCACATTAACCAAGGTAAATGTAATTTAAAGTTTTTAGCTTCACCAATAGTAGTCATGGTGGTATCTTTCATAGCAAATTTTTCACCATAAAAATCTGTGGTAGAATTATTTGTGTAATGAATAAATCCAGCACATTTCTGGTCTTCTGGTAAAACTACTCTTGTATTGTAAAAAGAATCAAAGTAAAAAGTACCACCAATAACTGAAGGGTGGTAACTATCAGTAACTTGATTGGTGAAAGATTGTCCGTCATTACTTTCTAAACCAAAGTATTCTTTGGACCCACAATAACCACTAGAACCATAATTATCTACCCCTACAAAAACTCCATTAGTTGGTGATGCTACTCCCGCTACTTGGTGTGTCCAGTTTATATTCATATTCCATATCTTAACATCTGTATTGGATGTATCACAACAATTATTAAATGAAAGTGTGTCGTCACACCAACAATTAATTGTACTAGCGGTATTATATATACTAGTTGTGGTCATAGGATTTGCGGATGATGCTGGATAAACTCTAACTCGAGTACAACCAGATTTCATTTGGGTTGTCACCCCACTAAAGTTTGGTATATTTCTATCTATAGTTAACCATAGTGAAGCATTAGTTTGTGCGGAATTACTATTACCCGCTGTTACTTGGTAAAATAAAGTGGTGGAGGCAGCACTATAGTTAAGTTGGGAACATCCTGCACCAGAAAACTCATAAGTGACAGAAATTAAATCCCCTATTACTGGTGAATATTGTTGTAAAGAACACATAGTTGTTGCTGAGACTAAATGTACTTCATTTGACCCTGTCATTGATGACACACATAATTGCCAGTTTGATGATAGAGTATATGAACCTCCAGTATTAGCGGTAAAATATGTATATGAACCTTGTCCTGCTGCGGTATTATCAGTTGTTCCAGTAAAAAAACCTCTTAGAGTTGCTGTGTTATACACATCGTTTTGTTGGTGTTGTGGTATAGTAGGACCAAAAGTATCTCCACTACTTAAACCACCTACTAGTGGGTATTTTACATGACCTTTATTTTTTTCAGGCATAGGATTTAGGTTCTGTGCATTGTGTTCTGCCTGTAATATAAATAAACCTGGACTTGCTGCGGGTTGTTGTGTGTAACAATCATAGTTAACTTCACTATCACCTATTTGGAAAAGTCCTATATTTAATTTTCCTTCTGATAGTTTTCTTCTACCGGCATCGGTAAGACGAGCGACTATCGCTCCTTGTGTACTGTTTTTAATTATATAACTCATAGTTTTTTACTTTATACATAAATACATTTTATTTCAAAATGTTTAATATCCACCTTCAAATCCTTCAGCTCCACCTGGTCCCGCTAAATTAACTGGATTTATACCTGTTGGGGAATAAAATACATCTCTTGTTATTTCAAATGGAACTATGTCCGTTTGACTTGTAGCATAAACACTTTCACCATTTAATAAAGGGTATTGTCTTGTAATGGATACCCTGTATTTATAATTTCCTGGTGCTGGTGGTAACAATTTAAAAGAACAATAAATAGCTCCTATTCTATCAGCATCTATTGTTTTACTTAGTTCTTGTACTATATTACCATCTTCATTAAATAATCTAACTCTAACAACATCTATTAATGTTTTATCTTTTAAATAGTTTATTGGTATTTGTGGTTCTTTGTTCATACTTATCCCAGCTATCATATAAATTGTCTTATAAAATAAAGCGAAGGTGTCACCTGATTGGTAAGTATCTAAAGAAGATAATAATTGTATTCTAGTGTCACTGACTTTGGTGTATCCACCAGCTCCTTCTCCTTGGGTTACACCATTTATTGCTAGTTGTACTCCACCGAATGACTGTTTTTCTAAATTAATATAGTAGTAACCATTTTCTTCAAATATCATCTCAGTATCTGTGGTGGTAACAGTTTCTGGCATTGTAAAAAATTGTGCCCATGAACCACCTATAGCATCATACATAAATTTTAATTGGTCACCATTTTGTACTGTTTCAGGAAAAAATCTTACCGCCCTATTATGTAAAGTTAATTCATAGTCTCCGGTAGCTAATATAGTATTATAATTAGACACATCCTTACCCATAGAATCAGTCATAGGAACATAAGTTGTGGTACCTGACCTTCCTTCAGAAACTACAATACCGTTTACTGTGACTATTGGTATACTAGGATTAGCACTTCTAATTTGATGCGTGTATGTTGCACTACTGAAATCTGGGTGGGTTGCTGCAGGCATATTAGTGACTACTGTTGTTTCTACCCTTAATGATGGTGTGGTAAAGGGAATTCTAAAACTATCTAATGTTAAAACAGGGATAGGTGGGTCTTTTACCAAAGCCATATAAAAATCCTGACTTGTAGAAACTAGTTCTTGTGGTGGATAAAAAGCTGTATCAATCCACACATCATTAGGTGATTTTTTATCTTTAAATAAATAACTTGGTCTTACAATATATTCCCAACTGCTTCCCGTACAGAAACCAGACCAAGGAATAAAAGTACTAGCACTTATTATAGTGCTTTGACTACTTTCATCATAATAAGTTGGTAAGGTGTCAAATATTGCTTCATAAACTGGTGATGTTGCAATTCTATCTTCTTCTGTTATGTATGGATATATCCTAAATTTAGGGTACATATTACCGAATAACATGTCCGTATTGTTACCCCCATAATATACTTTTATTTCTCCACCACCTCCTTGACTTGCATTATAAACTGATAATGCTGGTTTATTACCTATCTGTGCACTTAATTTAACATTTGGTTTACTTAAACCAACAATACTTAGACTAGGGGATGGCATTGTTTGTAATGTCACGTTAACTTTTGGGTTAACTTTTGGTACGTTTGGTTCCGTAGAAGTGTAACTACTTGTATTATTAGTTTGTATTATATTAGTGGTTGTCCCTGTGGTAGCGGTAATAGTGACGGTGTTTGAAGGTCCTTGACTATTTCCACAATCTGGTGGGAGTATTTCTTGTTGTGATGGGTTACCAGTAAAACTAACGTGATAAAAACTTAACCCGGGTTGTGATGCTTGACCGTAACCAATTCTTTTAGAGCCTAAAAATTTACATAAATCATATCTTTGTAACCAATCATATTCATCATAAGCAGAAAAAGAGTTTCCAGACCATGTGGTTCTATCTAAAAGATTAAAATTAATGTCGTACCTTGGATTATATCCGTTTGATTGTCCTATCGCTCTGGTTGCACTAGAACCGGTACCCATTGTTTCAGTAAATTGTATATGAAAATGTTCTCCTGTAGTCCCTGAACGATTTATTTTAACTCTTACCGCTCCCATGTTTGCCCAAGCCCCTGTTCCCGCACTAAAAGGCGTAAGATAATCATCAAAATTAGCTATGGTTACTTTACCCGCGTTAGGGTTTACACTAGTACATGCACCTTGGAAACAATCTCTAAACTGATAACCTTCTCTTTTAAAACCGAAACCACTACTACCCGCATTGTGACCTATACTAATTTTTCCTGATGTACCATTAGCTTGTAAATACAAACTATATGTAAACCCAGATGGTCCATATTTTGCGTCATCATCTCTAAATGCAGCCAAAAATATATATAGACTATCATTATCTAATGTAGCATTAAATGTTGTTTGCCATGAATAGTTGTTATAGGAACATAAACTTAACATACCACCAGTACTAGAATTATTTGCCGTAGAACTTGCATAAAATTTACCATCAGTACCACCATCCGGATATATACCACTAAATGGAGCTACATTTCCTGAAGATGGGTCTACAGTAACATCCACAGCTGACACATCGGCTATAGAAAATCCTGAAGTAGCTCCTGTTAGATTAGAACTTCTGGGGTTACCTGGTATCCCATAGTTTTGACGTGGGTCATATGTTATCCAACTAAGTACAGCTCCATAACTTGGCCATAAATAAACAAATTTATTTATTATACTATTGTAATAAAACTTACCTATATTACCCACACTTCTAGCTATGTCTGGCCCCACATTATTATTACCTTCTTCTGTTGTTAAAGCACTAACACCTAAGTACCAGTTTTGACCTAAATCTGTTTTTCTAGTTAAAGTGTCACCAGTATAAAACCACACATAAGGATTATCTGTGTCTATAGTCCCGTCTGGCAAAATACCAGTTTCATAGTATATTTGAGTTCCTCCTGTTGCTGGACCCCAACCAGGAGTACCAGGAAGGAAACTAAGGTGAAATGGTGCGTTAGGAAGAAAATTTTCCCATGTATTACCAATAACATTAGGTAATAACCACCCATAAGATGTACCATTATCATTAAAATTATAGGCGGTACATCCACTTTGTGATGGTCTGGTATTAAAATCTATTATTTTTTCTTCCATTACTGTAACAGTATATAAACCATTTTCTATACCACTAAAAGCGTGACTTGTATCACCTGTGTTCCCATAATAAATGTCTACTAATTTATTATTTTTTCTTAACTCATATGTATATGTGGCTGTTGTGGTAGTAGAGTCTGATACTGTTATCTCTCCTTTTTTGTTTGGGTCTAATACACAGTCATCGTTAGTTAAACTGGCATTTATACTAGGTACTGTAAAAGCACTAAGTGTTATTGTTGTGGTTGCTGTCGCTCCCGTATAATCTGTTATAGTAGCCACATAATCATCAGCACATAAATTACTAATATCAAAAGTATCTGCTGTATATAAAGTATTAGTACCTGACCAAGTTACTAGGTAAGGTGCACTATTAGTAGAAGCAGATATATTTGCCCCTATAATACTCCCATTACAAGACCCACTTAATGTGTTGGTTATCTTATACCCGTTTAATTTCATATTACCTACATACGATATTGACATTATTTATATATTTTTAACATTCTTCTTTTAATGGTATACACCCTCTTTTTTCACACCAATAAGTACCTGCTTTACAAATACCGGCTTCTTCTTTTTCTTTTATGGATTCTTTTAAAATCCGTGTTATTTCATCTTTAGATGTTGGTTTACCTTTTACACCCACCTCTACAACCGCTTTACTGTCTATAACCGCCTCTGTCGCTGCTTCTTCAATAGGGTCTGCTGGTTCTTTAGGTGTGACTGGGCCACCACCCCTTACTTTTTCAACACAGCTTTTTACACAATCATCTAAAGTACGATAAATACCACTTCTATCTTCAAAACACCTACCATCCATACATGAATAGAGTGTTTGGGAATCTGTAGGACCACCGGTTGGTTTACCACTAGGACCATCAGTTTCTTCATCACTCCTATCATCTATTGGTGGTCTTGTGGTGGTTGTTGTGTCAACAATAATAGTCCCTTTTAACTTAACTGGTATACCGGTTTCTGTTGTAGATTGTGCATAATCTTTAAGTTCTGAACAGTCTTCTATTATAACTGGTTTACATTTTGCGTGTATTTCACTACAGTGTTTTCTGGAATTTTTAACACAATCAGTACAATCTTTTCCTTCTAAATCCGTAAATAAATCTGTTATACCATATATGGGGTCTATCTCTAAATGTTCCGCAACATCTTGTCCACAATCACAAAAGTACTTGCAGATATTCTGATTGGGAAGTGTTTTAGGTTTAGGATTAGAATGGGAATCACTACTTAATATAGTTATCTCTTTTCCGTTTATAGTTATTTTTTTATCAACATTTTCTACCTTCCATTTATCTGGTCGTGTTTTGTGTAATATATCATAATCACTTAACACTTTTGTACCTGAACAAGGTTTGTAAAAATTACAGCTTGGTGTTACTACAATATAATGAGTTAAATCATTACCGAAAAAGTTTTTAAATTTATTAATAATAACGTAAGATTGTGTAATTTGTGGAAAATTAAAATCACATTTTGCACCAAAATCACTATTGTAGGTGGGTAAGTAAAAACAAAACACACCTTCTTTTTTCATCGCTGTTAATTTATTTTCTGGACTACTTGTTAGTTGGTAATCCTTTATTGTGTTATTTTCTAATAAATTTTGCCAATTATTTACTGGTTTTCCCGATTTTAGATTCCACATTAATTTATGGTTAGGTGCTGAACTATCTAAAAATGTTTGACGTGTAAATGATTCTGGAGTAATAGTTGGTCTTTTTATATTACCACATTTACGGTCTGAAAGATATAAAGTCCCATCTAATCTTACTTCTCTATCCATACCATTAGTTTTCATTAAAAACGGTTTGGATTGTTTACTTGCGTCAAAAAATAAATTTTTATATATTATAGAGTCTGATAGTTTAACCCCTCTGTACCAAGGAGATGCTATTTTATCCCCTAGGTGGTTTAGTTGGTGCCCTAAATTAATATCTAAATTTGTTGTACCCCCACCACCAAAATAATTACCCTTAGAAATGGATTCCCAATTTACATCATAAGCTAATTCTATTATGTCACCAGCTGCTAAACTTATTAATCCGGTATCTAATACAATAGGTATTTGTTTAGAGAATATGGTAGTTGCTGATGCACCAGTTGTTATACAAACATTGTATGTGTTAGAAAACTTATCGTTTTCACTAACATCTAAAGTTAAGTAGTTGTCCGCAGTTCCATCAATATTTGCTCTTTTAACATTAGTACTTACTAGAGTAGATGGGGTACCAGAAGTACCACCTGTAACCACACCACTAGTGGTTGACCCACTTGTATATCTAAGTATGGAGGCTTCGAAATTAAATTTCATAATACCACTATTAATTGGTGTTTGGTCCCACCAACCATCACCGGGTCTTTTAAATCTATAACCTGGATGTGCTTTACCACCAGTGTCTTGTAAGGTGGTTCTAGTTTCATCTTCACCGCCTTGAATGATGGATGTATTTATCAATCTTTTAGTTTGGTAGTCATTTTGTGGGAATACTCCTGTAGTTGCTGTTACCGCACTAGGACAAATACGACTTACGTAATCACACCATTGAGTATCTGTATATTTAACATTTAAAAATGCTTTATAAGTAAACCTATAAACACCGGTACTTTTAACGGTATATGTCATATAGTGTTTAGGGCTACTTTCATCTAAAGCTAAAGACCCACCCGAATTACCACTATAAACACCACTAAAACTATATGGTTTATATTGTTTATTAACGTCATTAATCATTGGACAAACATACTCTCTTTCCATATTACTTACAGGTATACATGTAGTTCCTGTGGTAGTAGAATGTGCAGAAAATGAATTCCCACTTATATGTAAATCGTAGGTATAGTCTGGTTGGTAGGCGGAGCTTGTAGTAGAAGTGAACGCAGAATATATGTCCACCTTTTTCATACCATACGTAGTTAAATAAAAATCAGTAATACTATTTGCACTAATAGGTGCGTAACAATATAATTCTGTTAATAATTGTTGGTTTGGACTACTACTATCTTTACCTGTTACTGGACCCATTTTTGGGTTGTAGTGATAGTCCCCAATATAGGGTTGCCCATTTAATTGTCTTAAAATTGTACCGTCACTATACATTTCTTTTGTAACCCCACCTTCATTATTTACCTTTGTTTTTTTCCTAGGGCAAATTAATATATTTTTTATATAAGAATCACTATCATAAGTAAAACTAACATCATTATATTCATCTAATAGAGACCGTTCAATCCATTGTGATATTTTACTATATGTTTTTTTTGGTCTTGTGACGGCATCACCATAAGACTCTGTGAATGCGTTTGCTACCGGATAGGTTTCTACATTACCTATTTGTTGTTTTTTTAATTTTTCTGAAAAGGATATAAGTTGTTCTCTACTATTGAAGGATAGAGAAAAACATTTGTTACTTCTGGAAACTATTTTATTGTTTCTAAGTTCGTTAATCCAACCTAGTGGATACATCTCTTTACCGTTTTTTATTATTTTTCTAGTAGTTTTTATTTTGCCATCTTCTACTTCTCTCGATATATTATAAGGTATTTCAATAATATTACTATCGGTTAAACCTACACCTTCTAAATCTGTATTTAAATTTTTTGGGTTTTGTATTGCATAAACCTCACTACTCATCAGTGTTAGTGACGCTGCATCAACATTTTGTGAAACTAAAGCTTTGTTATAATCAAAAATAACTTCTCTTGACGCTAAATCATTACTGGTTAAAGATATATAAGTTGTATCTAGTTTTATAGTGGGTGTTACATTTATTATAGGTTCAGGGATAGTAATTGGTAATTCTGTACCCTGTACTATTGTTATTTCTTCTTTTTGTGTTTTAAAACCTAAAGATTTTACATATTGGCCTTCTGACTGGATGTGTATATCCAAATCAAAAGAGTACTTATTAGCTTGTTTCTTTGGTATATTTGCACCTGGTAATAACATTTGTAGTGAATGGAATTTACCCATTACTATAGTTTCGAATGGTAGCATTGCTCCTACTCCTCTAACCGCGTGTTTTGGTGTTTGGGTGGAGAAATAGTTTGGGTGTGATAGAAAGGCACCAAACCCATTACCCTTAACACTTTCAAAACTATGAACACCTTTATTGGTTTTAAAAACTTCTAGAAATAAATCTGTTTTTCTTAAAGATATTATATTAGAAAATTGTTTAATTTTTAGGTGGTCACCAGAAAATCTCAAAAATAGTCTTTCTTCCTCCCCTTGATACATGCAAATAGCTTCTACTAAATTATCAGTATTGTACGTTAGTTGTATACATTTTTTCTTATTGTATGCTTTACTGGTTGTATTCCCTGGTGTATTAGAGATTAAAAGCATGAATTTTATTTCATCACCTAACACTCTTAAATCTATATATGTTTTATATGTTTTTGCCATAACTTTTAATATCCACCACCACCACTAGACATACCCCCACCGGTTGACCTACCTCCCGAGGAGTTAGATATTCTACTTGTGTTTATACTACTACCTATTCCTCGCCTACCAGTTTGTATATTATCAGTAGGGGTTAGAGTGTAGTTTTCTAACCAACTTAGGTCATCAAAACCTAATTCTTTTAAACCTTTTATACACAATAAATTATCTGTACTTCCTTTTTTTGTAAAGACTGCCTTAGATGTAAATTTTGTTCTGTTAGTCTGAAAACTATTTGCTAATTTATTGGTTTCTTTACTAAGTAATGGACTACCTATAAATCTACCTTGATTATTTATATTATAAGAAGTAGCGTAACTAGAAAGTGGTATGGTACTTGAGCCTGAAAATAAATTGTCATAATAAGTTGTACCAGATTGTGGTGGTGTGGGCATGGACATCATTCTAGCTGAATTACTAAATAAAGGCCATGGATAACCAGTGTATCCACTTGCGGAAGTGGTAAATGTCATTGAGTACACACTCTGCAGTGGGTCACCACTTACAGTAAAACATTTATAAACAAACTTATCTCTATGGAATGCAGAATTTTCTACCTTAACACCACTTGTCCAAAGTGTTGTTGTGGGAAGCATCTGCTCAACAATTTTTATCCAATAATCACCTAAAGCTTGTGTATAATCAATCATTTTTTGATAGGTGTATTGATTATTTTCACCACAATTTTTGTTTAAATATTCTAAATAAATTTGTTGTAGTGTTGGGTACCCACCTGTCTTACCATCATTTATTGTCATTCTATTTTTGGCGTCTATAAAAACTTTCCAAAAATGATTTTTAAATGTTTTAAAATCTAAGGTTTTTGCATTTATCTTTGGATTTGTAGAGTCCCAAACACCACCTGGTCTAGGGTATGGTGAAGGTAGTGTACCACCACTAAAGAAACAATCCGACTTAACCGATTGTTGCCACACATCGTAAGTTAAACCTTGGCCTATATTAAGGGATAAATCAACATTTTTTACATTTAATACTAGTTTTTCACTTTGTGTTTGGTAATACGCGTCTCTATTATTGAAAGAGTAGTCTCTGTACTGTGTTCCTTCTTGTAGTACCCAAGATTTTTTATCATCATTAATTCTGGTAAGTCCAAACCCAAATGACATGTGTGGAAACCTCCTAAATCTATCTAGATAAGGTGCTTTTACTAAATTAGAATATTGACCCATCGTCCAAAAACCACCCCATGTAAATTCTGCGTATTTAGTAACAGTATTAGGTGTACACCCAGTTAGGGTAGAAGCACTTAAATTTAAAACTAAGTCTGATTTATGTTCTTCAGTCATTTCAAACCAACCAGCTCCTCTTTGGAAAAAGTAACTTTCGGTAAATCTAGGTTTTGTGGGGTATCCCTGTGTGTCTATAGGATAGTCTGATAATACAAATGGATTAAAGGTTGTACCTGTAGAAATATAATATTGGTTAAATGGTATACTATAATTTAGTGTTTCTGTAGTATAGGACCCACCAGATATTTTTTCCCATTGGTAGTCGAATTTATTTTGTATTTTTTGGTATGATGCAACTTCTCCAGCTGCTCCTTTAGACCATTCGAATCTCATACCTGGATTCATATTTATAGGAGCTCCAGCTATCACCACATATTCATTAAACTCAACCAAAGCTTCTGGTGCACCTAACAAAGTGAGTAAAAATTCTATAGATTTTCTAGTTCCTTTTGATTTAAATAGATAGGCTGTATTAAGTAATATTCTTCTATATAATTCAATATCTAATTCTGCTGGTGTTTGTGAAACACTGGTACCGGAGTATTCGGGTGTATTAACACCTAAAACACTATCTAAAAATGTTGTGTTATCTAAAGTACTTGGTGTAGACCAACCTAAAGTTTTTGCGAAATTTTTTATTAACTCATTAGGTATATTATTTTTACCGTCGTAACTTACATTTGTCATATAAGCTATCCCATCTACAAATGTTTTTATATTATCAAAACTCCTACCATAAATCTGTAAAGTTTTTTCTATATATTGGTTTGTACCGTCGAATTCTTTTAATTGTGGTGAAGTTAAAAATCTAGAAACTAGATTGGTTTTTTCTCTATCGATTTCATCACCTAAGTCCGCTAATTTTATTAAATAATTAGTATATCTATCACTATCGATGTCTATATTTACATTATCTTCTAAAGGCCAAGTTTGTTTTACTTTATCATAATATTTTACACCACTAGTTGTTTCTTTTACTACTTGGAATATTGAGGTATATATTGGTGTGATATCTCTATTAACTAAAAACTTTTCCACATTACCTAGATTTTTAAACTCTTCTTCTGTTTGGTTTTGTGTTGGTCTTATGTAGAATGTTTCTATTGTTGAGGTTACTATTGTTCCACCAGTCAATGGTAAATTAAATGGGTTACCTTTTACAGTAAATTCTATGTAGTCGGTCGTTGTTGTTTGTGGTTTAAATTCTTTAATTCTGTATTCTTTTTCACCAATCTGACCACTAAAACTTAAAGCGTATTTTTTAAAATGTTGTGTAATATTTCTAATTGGTGAGACTGTCCCATCAGCAATCTTTAGTAGGGTATCAGCGGAAACCCCAAAAGTGTTAAAATTATTTAATATTTGTTCTTTACTTATAGCACCGGTTAATAAATCTCCATTTGTGGTAAATTCTAAACTAAATGGGTTGGATAGGGTGTTTACGTTGGTTTTAAATGTGGTTTCTTCAGTACTTAAACTATATAAAATATCATAAGCTGTAGTATTACCTGAAACAAGGTTAATGTTAACCCCATCCACAAATAAGGCTGCGGGAAAAAAATTAACTACGTTTTGTGTGGCTACAGCTAGACGTTTTTTTAATGACCCATATAAAACAAAACTAGATATTTCACTCATATCATTATTAACAAAAACTTCTAAACTATTACTTGTTAGTTTTTGAGCGAGAGCTAAACTTTCATTACTTAAAGACTCTAGGGTTATTGGTGTTGAGAATGTCCCTAAATTATATTCTGGTGTGTTGGGTTGGTTGTATGAAGGTTGTGTGTAAAAATTACCTAGGGTCATTTGCTGTGAACCCATAAATTGATTTCCAACAAGAAAATCACTAAAGGTATCCCCTCCGTTATTAGGGGCCGGTGGATATCTAAATCGATTACTAGCCATAATTACTAAAAGTTAGTTATTGTACCAAACGCTTGACTAAAATCAATATTGTTCCCTCTATTTTCTTTTACTTCGTATAATTGTCCGTTAAATTGGTCTCTTACTTCATATAAATCATATTGCATATATATGTTGTTGGTACCAGATAAATCGTAAAGTGTGTAAATTCCATTATCGATAGATTTGGCTTGATTTCCATATAATGCGATAGCAAGTGTATCGAAATCATGGTCTACCATTTCTATGTCGAGTACAGTGGGATTAAAGTAAGTGTTAGTGATTATGACTGATTGTCCGGGTTGTCCTATAAATGGTATAGCATTTGGATTATTAGATGGTGCACTTGTCGGTGTTAAGGTACAGTAAACCAAATTAGTTTTTGCATTTGTATATACATATCTAGGTGAGGTTTGATTCGGGTTTGTATTATTTTGTTCTACTGTTGTACAATAAAAATTAGAAGTGACTATTCTATAAAAATTATTAATTTTTGCTCCACTATCAGCGTCTAAATATTCTATTCTATAACCTACTAAATCCATAGGTGAAAATCTATTTCTAAATTGTGCGGGTATAGTGTTTAAATCGAACACCAAACCTTTTACGTTTGGTAGTGATGATAATATACCACAATCTAATATTGTGGTTCTAATTTCTATAGGTCTTATGTAAACAGTATATATCCCTTTATTAGAAAATACGGCTGAAGGTAATTTTAAATCGTAAAGACCGCCTAGTACCTCTCCTACTGGACCACCTGTTTGTAAACCATTATGTACTATTGGTGTTAGTACGGTTGCAGCATTTATTTCGAAAACAGAAACAGCTGAACTTGCGTCTCGGTCTGCCTGTTGGTGTACTATTATTTGTACATCCTCAACTTTTACGTCTGCTGGTCTTTTAATTCCGTATGCTCCTAATGCCATATTCTATGGTTGTTTTTCTACTTTATAGTAACCGTATCCGTGTAATTCTAAATCACCTATACTATTTATTTGACCTAGTCTTTGTGGTTTTTCAAATACAGTTATTTTACCCCTTTCAATAAATATATTTGACCTTACTTCTGGTCTTTGGCAAACATTCATGAGTACCTCTAATTTTGTTAGTGGTAAAATACATCCTGTTACTTTTACTTCGCTTAATGCCATTACTTATTTTATAATAAATATCATAACACTTATTTCCCTACTAATTCTGTTGCTGGAAAATATTTTTTGTAGTCTCTTAGGTAAATTTCGTCGTCGTATTTAAATCCGTTATTTATTCTCTGTATTTGTTTTACCGATGGAAATTGTAATTTTGTAACCCAGAGACCTTCAATAACCTCTTCTTCTATATTCCAATTAGAAACTATCATATTATTTCTTTTAACATGGGGTGCGTAAGCTAGACCTACTTTTTCAAAGCTGTAAGGTTCACAATCTTTTATACCCCCCCTATAACAAATTTTATTTAATTCTACATTTTCTCTATTTTGGTAGTATACATCCATATAAAAATCACATTCTTCTAGTGCTACCCTAGATAAATCTATCAAAGTATCTCTAATTAATTCTAATTTATTATTACCGTCATCTATTAAAATAATATCTATATCCCAGCTATTCCAATTTATGTTACCATTAATATAATTAGGAAAAGAACCTGTCAACAACACATCAAATTGGTTAAAATAAGATTTTTTTTCTACAATATTTAACCACTTTTCAAATCTTCTAAGTGTGGGTCGGTAGATTTTTTTACTAACTGATATGGGGCCTACTTCAAAGTTAAAAAATCTACCAAATTCTATTTCTCTTCTTATACTCATCTTAGGTTGGCATACACTGACATCTATCCCAATCCCATTGATATCCCTCCGGACAACTTTCAGTTTGTATACAAGGTTCTTCGGTCACCCAATCATCCTCGATAGGTCCTCCAGGTCCAATAACTATTGGTACACAACTACAGTCTGATTGAGACCAAACTTGTCCAATAGGGCACGCCCAAGTTGGTGGTACACAACAGTCACTAGTTGGTTTTGTTACCCACCCTATACCTAACCAAAACTCACAATCACATGGGTTGTATGTGGTAGGCAGTGTTTGATAAATCCAAGTACCATCTTTTTTAAGTTTTCCACAACATTCGTTACATGGGGTTACTGGTGGTGGACATGGTGAATTTTGACATGCTTGTAGACTAGTATATGGACCACCTGGTACTGGTACACACTCGTGATTACTTGGGTCGAATATTGTTGGTCGGTGTAGACAATCATAGTAAATACTCCCTGAAACTCCACTACATGGAAAGGACCCTGAAGGTGTACAACTAACCCAACCATAAATATTTCCATCAGTAAAAGGAACAATAACACCAGCACCGTAATATTCCCAATTTCCATCTTGGTTTGTATCATACACAGCACACGGAGATGAATTAGAAAAACCAGGACCTCTAACGGGGTCATCATGGTCAACCCATCCAGAACCAAAATCATTAGGGTCTACATTAGGTGACATCATACAACAATAACAACAACCGTCATTTGGGTCTACGACACATTGGTTCTGGTAAAAGTGTTGGTATGCTGGTGTTTTCCACTGTAAAGGTAGTGTTGCTCCCCAATTAGTAGACATGTAGGTATCACAATTATTACAATCTACCGCACCAGTACTATTATCACATGGAGAACCATCTGTTGTAACCTTACAATCCATCCACATCGCACCACCACCTATATTTACACCTACATTTAATGATGGTTGATATCCGGATTTACAAATTACTTTAGTTGGTGATGGACCTGAGCCTCCTGGACCTGAGCCTCCTGGACCTGAGCCTCCTGGCCCAGCGGGACTTATAGTTCCATCATTCCTTTTAATCTTTGAATGAGGGTCATCGTCGTCATGTGGGTCGTCTGGCCCAAATGGGTATGGAACACAACAATAACAACAACCATCATCTGGGTCTGTCACACAATCATTCTCTACGTAGGCTGGGTTAAATGTAGAATACCATATACCTTCATAATCTATAGGTCCTGTTAAGTAACCAGATAGGGTTTGTGCACAATCTTCACAACCTTGTTTACAATTTGCTATACATAATGATAAAGCATTTGGTCCTTGATATTGAGCTGTACCAGTATTATTTTGAATACAGTTACAACTTCCTGGACAATTAACACAATCGTAACCTATATCCGGTGGTGTTGTTGAACATTTTGGGTCACATGGCCACCATATTGGTCCTCTATTTTGAATATTTATTTCCGGAGTTACTGGTGTTGGGTCTTGTGTCCCATTATAATATTTCCCCAGTAAGTGATTCTGGTAGATTTGACTAGGTGAATAACTCATAATATCACTACCAGTAAAATGACAATTATCACAAACTAAGACATAACAACAATCATCATATGGGTCTTTAACTATATCAAATGGAGTATATATAGTTCCTGATAACCAAAGACCTGCAATATTTGATGATGCTAGTGGAAGAGTTTGTGTGAAACCTATACTATAGGTACCGTTATGGTGAACGTAAGTTGGTGATATAAACGAAGATGGTGGACATTCTGTTGAACAGTCAGTTGATTGATTTTCACAACAGTTTGATACTGGTATTCCGTTTTGGCAATCACTAAGGGTAGCGTAGGTCCCAAATCCTGATACGTTAACTACACATTTACATAAACCGTTATTACCGGGAACACAATCATATCTACCGGTATGACCAGTATAACAACAATCATTAACTTGAGCTTCACAATCTGCTTGAGTAGGCCAAACACCACTTGCTGTTTGTACACATTTACAACCACCTGCTTTTGGACCAAAATCAACACATTCCCAATCTTTTGTTACTCCCGTATAACAACAATTATTATTAATTGCTGTTTGACAATCATGTAACGTTGAGTATGGTCCGGTAGGGTCTATGACACAAGAACAATCTTTAGTACATCTCCACATATCTGGCATTGTTCTTCCTGAACAACATGTTGTTGGGTCATTTTCACAATCAAATAAAGCGTTTGGTCCGGTATAACTTCCCATCCCTGCGGGTACAACGACACATTCACATTTAAAATTATTTGCACCTACAGGTCCTATAATTGGAATTTTTCTACACTCGTACTCATCATACCTTATTGTACAACAGTTATTAGAGTTATAACATTCTGTTTGAGAACTAAATCCTGTTATGTCATTTGGTATAAACGTACAGTCACATATTTTTGGGTCACATTTCCAACTACCACAACAAGGGTCGTAATTTAGAGTAGTTTGACAACCTGATAAACTATTAAAAGCTCCTGTTGGACCATTAACTTGTACACAGACACAAGGAGTTTGTGTACATCTACATGGGGTCATTTGTATGTCCATACATTTATCTCTAAGATATGAACCCCAAATTGCATTTATCCCTAAACACACATCATCCCAACTACTTGATAAGCTCAATATTGTACCACTTGGTGATGTTACTCCCGCACCAGCTAAACTAGTAATCATAGAACTCCATGTGTTGTAACTTCCAGGTATCCCTATCATAACGCCCACATTTGGGTGTATTACAATTGGTCCGTTTACCTGATATAGTGGTGCTGCATTAGGAGTACCTGCAGCATATGTACATGGGTTACTAAATATAGGTCCAGGTCCATAATAAGGGAATTTTATAGTCATGACATCGGTTGTTTGTAAATAAGGTACACCTGCTGGTGCTCCTATTACTTCCAATAAATCATACTGATTTAATGTTGCTGTAGGAGGAACCACTAAATTACGGTTAGAACAACTATCCGTAATGGTTCCTGGTATACAATCATAAGTCTGTTGCATAACACCCGGTACACAATCAGGGTCACATGGTATCCACTGTAAACTTAATGTTCCACCTCCTGGCCAAACTGGGTTACTTGTATTTAAATCGTTAATATATGCTTGGTAGTAAAAATAAGGTGGTACTGTCCAATCTTGAGATGTATCCCAAACATTCACATAACAACAAGATGTATTATCAAAACTAAATGTAACAACATCTCCTATGTTATATACTTGTCCTGATACCCAAGGTAAAGCACCTGTACTCATATTAACTGGTGTTGAGCCTAACACCCAAGACATAGTTCCAGTATCATACATTTGATATGTTATAGGACTATTTGTTGTACAGTGATAACATCTACAACAAGAACCATCAGCACCAAATAAAGTTAGTGATTGAACATAAGTTTCACAATCTAACATATTTGTAAATGGATATGGTGAACATGAAGGGGATACCGGACCATTTACGAATTGACAATGACAATCTCCTGCTGGAGGAACACAGTCACCACAAACAAAATTACACTCATCAGTACAAGCTGCGGCGTTTGTTCCAAAGAAAGTAACACATGGATTTCCATCACTACCCATTGGTGGAGTTCCTATATATGATAAACAACCATCAACTGCATGACAACAATATTCAGTTTGTGGTTCCCTACAAGTTCTATCACCTGTAACTGTTAATTGTTGTTGAGCACAATCTCCTGGTGAGGTAGAACTTGGTAGTCCTGTACCACAAGATGCTGTACCACCACTACAAGTCATATCACCCCATGCACAAGCTACAACTGTTGGGTCACCGCACAAATCACAAACACCGGTACCTGGAGGTGCACAATCACAACAGAATCTACATCTTTCTTCACACTGTGCTTGAGTAGGGAATCCCATTCCCGTAGGTACGTTACCTAGTGTTACCGCAAAAAAGTAATTATTATTTGGGTCCGAAGGTCCACCTGCGGCTTGTCCTATCGCTTGTGATTGGTATGCACTACCTTGACCTACAAAGTAGGAGCTTGGTTGACATGGTTGTGAACCTGGGGTGTCATACAATCCTGCGTCCGCACCAGCCCAATCACACCACCATTCTTCTGATAAGTTTTGACATAAACAATTAGTATTTGCCAGTTCACAAGCTGTAGCTGAAGGATATGTAACTGAAGCTAACGACATTGGTATAAATTGGCAAGTTTGTGCTCCTTGGGAATTACACTCCCAAGTACACCATTCTTGACATCCTGATAAACTAGTAAAAGTTCCTCCACTACCCATTACTGGGTAACAACCTACACCACCCACACAAGGATTACCCGCCACTGTAGGACAGTTACAACTACTGTCACATTCCCAGGTCATAATACTTGTATTTCCCGTACAACAAAATGCAAATCCAGGGTCTATCTGTGATTGACATAGGTCTAGAGACCCATAAGGCCAGGTAGTCAAAACACCGGTCATTTGAAAAACAATCCCGGGTTGAACTGGTGGCCATGTAAATGGAAATGGTGAATAACCATTAAAATGAATACCTAAGTTACCTGTCCCTGGTGAATATATATCATTTAAATAATCTTGCATAACTACACAATTAGAAACATCTACTGGTTCTAATCCTGCTGGTGGTCCTGGGTCTGCACAATAACAGTCTGCTGTACATTGGTCGATACCCATTCCAATTAATGGTGTACTACAAGTTCCACCCGTATAACAGTTATTTTGTGTTGCCCATATCGAAACGTTTACACCTGGAGGTGGGTCAAATATACCACCCACACCACTAGCTGTAGAAGAAGGCAGTGACCCACAACCTGAAGTGCAACCACTAGGGGTACACCACATTGTAGCGGCAGAACTAGGTCCATCACAAGGACCACAAGGGTCACCTATAGTTGGTACTGGAGTTGCTGGGTCATAAGCTGGTAGTCTTTCACATGTTTGCCAACAATTTGGTGGTCCGTTTACTGTATATGGTCCATCATCTGGGGGACTAGAATCACAATCATAACCTGTACCAGTTATATCTGGTGGACACATACACATGAAACAACATTCAGGTGTATTTCCGTCACTATAACTTACAGTCTCAAACATATTATAAGTGTTAGTGTTAGACCATGGCCCTGACCAAGTAAATGCACTAGTAATTGGTATTCCGTTTACAGTTAACCAATCTTCACATGCACAATTACAAGTTTCTTCTACAGGTGCACAACAAGTCATACCTGTTGTGTTTAGTGGGTCTGGGTCCGGACATAATGCGTTAACACAATCTATCATGTCACAGTAAGGTAATCCTGGATTGTCATCAAAACACTGTACAATACCAGTTAATCCATTCATTGAATTTACATAAGCTGGAGAACAACAATTAACATTTGTTGGGCCAACCTGTAGGTCTAAGTTAGTTTGTGAAATCCAATAACATGGTAGTTGTCCTCCACCACCACCTTGTAGTGCTGGACCTGTAGTTGTGTAAGCTGACCAACCATTTAGTCCTGCTTGAATTGGGTCATCTTCACATACTGCTCTACAACATTCTGTTGCGTTACAACATTCTTCAAAAGAGGTATACCCCGTAGGGTTACCAAATGGGTCTGTCGGGGAACCTGGGGACCAAGTAACTCCAAGTTGTATCATAACATACTCACTTGCGTAGTATGTACATCCACCTACTTGTTGTCCTATTTGTGCAGGGGGATTTGTATCGTCATATACAAAACAATCAAAACCACCAGGACAAGTACACCCTGTTTGACATTGTGGTAAATCTGGGAATGTTGGTGGACTACCGAATGGGTTTGGTGGCCAATAAGGACAGGACGCTGCGTTAGTAATTGGGTCTTGGTATATGGTACATGGTGTAGGATTTGTACAATCACAAACATAACATACGGTAGAACAGGAACAGTTCATTTCACAATCAATGTGCCCCTGTAAATCATATGCGTAACCACAATTTAAAGTAGAACAAGTTGTACAAGGGTCACACATAGGGTCACATACCCATCCACAAGGGGTGTTACCTATACCTAACCATTGTGGGTTAGCGGCATAACAAGATGCTTCATCGGTATACCCAGTACCCACATATACCGGTTTACAACCTTCTTCACAATTATAAATCCACCTAGTATAATCACAACAACCCGTGTAAGTTCCGGCTGAATTCGTAAATCCACCATTACAATCACTTATATCGTAAGGGTCAAAAAATAATTCAAAATTAAATGCCGCGTAGTCTACAAAATTTAAAAATGGTGCTGGTGTAGGTGGTAAAGTACTCATTACTGGTAATACACTATCAACATAAAATGAGGTTCCGTTTAAAAGGTCCTCATCACATGAAAGTAATTGACAACAATTCCCTCCAGCTGCTGGTGAACTAGTAGTACATGAAAAAGCTGGGGGATTACACCAATTATTACAGTCAATTTCACTATCAAAAACTGGTCCTTGATTAGGGTCTAACCCACTTGGGTCATTATATAAAGGGTGTGCTGAAGTAATTTCTATACAATTACCACAAGAATATTGGTCTTCACAAACATACCTATCTTCACAACAATTACCTAAGTAAAAAGTATCCATACAATCTTCAAAAGCTGTAAATCCGACACTTGTACAAGGACCTGTATTTGTTGACCCCGTACCTGGTACTAATTGACATGAAAGACTAGATGCTGTTAAAGCTGATACTGGTGGACATACCCAACTAGAACATCCAATATAATCCCAATATTGATTATTGGTTAGGCCGGATGGTGGTGGTAACGTACCACCTGATAAAGCTCTATAACAATTACCCCATTGACCTAAAGTAAATTGTCCTGTTGAGTACACATTACCATTACTGTATACTCCCGCTGGACCCACAGGTGATATGGTAGGATACGCATTCCATGTGTTAGTTGGGTCATAACAAGGTATAGCTGTAAAGTCTGGGCATGATTCACACTCTGGAGTACAAGCCTCCCAAATATGTTCTGTTGGTTGTCCGTTATTCCACCAAACTCCTTGTACTAAATCAGTTGGTTTAATTCCAGCCCAAGGGTCTATAGTTCCACCACTCTGATTAATATCTGTTACTGCCATATAACAACAACACTCCCCCCAAGTAGAGTCAAATACTATATCTCCTTTAACATAGTTTGTCGTTGCCGACCATTCACCCCAATTAGTGTTAATCATTGGGTCGAAACTTATAGGTTCTGGTAGTGTGGTTATTCTATCAATATATTCGTCTTTTGTTTCACAGTAAGTACAATCTTCTATTGCACATTTTACACAATCAAAAGCACCGAAAGCAAAAGCATCCATACCACAACTTGTAGCTTCATATAAAGTAACACCATTACTAAAGTCATAAAAAGTTATTGGTGTATTTGTACCAATACTAATAGTATAAGCAGTATATTGTGTGTTTTCTACTGTAATTCTACCCATAACCCCTTGTTCTATAAGGTTGGTTATTGGATTTATTACTTCACCCATAATCGGTACATCAACATTTATTTGGTATCCCGGTGGTAAATTACCAGTTTGTAGTGATGTGTATGTTTGAAACGCACCTAGTAAACTTTGTGTGTTACCTGTAACCTCAAAACAATTACTATTATTACCACCACCAAATATAGGTGACATACCACTATATTGTAATATATCGGTACCAGAATCTAAAGGTGAAAAAGGATAGGCACCAAAATATGTATTAGTACCTGTAGGTCCAGTAGGTCCAACTACTGGAGCGTTACTAGGAGCTATACCTGTATTAAGAACTGAATTGTAAGGTTGAGCTTGTAATGTATTATAAGGCATGAATGGAACTGTTATAACTTGAGAAACTGAAGTTGGTCCCCATTCATTTTGATGAGTTATGGTAATCCTTCTTTGTCCTACACCAGCATAAGTATGTGGTGTTGGGTTTGTAAGATTTGGAAATTGTAGGGTTTCACAACAAGGGTCACCAAATGAATTTGTACAAGGTGGTGTCACACAATCACAAGGACAGTCACCCCACTCTATAGTATATGGTGAATTTTGGTAGGTTTTGTAATAACCAAAATCCGTAGTATTATATATTTGTATTTGGTTACCCATCGCGGTGGTTGCGGTAACAATAAAATTAGAAAAAATATCTTTTTGACCTAGATTTCCATCCCAAATATCATAATGCCCTATATCATTAAAATCTTGTTCTAGGAAAATAGGTATTTGATGTAAGTCATTAAATACTGGTGGTGGACAAAAACAAGATACTGTGTTTGGTGTTAAGTGTGCACTAGTTTGGGTGTTTAGTGGTTGTGATAAAGTAGAATTTGTTAAAGAAAAAATACTTATTAAATCATCATAACTTTCACCAGTAAATGTCATTACCCCAGATTGGTATAAATTTAACCCAGCAAATATAACATAAGGATGGGATTCTACATCCAAACAAAATGGTTGATTCATAGTTGGTGCATTACCGTATGGTGGTGGTGCACCCATTACTGGCATCGTAGTTGTATCATTTAATAGGATACATGGGTTTGTTGACGAACATCCAGTTAGTTCGGTAGGAAAATTATTCATGTCACCCTGTAAAGCGTTCTGTACTTGACTAAATGTAGAGTTGTACATTGTTAATCCTGAACAGTTAGGGCTTGTATTGATAGGGTAGAAATTAGTTCCACCGGTACAAGGTACTGTAAAATAAACACTAGGGTTACTTCTTTTTATTCTATATTTGTATACTTCCATATATTAAGGGTTTACGTATTCATAAAATCTTATTGGTACAGCGTTAGGTACTTGTAGGGTACCAGGAACTGCATCTGCGGGTGTACCACCTGGTAAACCAGTTCCAGCAGGTCCACCACCACCTAAAGCCATGATTGCTTCATTAAATTGTGTAACAACATATCTAAATTTAGGGTCTATTGTAGATGCGTTACTGGGGTTTATAAATAATTTAACTTTATAATAAAACCATTCTGGATAACTTAACACCTCCCCATTGGTTATTTCACTAAGGGTTGGTGGCTTGTTTATCATATTAGTTACTTTTCCATTTTTTGCGTTAAAAAATTTACATGACATATAAAACTCATCAATTTCTGTAAGTTCTCTATCTTTTAACCATTGTATATAATAATTTTCACTTCTGCCGTGTAGTGGTCCTAAGACACAAACAGGCACATACACACCATACTTAGGGTTAGTAATGTTATTAGCTATTTGTGAATAGTACTCTGTGGGGTCCTCTAGTGGTAGTATCTCTGTCATTTCTTTCATACAATTATTTAAAGGCATAACGTTGGTGAACATTATTTTTTGTTCCTTTCTTAGGGGAGAATCGTAGAAATCAAATTTAAAAAAACTTCTTGTAAAAGCTTTTTTAGGTTTATGTAAATCTTTATCTTGGAAACCTAGAACATTAAAATTATCAACATACTGTAAAGTGTTAGGGTCCCAAAATTCAAAAGCGTAAGATATTGTGTTTGAGCCTCCACTAAATGTATTATTAACAGTGTTTCTATAAGCGTACCTGGTAGTTTCATAATCTTGTATTACATTTATATTATCTTGTAATTCAACCTCTTCCCACGTCCTAACTAATTGTTCATTACCTATTTCGTCAAATGTCTGCCCTATGGGTATAGTTATAGACTTATCTTTCGTTGAAGCTTTTATATTTACTCTATTGACAGCCATCAGTGTATTCGGTTAATATAGTTATTGTTGCTGAGGTTAGTGGGATTAATGCTGGCCCCACCGCCTCTATTTTAAATTCTAAATTATGGTAAGGGTAGTGAGCATCATTTAAATAGGGGTAACTAACACCATTATCCCCATCTTCATAAGCTTCTACCGGTAAAATTTCTCTCCACCTAAATGTTTCCTCTGATAAAGAATAAACAGCATACTGGGGTGATGTAAACAGACTATCATTATAACTTACATAATTAGAGAATTTTTTTACAGGTATCTTGTGGTGTGGATGGTATTTAAAGATAGAATCTACAAAATCATATCCTGGTGTACCACCAACTTTATACATCGCATCTCTATTAAATTTTAAGGAATGTCCTATTTCTGAAATTACTCTTTCTTTTAACTCAAAAGGGTTATATTCAGCAAAAGCACCTCTAAGTGTACTTCCACTTAATGGTAATGGATTTACCCCTAAATTACCGTTTTGAGTTACATTTATGGGGTGAATTGTGTTATCCACAAAAGGGTCTACCACCCCATTTTTTTTAAAGTTCCACCCCCAACCATATCCAGCTGGACTAGAATTACCACCAGGATTCCAATCCCAAACTAAATTTCTATTTGTAGTAAAAATTGTTAAATAAAATTCTGTTAAAGGCCTATTAAATTGGTCGTAATAATCATCACTATTAATATTATAATTACAATTCCATAAAAATGAATCGTATTCTTGGATTAAAACCGACTTTTGTTTATAGTTTGGTGTTCTTTTTGCTGGAAATATTCTTCCTCTTTTATTGTATATCCCTCTTTCAAAACCTGTTTTATCTAAAGTTAAATCATTAGGGTTTGTTATTAATTTATGTATTTGACAATAGTATTCAGATTTTGTCTCTAGCATATTTTCTGGGTTAGTGACTCTTTTTAAAGTACCTACTGGTTCTGTTGGTATTGAGGTAGCGTCTAACCCTAATGTGGTAATATTCATAACATAATCTTCAGAATTTTCTAATCCATTACCCAAATAATCTACTTTAAATATAGTTTGAGGCCCACTTACCGGTGCAAATACAGTAGTAATTGCTACATCAACTAGTAGATTAGCGTTACCAAAAGTAGTTGCCCCAGATTGTATTTCTATATATTCTCCTGGTGATACACCATGTCTTACCGGTGTTATTATTTGTAACACTTCTTTACCATCAGTATTGGTCACTCTGGGGGTAAAAGGGATACCATCTCCAGCTACAAACTGCATACCAGAAGGTGTGGTGTAGTCTGTATAGTATTCCATTGTTTGTTCTGGGTCTGCATCATGTACATAAGAAATATATCGCACCCAATTATCTTGGTGTGCTAATATTGGTTCCCAACCTGCTTGACTAGGGTCAATACCATATCTTTTAGGTGGTATCATGGTAAAAGTACTAGATGGTGGTAAACCGGAACAACTAGTAGGTGGTACTCCACCTAAAAGATGGGGGCACCCTATATAATCTGGAATAAAATACATTGAGTCCATAAAATAAGCATCTTGTGTGCTACCACTAATAATATTGTTGTAAAGTATATCTATTTTCCCATATAACCTATATTGGGTTGAGTATTCTCTTTCAAAGTCAAATTGGTCTCTTAGGTCTAAAACTAGGTTTCTGTCACCTTCATGTATTTGTTTTTGTGTGGATTCTAAAAACGGTTGTAATTGCAATTCTCTGTTAGGTGAACCAGCAAATTTAGATTCTCCTCTTACAATCCTTATGTTTTTTTCGTTACTCATTATATTACTGTATCTGATAATTCTTCATCTATATATTTCCTAACAAAAGTATTGAATGCTGTACCTCCAGGTCTTAAACCAAAATAATAAAATAATGGTTGTGAAAACACATAAGAATCACTACCTGGAATTGTACCATTAGTTACTGGGTAGTTGTTATTCGCAAATGAAAATGGTGGATTACCCATATAGTGTTGGAAATTACCACTACTTAGATATTGTGTACCCCCGGAAAGACCTGGTACGGCATTTGTGGGGTGTATTGTTGAACCTTCTGCATCAACAGAAGAAATTGCTGGTAAAATTGACATTGCTGGTCCAGGTACACCGAACGCATATCTATATTCTCCTAGAGTACCTAACCAGTCATTCCAAACAGTACCGTACCCACCAATTGGGACACCCCCAAGTGTACCACTCGCATTATGTAAATGCCATGGATAAAATGGTACAGTCTGACTAGATGCTGACAACTCCATAGTGACACAATCTATTAAATCCTGACCATCCATAATAACTGATGTAGAACCTGTAAATAATAATGGTTCCCACAAAAGATTATGTCTAAAGTTATTTGAATTATTTATATCGTTTACATTAAGAGCATTGGGTACGTAAGTTCCTCCCACAAAATTTGGTGATGGGTAAGTTAGTCCACTTGGTGGTAGTGAGTCTGTTGGTGATGTGGAAAATCCTGGACCGTTACCAACTGGGAATTGACACTCACAAGCTGTATTACCATTATTTGCCTCATATCCTGCAACACCTAACATACAATTTTGCATAAGTGCTTGTGCTACATCACCACCAATTTCATATTCAGGACGAGGAAAGAACGTAGACATAGATGCCTTTGGATTTTGCATCTTAAGATTATAGGTATCAGAAACTAGTTCTGTTATGTCTTGGAATGTTGTACTACCTATCTGGTCAGTCACAGAACATTCGTTAGCGTATTTAGGGTCTAAACATATTTGTTGTATACATTGGTTTCTAGACCCCATATCTACCATTGTTGTTGGAAAAAGAATATGTCTGTCTTGGTCACCCTTAGCGTGGTTACTACCACTACTACCCGCAAAAGCCCACCAAGGATTATATACACCATCAGTATCACCAATAAAACTTCCTTCTAGTGGTTGGATACCGTTAACTTTAAATGGTGTGGACCTATAGTAAAAAGTATGTTCTGTTGGGTGTAGGTAGGTTAATTTTTTACACCACTGGGAATTGGTGACGTAGGTATCATTGGCGGTATCATATTCTACCTTAGCTCTAAATTGGAATTGGTATAAGAATCCACTTACCCAACTATTTTCCCAAAAATAATTCATAATACCATTACATAATGCCTGTGATACTTTTTCTCTTCTGGTCCATTCTAATAAAACTCTAAGATTATAGTTCTCAGCGACACAGTCTATATTAAAACATATTATTTTTACATAACAACCACCACCTGCTATACCATCCGTCGGGTCATTACTTGTACTTGGGTCACCCGAAAAAGAAGAATTAAAACCATAATAGTCTGGGCAACATATTCTTGTCTCATCTGTTTGTGCACAACAATCATGTGACCACTTGCCACCAAAATCATCACCTACAGCACCATTACCTGGTGGACATTGTGGTACACAAGTGGAACTTGCAGAGTATGTGGTACCCCCACTCATCCCCCAAGGTAGACCTCCTGGACATGGCCATTTAGAAGCTAAATATATAAGAGAGTCTGACTTACTCATATCCCCCATAGTTCTACACATACATTTTTCACATTCTGGATACTTGGTTTGTCTTAAAGTAAATAATACGAACCCCATTCTTAACCCAAAATATTTACAGTCAGCACCACAACCAAAACAATCAGAACCCCCGAGACAAATTTGACCACATTCTTCTGGTGGGGGGGACATAAAACTAGACATTCTTAATATTGTAAAACCCCATAGTGTTATATGGATACAGTATATCGCACACCACATCCAACATATTAACCACACGACAAACAATACAACTGCTAGTACTAAACTAAGAAGTGCGGCTATTGTAGTAACGAGTAATGTTAAAAACATGTAAATCATCCCTAAGAAATCTATAAGGAACATCCAAAGAAATACCATTAAACTAGGAGCTCTTACAGCACTATTAATTGGAAAAAACATTGCAGTGGTCGCACATTGTTGGTCTGATTCTGGTAATATATTTTTTATCCCCACAAATTGTCTTCTACCACCATGTTTTATGTGGTCATGAAATTGTGAGAATGTGTACACCCTATTAAATGTCATATCATAAAAAACATCTTTTGCTCCAGGCATTAAATTTCTTTGTGCCCAAGGATTGTAGTCACTATAATTTACAGAAAAAGTATAAGTACTAGGGTCTATCCCTGGCCAATCACCATTACTATCACCAGCCCAAGGGTCATAAAATTCTCTAATATTAGGCACCAAATAACTAGCTATCCTTCTCTCTCTAGCTCCTCCAGTTGCCTGTTCTGGTCTAATCCTAAACCTACATCTTGTTCTAGTTGGTACGCCCACACTTGGGTCGTCAGATATAACCATTTCTCCAAATTCATTGGTAATCATATAATCTAGATTCATCGGAATATGTACTAGAAAGGAACCGGAATCATCAATAACCCTACCTCCATTTGGTAGGTAGTATCTTTCTAGTATGGGTACTTCTCCACCTAGTGGTGCCCCCCAACCTCCAGCGGTATATGCTGGGTAAGCATTTGGGTCATTTTGAAAAAATGGGGTATATCTTATACAGTCTATTATTCCTGGTCTTGAGATTAAACTACATAGTTCTCCCATAGCTGCTTTAGGTCTACAATTTCTATTAACAGAATCTTTATCGGTGTCAGATGCTGTACTACCCATAAAAACAGCATTGGGTTCTAATTTAAACCCGGTAACACCTAAATCAAAATCTACTCTAGTAATTGCAGCTCTACAAAATTCTTCATCACCCCAAAAAGGTCTAACATCTATAGATTTTTGTTGACTTAGTATTTGTGGTAGACTATCTATAATAATGTCGTCTTTGAATTTTGCCCCATCAAAGTCAGAGTCTGGAAATCCTTTTATTTTAAAATCTTCTGGTAGAAGTGAGAAACATCCTATGTCACTCACATCAACATCCATTATAATACTTTGGTCTCCGACTGGAACACCATATATCATAAAGTCACCCGACTCATTAGTTTTTACAGTAAACTTATAGTACTTGTCATATACGTATTTAACATCTTGTTTATTTAAAACATCATTTAGTGTTGGGAAACTACCGACAGTAACATGACAATCGAAATTTGGTTCACTACTGAGTAGATTATATCTTTTACCTTCTTCGGTTACATCAAAAGGTTCTTTAAATGGGTAAAGTTGTTTTATTACTTGGTTTTCTGCGTCTTCATCAGTTAAAGGAATAAAAATAGAAACTTTGGCATTTGGTATGCCGAATCCTCCATTTGTTATGACTCTACCGATTACCACACCAAAATCAGCACACATACGTGTGTAAACTTCTTGTTGTGTTAGTGAAAGACTTAGGATTTCTAGTAAGTCAAAGTTTTGGTTTAGTTCAAAAGTTACATTCTTGTCTTTTGCACCACCAACTCTAACGTCTGTCCTTACTCTAAATGATTTACCCATAGTTTATATTATTACACCCCATAAAATAATTTATTGCATTTATGGTGCTTATAACATAAATAGTTCCACCATTAAAACTAAAAGTACTCAACATGCGGTTATAGTAAAGATTATTAAAGTACTGGTTTAGATGGTTTTTTGTATCTAATTGCTATATCTTGATTTGGAAAACGTATCTGGAGTATCTCGTTAGGTTGAGCGTAAATAGTGTCGTCAATCAATCCTATTTGTTTTGTGGTAGCGTTAACGTAAGGTTGGGTTGTTACCGATTGTGAATAATTGCCACCTACTTTATTAAATACTATTATATCAGTTAGGTTTAATACTCCTGGTTGGTTCATTATAAAAGCTCTTAAACTACCTAAAGCTAGGTCTTCTCCTAACTCCATTTTGTCAACAGCAAAATAATCACTTACTTTTGTTATGACATTTGTTACTATTTCACCTTCATTCGCATCTTTTTCTAAAATTAGGTCAATAGAAAAAGCTAAGTCTATTACTCTAGCCGCACCAACAACAACATAATCATTTATCATTCTATAATTAGATAAATAATTAGCGATATTATTTTTAAGTGTGTTACTTACTAGTGAGGTTAATTTACCATCTGGGGTATATGAAAGTACATTAACATTAACTTTATTTTCTATTTCTGTAACACCAACTTTTGCTGGTGCACCAAATGTTGCTGGCATCGTTCTTAATTTAGAAACATAATCATTAATTGTAACCCCTCTATTCTGTGCTGCAAAATTAAAAGAGATGTAATTTCTTATTTCATCTGGTGTCATTTGATTTGCACCCCCTATAGCCGCAGTGGTATTAGTTACAGCTAAACTACTAATTACCGTCTGATTTATTTGTTGACTTGGTCCACCAACCATAAAATCTACATTACCTACAGTGTTAACTGCTCCCGCTCCAATATTTGCGGCTTTACCACCACCAACTCTATATTGTATGAATAGTGTGGTATTTGCTTTAACAGAGTTACCTAAAGCTATATTATTTAGAAATTTAGACATATTTAACTTAACCCCTTTTGATGCAAAATCATCTAATAGGTCTTGTGAAGTTTGGTTTCCACTCCCAAAAGTTAAATGGAAAAACCCTTCCGGGGTAAATTCCGTTATAAATCTTTGTGGTACTGTTATATATTTACCAACTTTAATACCTGGTGTATCTGCTGGTATAGATGGGTCCAACACAAAAACTTCATTTTGTGCTAAGGCTTCCACTTCGTACCATTTATTAGATACTGTTGATAAAAATTCACTGTTTGATGGTATGGTTTGGTATCCTAGTCCTGGTTTTTGTATAACTGAAGTTACACCTATAACGTTTTTCTCTGGTAAAAATATTTGGTAAAATGGTTTACTGTCAGCGTCCGTAATTTCTTTTTTAAACACTTTAGTTATTCCGTTAACCACAACTTCTCTTTTAACTATTGTATAGTTTTGGGTTATCCCATTGGCATCTTTATTAGGTATTTTAGTTTGGTTTGGTACTCCTTCTGCATTATATTGTGATGAAAAATCACAATCTTCTACAAGTTCAAATACTTGACCTGCACCCCTAAATTGTGAACCCGCTCTTAGTCTCCCTAAATATTTAAAATCTTCTTTATCCCCTAAAACTGGCACTATGATAGATAAATCTAAAACTGTTACTGAAGGTCTATTTCCTGGTATTTTTAAACCATAAGTTTTTGCTATGTTATATAATGAACTTCTTTCCTGTGCGTATTGTAGTACTGTTTCTTGAAAAGTTCTGTCTATTTGGAAGTTTAGGTTGTCTGCAACTGCAGCGTTAAGGTCTAAAAATACAGAGTATATAGATGCGTCATTTGCATTTTTAATTAAATCTGGGTAATAAGTATTAGTTAATCTTAATAATTCATTTCTAATACCTAAAAAGTCTCTTTCTGTATAAGCTATTTTTTTCTGTGCCATCCTATAAATCTATTATAACAAAATCTTTAGTTTCAAACACACCGTCTCCAGATGTATAATCAATTCTAACTCTCATAGAATAATTTCTTTGTGCCTCACCAACAAAACTCATATTTCCATCATCCATTGATAAGTCGGTATTTTGTGAGTTTATTTTTTCTTCGGCTTTTAAATCTTCTAAAGTTTTTACCTCCACATTATTTATAGTTAAACTAGGTATATACTTATCTACAGCTTCTCTTATTTCTCTTTCTATAGATATTTTAGTTGTGGTATCCATTAATTCAAATATATATTTACTTAAATTAGTACCAAAATCTGGCAAAAAATATCTAGAACCCTTTGGTGTAACTATTAGGTGAATAAGGTTTGACCTTACTTCACTATCTGTATCTGTATTTAACCCAAGAAAAAAACCTTCTGGACTATCTACAAATGGAAATGTTATACCGTATCTTTGTGTTGGCATTTCTTTTTTATAATAAATACTTCAAAGATTGGTTTATTATGGTGTTAGTTGTTACGTTAATACTTTATTGTTTTGTTGGTGACTTGGTTGGTATGGGCAGTGTCTACAATTATTACCACAACAGTAACCTCTTTTTTTGTGATACTCTTCTGTCATTACCATTCGTCCTTCCTCCCAGTAAAAATCTTTTGGTTGTAATTTAGGTTTTATAAATTCTCTATAATATAATTCTTCAATCCAGTCGTCTTTTCTTTTCATTTTAATTTATATTAGATAATAAATGGTGACCCTAAAGAATCACCATTTATAATAATTTATTTTAAATTTTACGTTAACTTAACTCAACTTCTTTTTCTTTATCAATAGATTTCATATCAACATCTATTTCACATTGTCCACCAGCACAAGCTAACTCACCAGTTAAATTAGTATTGTCATCCAATTCAACAACTTTACTTAAATCAACATCTTTTAAAGATTTCATCATTTCATTATATTGTTCTTCTGTAATGTCTTCAAATGGTGCCTGAGTATAAGTACCTCCATTGTATGGTAATACAGATAAACCATTATAAGATTTTCTATTTTCCCACATCCATTCTCCAGCTAAATCCCAATCACTCTCTTTTAACGATATTGTTGCCGATACATTATGTGAGTTTGAGCCGTTTCTATGTCCTGATTTTACCCATTCTGTAGCCACTTTTTTAACTCTCTCTAATAAATCAAAAGGTGATTCTGTTCTGAGTATAGAACCTTTTGGAGCTTTTTGTGGTATACTAATAACAGCGGTATCGTGTGGTCTGAAATATTCGTCTTCAACAAGTTCAGGGTGGTTAATATTTAAATAAGTATATATTGCTTCATTCTTACCAACCCTAACTCTTCTAATATAATAGTCGTTATGCCATGCATGAATTCCTGATGATGTTCCTAAAGTTAAAGATGTTGTTCCTGCCGGTTTAACTGTTGTACATCTTGCTGATGGGTTGATGTCTATTAATTTAGCTACCCTAGTATTTTCTCTTTTAACTAGACTTGCAGCTTTTTTCATGTCGTATTTTAGTACTTTTCCAGAACCTATACCTGTCATTGATACACCAATTAAAGCATCTTTTTCAGTAGTTTCTTGCCAAACTTCTCTTAAGTAATGAAACGAAGTGTACCCTGCTTGAAGTGTGCCAATAAATGCTGCTGCTTTTACTCTCTCATTTAAGTCTTCTTGAGACTCTATATTTGATACGTTTACCTCACAAAGATTACAGAATTGATTTGGTCTTAGTGCTATTTCACAACAAGGATTAGTCCCCCAATCTTTGTCATTATTTAAGTATATACCCGGTTCCCCTGCTCCTGATAATTCAACTCTTTTCCATAAATCCATAAAAAACTCTTTTGTTATTTTATGTCTCATTAAACAAGCTGAATTATTAGCTCTACCTCTTTGTGGGTTTAATTCCCACCAGTTACCAGCTTTACACCCAATCATAGCATCGTCATCAGCACTAAACAAACTAATAAGAGCTGCTCTACGTATTCCACCTGCCAATACCGCGTCTGCAATATGACATACAATATCGTGTACTTCAATAGTTGTAAGTTGTTCTCCATTTTCTTTTTGATTTAATAAACCTTCAATTTTCACTAAACATTCTTTTAGTGGTTGAGGTCCTGGTGCTTTACCACCTGATGTTATTAATCTAGCTCCTTTTGGTCTAATATCAGAATAATCAAATTCTACTCTACTACCACCACCATTCATATATGTTTTCATAAGAACTTTAATTGCGTCTGCCCATCCTTCAATACTATCACCAATTAAAAATCTTTTCTTTCTTTTTGGGTATGGTTGTTGGATTACGGGTAATTTTTTTACATGGTGTTTTTGTACCGAATATCCAACACCTGTACCTCCCAGTAATAAAAACATTGTCTCACTAAAAGAGTCAATATGGTCAATAGGTACATAAGCACAGTTATAGATTCTATTAGGACTAATCTCAATAGGTTTACCACCAAATTGCATACTTCTCATTGAGGGTAAAACTTTTTTATCATAAACAAATTTGTATTTTTGTTCTATTTCTTCTTTTAAATGCGGATATTTTTTTATGTGCATTTTTTTATTTCGGGTAACTAATTCATCCCATGTTTCTCTTCTATTTAGTTCCGGTATATACTTAGCGTACTTCATGTAGACAGTAATATCCGACAGAATCTTATTTGATACTTCCATATTTGTGCTTTTTATTAATTATTTTTATTTATTACTTGTTCTCTTCTTTGTAGAGCTCGGGCAACTCTTTCTCGATTTCTGTTAGTTTTTTCTTCCTCGAAACCAAGGAATGTTTGTGTAGTTTCAGTGTCTATTTCTAAAGTTCCATTATCAAATTTACAATTTTCAAATATGACACCATCTCTTCCTAGTCTTGATTTTACAATAGCTATAGTTGCTAACCCCATTTCTTTTTGTTGTAAAGTCTTTGCGACTGAGATAATTACATGCCCAACTTGTGCTTTCTTAATGGAACCACCCATTTGGTCTGTGGTTACAACATCTGAAGAAATAGAACTTCTGTTTCCTTGTGTTGCTGTCCAACCTGCTATATTTAATTCGTGACACATCCCCTCAAATTTTCTCATAACAGAACCTTCACCTTTCCATTCATCATTAAATGAACGGTCTGGCAATATACAGTCAATATAATCAATTAATACTATATCTATTTTAGTTCCTTCAGATATAATTTTTCTTACTTGATTTTTAATCTGTAAGATTGTCATTTCATCCGAAGGTAATTTTTTTAATATTAATTTACCTCCAGTTTTTTTCATTTCATCTGCTTTATCTAATACGGTTTCTTTATGGTTACTTAACTCATCGTTAGGTATTCCCGTCCAACAGGTGAAATGTTTTCTTTGTATAATTTTAGGGTTATCTTCAAAAAATATTTGTAACACATTATAACCCATATTAAATGCTGTATTAGCAAATCTAGTTAACATAGTGGTCTTACCAACACCTGTAGGTGCTAAAACCACACCTATTTCCCCTTTAGCCAAACCACCATTTAGTATATTATCTAGTCCGTCAACTCCTGTTGGTAGTGGGTGCCTATAATCATCCTCTAATAGTTTTTCTAATTCTGTAAAAATTTCAAAACTACCCATATCACCATCACCGATTTTAATAGCATCACGTATATATTCTTCACACTTATCATAACTTTCAAAATCACCTTTTTCCATTATATTTTCAACTTTTTTAATAGCTTTTTTAAGTTCTTGTTGTTTACAGAACTTAATAGATTTTTCTTTAATAAATAAATGGTCTTCAAATGAGACTTCTTTAATTTCTTTTAACATGTCAAAAATATTTTTTCTTGCCATTTCAGAAGAAATTTCTATCCTTGTTAGTTGGTCTAAAGCGTCAAATGAAGGTGCTGTTTGGTATTTTTCATAATACTCCTTAATTAATTGCATAATCAATCTGAAGTATTGGTTGTCAAAATATTTAGCAGTAATTGCATCAATTATTGACTGGAAAAAAGTATTATCTGTTACTATTAGGTTAATTAATTTTAATTGAAAGTTATAACCTAAATAACCAAAATTTTTATTATCTGTCATATTTTTTTATTCTTTTAATAAATACTAGATTAGTTGACCATTAGGTCATAATCTTGGTAGTTGGTTGTAACTTTTCTTTGTGATAGTACTCCGGTCAATTCTCTTAATATATAAGATATTTGTGGTCTTATATCTACCGTGTATCTAACTTTTGGGGGATAGATGGTGGCAGGTGTAATTGTGTCGTAAATTACCTTGTTTCCTTTTTTTATAGTTATCGTAAAATACTCATCTTCTGAACCTTCATCTAAAACATTTTCTCTATAGTTACTTTCTAATAAATATAAAGTTTTAAGTTTTAAGTCATCCACAATATCAGTAATTACACCTTGCACTGCATAATGTAAGTCTATTGAATTTGTGGCTCTGTTATTAAAGTTTCTAACTGAAAAGAATCTTTGACAAACTATGTTATTACCTAATTTTAATACGAATTCACACTTTTGTGTGTTTTCTCCTTTTTGTTTAATTTTACTCATCTTTTTTTATTTTTATAAAAATCTTTTTCTATTCTTGTTAATCTTAAAAATGGTCTCACAAAATCTACCCAAGAGTCATCTTTCTTTGGTAAAATATTAAGAATTCCATCTGACATCATCAAGTCCAAGGCATTTTTCCAATGTCTACCATCTGGGTCTATAGCCTCTTTTGATAAATCTTTTATTCCGTTTACGGCATCTTTAGTTAGAAATTGTTCCCCAACACCAATAATTTTATAATTTGTTTCTAATATAGAACTATCTGGTTTTTTTTGTGTCACACCTTCTAATATATTTTTTTCTTTTTTATTTATTTTCTTTTTAGATTGTATTGTTTTTAATATATCCTCTAGACTTACTTTTTCCTCTAAAATTTCTGGTTTTATTTTTACTAATGATTTTATCCCAACCATTTTTATCCCATATATATTATCGGAAGAATCTCCACATATGGTTTTTACAACCCTAACATTAGATGATGGTATGTTAACACCATTTAAAGGTACTTTCTCACCATATTTAAATAATTTGTTTAAAGAAATTATATGTACAGAAACATTTTTACCAATCAACTGTAATAAATCTCTATCTGAAGTTAATATAATAATGTTTTCTTTTTGGGCTTTTTTGGTGTAGTGCGCTATACAATCATCGGCTTCACACCATTTGAATGTTGCTTGTCGGACATAAAGTTCTTCTAGATATTCTTGTACTCTTAACTTTTGTTTAGCGTATGATTGTAGGTCATCTTGTGGTTTGGGTTTTAACCTCCTATTTAATTTATAATCTGGGTATAGTTCAAGTCGGGGCTTTGTATTATCTTCCCCATCCCAAAAAACGACAATTTTAGTTAATAGATAGGTGTCTATTAGTTTTCTTAAGGTATTAAGAAAATGGTATAGACCACCTATATGGTCAGTACCATTATACATATTTTTTATACCATGAAAACCTGTATTTAATAAGGAATTTCCGTCAACTAATAATGTTCTTGTCAAAACACATTCTTAAAGGGTTAAACAATTTTTTTACTTTACTACTTCTAATAATTCAATTTCGAAACTCAAATCTTCACCAGCTAAAGGATGGTTCATATCTAAGTTTACACTCTCCTCATCAATCTTTACAACTTGTCCCTGTACTGGTCTTCCTTTATCATCTTGTCCTTGGATAAAACCATTTAGTTCGTATTTTAGAGATTCTGGAAATTCACTTTTTTGTACTGTTATCACAGCCTCAGTAATATATTCACCGTAAGCTTCTTTAGCTTGAATATCTACTTTAGCGGTACTACCAACCTCTAAGTCTTTAACAGCATCATTAAAACCTTTTAGTAGTTTACCATCATCGATTACAAATTCTAAACCCTCACCTCTTTCTCTTGAGTTGTCAAATTTAGACCCATCTTTTAAGGTGCCTATGTAGTGCACTTTTACTTTGTCTCCTGTTTTTATTTTAGTCATTTTCTTTTTCTATTTTTAAGTCGAAATCACCACCAACCCCTAATTGTTCAGACCAGAAGGTAGCATTTTCTTGTTTATACTTTTCTATTGATTTCTTTTCTTCACTAGCTTCTCTTCCAGCAATGAATCCGTGTGGGGTTATAAGTATTTTACCATCCTCATAACCCAAACCATTAACATGATTTTTCATAATGGTTATTTTTGTTCTGGTAGCAAATTTTACTTTTCGTTTCTCTTTAACCGCAGTAATATTTGTTGTACCACCATTTTTTTGATTACCGAATCTAAATACTAATGTAGAATTCAACCACAATGATTCCCCACCTTTTGCTTTAATTTTTGGTTGTCCAAATGGATTGTCCGGTAACTCTACCCATGGTTGGTTAACCACCACAAGGGTGTTGGTGTATTTAGAATCTTGTCTTCTTGATTTACCTATTCTTTGGTTTAGTCCCATACCTATTTTATCAGCGAGAGTGGCTGCATTATGCATTTTACCACCTTTACCTTCAAAAGTCATTTTACAGGGTACTGAACCAACAGAATCCCATAGAAATAATAAATCATATTCTAATTCACCTTTATCCTGTGCATCAAGTAGTGTATTAATATAATCTGTTATCTCTTCAATGTATTGAAAGTCGTTGTTAAAAAGGAAGAATCCGTCCCAGTCTATTTCTCCAGTGGTTTTGTCCACAACTTCTTCACAGTCAAAACCTAAAAGTTTTGCGTGTTCAAAACCCCATTTTTGTTCGGTAATAATTAAAACAGGAAGAATTCCTTTTTTTTGTGCATCCACGGCTGCTTTTATTAAAGCAGTTGTTTTGCCAGTATCCGAATGTCCTAAAAACATTTGTAAGTGCCCCATCGCTGGTCCTGGTAAACCAGTAGCATCAAGGAAAGCTTTCCCTAAATCAAAAAATCTTTCTGGTTTAAAGTTAGCTTTCTTTGAGAATTTATTTTTCAAATCTGAAAATGTTCTTTTTTTCAATGCCATATCCCTAGTTAAAATGGTAAGTCTTCATCTTGTGGGTCGTTTGCCTGTGGGTCTGAGGTACTACCTAATGTTGTTGTGTTGGTAGTATTTTTAGTAGCGTTTGGGTCATCGTAAACATATTTTTTAAGTTCAGAGTCCCACACTGGGTCTAGTCCTTTAGAAATTGCTTCCAAGTATTCAACAGGTTTTTGTGAATAAACATCTTTCCATGTTCTTTCATCTCCTGACCATTCTTTTACTTTATCAGCATCTTCTGATAATTTTCCTGGGTCTTCGTACATAACAGAAGATACTGTTGTATATTCACCTCTACCACCTGGTAATGGTACCGCCTGTAGAATTAAGATAAGGTCTCTTCCTTCATTAATATCTGTTACATCACCTTTATTTCTCCAGATTGGAATGATTTTGTCAATTGGTCCGTCACCTTTCCAATTATGTTTGAATCTCCAAAACTTAACACCGTCTTCTTCATTATCTCTATCCACAACTTTTACAATGTAGAATTTTTGTGAACGATAAGAACGTGCTAATTCTTTTGATTGTGCGTCACCAGCTAACCTTAAAGCTTCTTCAACTTCATTTAATGGACTTCTTTCACCGGATGGTTTTCCAGTTTCATCTTTTCCTGGGTCATAAAGTTTTTGCCACCTTCCCTGTACTTGTACATTGTGGAAAAATACTTCCTTAAATGGTGATGAACCATCTGTAGTAGGTACTATTCTGATTCTTTTTTCTCCTTGTTTTGTTCCTTTTGGTAACATAATGGAAAGATATTGTTTCATTCTTTCTTCTGATGTCATTTGTGGTTTTGTGGAACCACCACTTTGTTTGTTTTTCTCGTATTGAGCTAAAACTGCATCTAAACTATTACTCATAAATTTTCTTTTTAAATATTATTAATTAATAAACATATGTATAAATGTACACATATATTATTGGTATGTCAAATAAATATGGGGGGGAAATTTAATCTTCGTCTTCCGCGTTTGGGTCTCCGAAACTTTTTTGGATATCTACGTCACTGTAGTCTTCTACAGCGTCTTTGGTTAAAACATATTGTTTTTTACCTGTTTTGTCAAACACTTCTTCTTTGTCTGTAAAAAAATCACTAAGTGTCTTATTATAAGGGCCACTATCATGTTTTCTTAAACCTAATTTTTCTTCTGGTGTTCTTGGTCTATATTCTTCTAATTTATCTTCTAGACTACTAATTTTAGTAGCTACATCTTCCATAGAGGATAATTGACTCTCTAGGTCTGAAAGTTTTGTCATTAAATCCTCTAGACTTTGTGTGTTTTTAGATAGAATATCGGTTTGGTCAGATAGTTCTGTATTTACCTCATCTTGTTTACTAACTAAATCAGTAACATCAAGTTCTGTAGTGTCGTCTTCAGTACCCATATCAGTATCTATATCGGCATCTAAATCCATTTCATCTTCAACAGCCACACCCTCTTCACCACCTTCATCTTCAACAGGTACTTCTTCAGTATCAACTTCTAATTCTTCATCTTCCAATTCTGGAACTTCTTGTTCAGCCATTTCCATACCGAATCTTTTCGCTAATCTTTCAACATGACTTCCCATACCAAGATTACTAACACCACCAACATCATTACCAATAGCAGTAACTGTCTGTTCATTCAAATTATCACTGTTGTGGTTAATTTGGTTGAATCTTTTAAGTTCTTCTAGGATAGATTTTTCTACTTTTTTACCCATTTAATAATTGTTTTACTTGTCCTGATGGAGATTCTACTTGAACTTTTCTGTTGACTCTTATACTGTTTTCTACTCTTTCTATTAAACCATCTCTACTTCTAATGGTGTAACAAATCCCAGTATCTAAATCACAAACTTGTTGTCCTTCAGGTGTTTGTCCGTTTTCAACAATATTATCTGTTTTTTTACATAAAAAATTTCCTAATTTTTGTCTAAGTTCTTCTGTTATCATAATATATTAGTATATCTATAAATATACGTAAATTCATTAATAGTCAATATTATAACTTATTGTCGTGTTCTAGGTAAAAATTCTGCAGGGTTTAAATAATGTTCTACTATTTTACCTTCTTGTTTAACACCTCTTTTTATTTCAAAATGTAGGTGTGTACTTTTAGATAATCCACTATTACCCATTTTACCAATTACTTTATTTCCAGAACCAACACCTATAAACCCTCTTTCTATTGGGTCGTTTACGTTTACAGTTATACCTTCCCTCAAAAAAGCGTATCGTGTTAGATAGTAAGCTGTCCCTTCTTCTGGTGGGTCATTATTTAGTATAGTTTTAACCTCAACATGATTACCGTATTTAGCACAAGATTCACTTTCTTGTAATGGTTTACAACCATCAACAACTTTAGTTACTACACCATAAACAGCCGGATAAATTTCAATACCACCATTTTCATCATTTGCAAAATCTATATTATCTGAAGTAGGACATATATCCACACCTAAATGTCGTTTTTCTGGGTCCTCATTTGGTGTTACTATAAATGTTCCCGCACTTAAGGTAACATCAACCCACCTTACATTATCAGTGTCTAATGGTGGTGTTTGGTATGTTACACCAGTAGCTATGTAATTATTTTGTTTAGGGTTTAATTTTTTCTGACTTTCAGTAGCACTTAATCCATCATAATATAAATCTATAGGTATCTTTTCTAATCTGTCTTCGGCTTTTTCATATAATTTAACATTAACTCTTTGTACTAGGTCACTTATAGCTGGTAAAGTTGGTTTTGGTACTCTAACTCCTTCAAATGTTGTTTCTATTGTATTTGGTCTAATTTCGTGTTCAACATTAATAATTAAATAAGGCCCATTAAACATTGGTAAGTATCTTAGTTGGAAATATTGTGTTGGTTGTATCGTTACGTTACCCACACATGTAACCCTTGCTGTATAGGACCTACTAGCGTATACATTAAATAAAGAAACCGATGCTGGTGATGTAGAATTTCCACCCCCTGAATCTGCCATACTTTGTAGTATCTTAAAACTCTCTGAGGTATTTTGAAATTGTGATTGGTCTAGTGTTATTGATTCAAAAATGTTTTGGTTGGGTATACCAAAGTCTACGTTGAACCCCATCACCTTATTTGACTGTTCTTTATTGCCACATTCTTGTGTTACCAATGGGGAGTTTGGTGAGTTATAATTAAATGAATCATTATTATAACCATTATTAGGTGTTTTAGCGTTTAGTTGTGATGATGGTTTACCTACGTATTGACATAGGAAAGCCGGTGCTGAATCTATATAATCTACAGTTTTAAATGTACCGAACATTGCATTTCCTTGAGCTTGTGTGTCGGTACCTTTTTTTTCCACATTAAAGAAATTTATATAAGAAGGTAGTGGTATAAAATTAAAGTAATTGTTAGCTAATATAATACTTAAGTAACTTGAGACACTCTGTGTTAATGTTTTAGAGTTAGTGTCGGTAAACGGAGAGTCTAGTTTGAGTATGTCCCATATGTTAATTATTGCTTCGTCACCAATGTCTTGGTTTGCCCTATCTAAAAATAAAAATTTCTCAAATAACGTTTGGTCTGTAAGGTTAGTCCCAGAAACCCACCTATCATTTATTATTTTAAACTGATTATATAACTCTAATTTTAGGTCATCAGACTTAACTTCTGGTCTATCATCTGTAACCACATCTAATGTGGTATCATCAGTTTCTAAATTTTGTTTTATATTTTTTTGTAGTTCGGTTAATAAAGTTTCAGCGTATAGTTCTTCCGAAGTCTTTAGTGAGTCTATACGAGCCATAAAAGTATCTAAAAATGTACTCGCTGGAGTGGTTCCATTTAAACTAACATGACTAGCGTATAGTTTAATAAAGGGAGCAAATGATATTATATTATTTGTATTAAATTGCATACCATCTGGAGTGATTTTATTAATACTTTGGAAAAAATTATACATTGGATTTGAGTCATCAGCATCAATTAACATGCCAAATTGATTTGAACTGTCTGGATAAAACTCCCCAACTTCAAGTCTCATTGTTTGATGTTCTGGGTTACCTGCAGGAAAAAATCCACCAGCTAGTGGTATCGCTTGTCCACTAGGATAACTACCGTATAGTTCAGTTAAATTATTAAATACCTCATCTTTGTTATTATTAATATCACGAAGTTGTGTTAGTCTTTGTAATAAAGTTTCATTATTTATAACCAAATCTAAATTAGTAGTACTTCTATGGATATATTCTACTTTTTTACTTAAAAACTGAGACATGGAATGGTTAAACTTTAAAAATTGTGCTTCTGCGAGTGATTTAGAGTTAGTCCCCCCACCGGCATTAAGACCACCAACAGTAGTTAACCAAGTATCTTCTACCACAACTAATTGTTTAATTAACCCTTTAAGGGAACCACCCAAACTAGTAGAACCTCCTGGTGTGGAAAAAACTAAAAATTCTCGTTCAAATTCATCTAGTTGTTCTTTATTAAACACACCTCTGAGTACTTCTATACTATCATAGAGTCCTGGATTACTAAAACTCCAAGATTCTTGTTCATTTTGTTCTGGATTAATTTTTTTAAAGTAGTCTCCAGGTCCAGATTTATACGCTGCTTGGTGTTCGAAATAACCGTAGTGTGAAGCACCCCATAATAATCTACATGCTCCATTATGTAACGCAGCGTTACCGTAGGTTGGTGTTTCGTAAGTTGAAGCGTCGGTACCGTCAAGTCCTCCAGAAGAAGGAAAAAGTATGGTATACTCCGAGGTCTGTGGTGAGTTAGGGGTACTCACACCAAAAACGGGGTCAGCAATATTAGTGGACCGTAAATAAACATTATAAAATCTTACATCTACACCATCAAATGAGGTGTAGTTAATATCACTATTAGGTTCTATAGTTAATGGAGCATTTCCCGCAGTGTCTATAAGGTTATTCAATTGTTGTCCTGGACCAATATTACTATAACTATCGTTATCACTAGCTATGAATTGGACTGTATCAACTAATGCTGGGTAAACCCCCACTCTCATAGTAGTATTGTTAACGTTACTTTCTTGACTTACATAGGGGTAGGTGTTTCCATTTTGTAAAAATGTATAGTGATTTAGAGTATTTAAAGCTGTTTCATAAACACTACTTGGACCTGTATACCCTAAATAACTAACAAATCCCAAATTACCCCAAATAGAACTTAATGGGTCTACTTGTGTTTGTACTTCTGTTTTGTATCTCCACCAAACTGAACCAATTCTTAATATTAAAGCTACTGGTAAATTATGAATAGCAGGCATCTGATTAAACATCTGTGATATATAATTACCAAATTTATCATTATCACCATCCTTATATAATGCTTTTTCTCTTAGTGTCGGTAGTGGTAATGAATTTAAAAATAAATAAGCAGCTTGTGTATATGGATTTGGGGTTCCTACTTTATCTCTTTCCACACCACCAATTAATGCGTTTATAAAATAAGGTGTGTTTAACATAGACGTTAACCTTACAGCAGCCATTTCTATATTGGTACCTCCCGTAGGGGGTATTGTAGATACTGTTGGGAATCGATGTATTTCACCTTCTGTTATAAATTTATGTTGTATGTAATTTTCATATGTTTCATCTACCGTACCTATGGTGTTAAGGTTGTACGCTCCAAGTCGTCTATACAACATTTTTTCTGAGTCTTCTTCTATAAAATTTGTCCTACTGTATTTTGCTCTTGTTAAGTACATCGTACTCCAAGTGTCGGTTAAAACATTTTTTTCATTTATGTCATACTGTACGTTTTTACTTATATTAAAAAAATCATTACTACTAATTGTGTTTCCATTAGCAAAGTTTCTTCTTACCCAATTACCAAAAATACAAGGAGCTAAGTCATAAGCACTATTACTCTTTCCCTCTAATAATATCTCAGTATTCAATTCAAAATCTTGACTTCTAACTGAAAATAAAGATTTATTATAATTTAATGTAAAGGTTGGTTTTACTTCATATGGTGTGATAATACCGTACTGTTGATATAGGACAAACCTAAAAGGGTCAGCATCCTTTAAAATTGTTAACATTTGGGTTAACCCCCCTAAATCTAAAAATACTTGTTTTTGTGTACTATAATTTTTAATTCTTTGGTATAGGTTTAAAGCGTCGTATTTTGCTAATTCTCTGAGAGCTGGATTAATAAAACTAGATGTACTTAACACACCTGTTTGTCCCACATATCTAGAAAATAAACCACCATTTAAAACCGCTCTTTGAGTTCTATCTAATATCTCAAACCATATATCCAAATCTTCTATACTAAAATAAGGGGTAGATGTAGGTGGCCAATCATATACTGTTATTGGGGTCCAGTCTTTATCTACAGCCTTATTATCAACTGTTGGGTTAAATAAGCTAAACTTATAGTTGGTGGCTTTAGTGTATTCTTCTACGAACTCGACCTCGGGCCATATTTTTGGGTTATTAGCTAAAGTATTAGCTATAACATCTGAAGCACCTGGATAAGTTAAAACAGAATTTGTTGTGGTACAGTTACCACCTTTTTGTTGTTCCTCAATTTTATAATATTGAGGCCATGGATACACTATTTGGTTAGTTGCGTTGGAGTCATCGGATGAAACTGCTGCTGCCAATCTTTGTTCGTTTTGTCTCTGAGCAAATGCATCTGTATGTACATCATCTAATAATTTTAAAAAGGTGTCAGCACCAGCTAATATTATCGCAAAAACATTTCTTATCGTTGGTTTAAACCCTATGGCTTTTTGTAACCTACCGTTAAGTTTTTTACTCAGGTCTTCTGCCATACTTTTTGCCTTACTATCAAACATTCTTTTAGTTTTTGTCCATATATAAACAAAACTATCCACATCTCCCTCAAACATAAACCAAGGTGCTTGCCCTGCTGGTAGTTGTGTTGTTATACCACCTATCTGGACACTTCCTTTAATTTGTGAATTTTCAAATATGTCGTAGGTTGGGTCACTGAACCTAGTGGCTACGGAATATTTACCACCTTCCACAGTACTTCTTGCTTTAAAGGTTGGGTTTTGTTGTAGTATTTTAAAATATTTTTTGACTATCGATTCTAAAGCGTTTTTAGCTTCATTAATTATCTTATCTTGGTTTTCTTTTCTTTTAGTAGCGTCTGTTTCTGCTGTAGCTGCTGACATACCTTTTAAAGGATATGCCTGAGTAATTACAGTTCTTCCTGTATTTGGTGTTGTTGGGATTTGTTCTCCTGGTTGTGGTGGGAATGGCGGTTCATTTACAGTAACGTTTCTTCTACCAGCTGGAGAGGTGTCCAAATATTTTCCAACCCACCCTTTCTTACCAATTATAGCACTTTTAAATTTTTCTAAAGTTTTTTCATACTCTAGTTTATGGGTAGTACTTTCTAAACTAGCTTCACCAAATACTTGAGCCATATCATTATCTATAGATTGTATTTTTTCTATTAACTCTACAGTGGTATATTGGTTATTGAATAAGTTGTCACTAATTAAGCCTTTAGTGTAGTACTCTCTATAAACTTCCCCAAGTACTTGTCTTCCTTTAGTCATTTGAATATTTCCACTTTGTGGGTCTTGTCTTGTAGGGTATAGGTAAGGTGCTGTGACCGCTTCATGCATGTTTATATCCCTTAACATTGCTATATGATTACCTTTAAAATCACATGTGACTAAGTAATCACCAGATGCTGGGTCAAAACGAGATATAAATTTTTCTAGGGTTAGTTGGTATTGGACTGCCTTCCCGTAATATCCTTTAAGTGTTAGAAAAAAGGTTGGGTATGGTAGGTGAAAAAAAGCAGTGTAGGGTGTGTTGACCTTAGCTTGTTCAAATAATGTTTTCCCCCTAACATCTGTGAAGTTTATAGTTACTTGGGGTATGTAGGATGCGTTAACTTTAATACTAATAGAGGTTATACCAAATCCCTGAAAATCATTTTGGTTATTTATACTAGTAGATGTTGTAACACCATCTTTTGTTTTAGTTTTTATTTTTTTATTAACATCTGGATTAGTGAAGGCCTCTGTCCAATCTGAATCAAATGAACTTTTGCCTTTTGGTTTTAAAAAATTTAGTTCACCATCTGCTATTTCTACCCTAATTTCATCTCCTGCAGCCGCACCAACTAATAACTTACTTCTAGGAAATATTTTCGCTGTAAGGTTAGCGTACATCACAAAATCCTCTTGATTAACCAACCTATCTTTTATAACACCATCTGCCCCCACCACTTTATTAGGGTCTATTGACACTACGTTACCCCCTATTTGGGTGGTTAGTATATTACCGGAATTTAAATTATCTGCCATAATAGAGGAAGTGTTGGTCTAATTTAGATTTATAGTCCTCTAGTGATTGCATTAATGGGAATGGTACTGTTATAATAGTACCGTCAGGTATGTTCCATTCTTGCCCACCATATGTTGGATTTGCTTGCATTATAAGCCATGCGTAGTATGGTGAACTGTAGAATTGGTCCGATAACTTATCTAACCTAGTTTTTCCCACTTTATAAACTATTTTTCTATCACTAGATTTAGGTGTAAGTCTTATGCTTGGGACCATTACGTAGTCCCCATTAATAATAAACTCATTATATCTATTATAATAACTCATATCTCTTAACTAATATATAGTTGGTTTAGTAATTTGTAATTAAACTTACTATCACTAATACCTACATTTTTATCTCTTAGATTAACTCTAACTATATTTTCTGCTGTTGCTCCCGTATTAATCTTATAACCAACATTAAAATCAGAATAATATCTATTTATAACACCTTTAAATGTTTCATAACCACCATCTAAATTACTCGTAAATCTAGAAACCATTAAACTTGTATCGTAATCTATCCATTCTTTTACCGCGTTATTTAATTGTGGTTTAAATACTCGTATTGTGACTGGTGTGACACCAGTAATACCTAGTGGGTCAATATTGGTTAAATCATCATACAGTGTACTTTTTCTATAATTAAGTAACTTTTGTAATTCTGGTCTATTATCAAATGTAAAAGAAGTAGCTTCATTTGTGTATATTACCGGACTAAAGAAAATATATTCACCACCACCAGGATAATTTTTAGTAAACGCAGAATTAACATGGTTAACTATAAAAGTATTTAAATACCCATTAGTTATGTTGTAGTTAGTCATTACTCTGCTTAAAGCAGTAGTAGCTGTTAATTGGAATGCTATTACTCTACCTCCATTTGGGTTTAGGTATTGTCCGTCAAAATAACCATCATGGCCATTTGGGTTTGTAATAAAATTAAGTTTATCCGCTGTGGTAGTTAATTTATGTTGTGAATCTCTAAGATTATTAACTAAAGTCATAACTTGTGTTATTGTATTATTTAGTTGCGTTTCTAATGTATTGTATAAAACATTTTTTACATATTGTTTTTCGGGCTCTGTTGGGTTAGATATGTTTAACTTGGTTTGGATTGTTGTTGTTTCCGCACTTATGTTATTTTTAACGGTTTCGTAATAAGTGGTTATTCTACTTATTATTTTATTGGGTATCCCCATTAAAGTACCATTTGTATTTGTACCTAAAGTTCCTGTTTTATAATTTCTGGAAAACATAGATTCTTCAACAAGACCCATACTGTGGTATAGGAAAACGTCGTCTAACCTATTCTTTACGTCCAAAGAATATGCATTACTTTCGTCAACGAAAGCATTTAAAAGATTTTTATAATTTATTGTGTAATCCATTTATTATATTTTATGGTCCAGTACCCCAGAGATTTTGCCAAAAACCACCACTTTGTTCTCCATCTGTACTGGTACCTTCAGTATCACTACCATTAGAGCTTCCTTGTGTGGCATTAGCTTGTTGAGCTGCTATCCCTTGAATTATTTCTTGTTCATCTGGAATGGTTTTTTCTTCGTCAGATGCTGTTTTTATACTTCTATTATTATACATCTCTGTATTTGCAAAGAAGTTATTTGATAAAGCGTTTTGTAATTCTGATACAGGAGCTTCTAATCCTTGACCCCCAATGTATTTAAAGTTCATAGAAACATTTGCTATCATAGGTTGTACCCCAATACCTTCTGGATTTAAATCATATATCAAAGGGTCATAACTAAAACTTACAGAATCAATAGCTATTTTTGTGTGGTAAAAATCACCAATTCTTAATACACATATAGGTGGAGCACCAAAAGCTGTATTGTCAACATCTCTTTCGGAATCTAAACTACCATCCGCATTAACGGTAGGTATTGTATTTCCTGGTCTAGTACACTGAAGTAAAAAACTTAATCTATTATTTAATCCTTCTGGTGTCATAGAATGAAATGAAGGATGAAAATGTTTTAACTGTCTTTTTAGGGAGTTATATATAAATTCATCATCTTGTTTTAATGCGTTAAAGTAATTTTCTTCACCAAGTAATTTAGCTAATATTTTTGCAGTATCTAGTTTCTTTTCTGCACCTGCTCCTGCTTGGTTATTTGCTGTCGCTTGTGTTTCTGCATCAGGATTTTCACCATTTTGATTTGCCCAGAATGGGTCAAACGAACCAGCCATTGATGTATTCTGTACATTATTAGGTACACTATTATTTGTATTTGTATTTCCTGGGAATACCCCTTCAGTGTCAGTAGCTGCAGTATTTCCTGGGAATACCCCTTCAGTATTAGGATTGTCCATCTCGTCTATATCACTGGTTTGATTATACATTGTGGTAAATGGGTCCGCATTATACTCATCCGTAACATCATTTTGTATACTAATAATATCGTCTACTGATAAGTTGGGGAATATGGACGCTAATTCATATATATCATATTCTTTACACCCAGCAAAAAATGCTTCTATAGCCTGGTCTGCGACATAGTCTGGTACACCTTTTAATGTTTGTTCTGTAATTGAGTTTAGTATAGATGGGTGGTCAACCACTATTTTCCAATTTAGTGTACCAATTCTTTCAGTGTAATTGTAAGTATATATTGGTTCTGGTCTACCTAAGAAATTAACAGAATTCCATTGTGCGGAATTAGTATCCCCGACTTGTAAATCGTAAGGTGGGAACCACATTATTCTACCACCTTGTGGCCCTCTTTCGGACTTAGGTAATTTTAATAACTCTGAAGTACCTCTCCAGGCAAGATTTTCTATAGAAAACATGTACTTACTTACATTTTTTTCTGTTTTTTCTGTGTCTACGTTGACACCAAATATTGGTGCTATATTTAAATTAAATGTGTTGGTTAGGACTGAACCTGCTTTACCTAGATGATTTCCTTTATGTCTTTGTAGGTTATCCATTTTCCAATAAGGGTCATCCTTTGTCCATGTTCTACAAAATTCTCTAGCTACTAAACCACCACCAATCCCGAATACACCGGAAGATTCATCAACAAATCTAACCCCTGAACCTTTTGATATTTCTTTATATCCGTCAGAAAATACTTTAGATGTTTGGTCTATGGCGTGTCCCACATGTTTTCTTCTTGCTCCACCCATAAGTGGTGCTGAATCTATAAGTTTTTGAGTTTCATCTAATATCCCACCTTTTCTTTTTGGTTTTTGGAATGACCTAGTTGCTAAGAGGTCATAAGGTGCGTTTGTTGAAGCAAATGATTGGTTACCCATCCAAGTCCACCCTCCCGCTAAACTACCACCGTCATTGTAGGTATACCCTTGTACACCAAACATATAATATGGCCAAAGTGGTTGTCCGTCTACTGTTTCTAATTGTTTAGCTAATGTAGATGGACCATAAACTAAAGCGTTTATAGGTCTACCAAACTCATCACTTGGTATTGCACCCATAGGGGATTGTACTTTTGATGGTTCATTATTTTTAGAACCTAAATAGTAATATGGTGTTATGTTGGTTACTCCGTCTCTTAGTTGTACTCTAGAGTAGTCAGGTCTATATTTGTTAAAGTCTAAAGATGTAAATAATGCTTTTTGTTGTTCAGAACCCATATAACTGATAAATCTATCACTTGGTACTGGGTTGGAGACTGTGTTAGTTGGTATGTTGTCACCTCCGGTTAACATATTTCCTATAGCGTTAGCTGTAGCTTGTATGTTACCAAATATCCCCGTAAAACTTATTCCATTTTTAGCTAAGAAATTAATGTCTGGTTTAAATATCCCATCAAAATAGTTACCTGGTATATTAGAATACCCATAATATAAATTTGTTATCCTTGATAAAAAGTCTGTGCCATCCAATTCCTTTTGGCCTGGATTTGCACTAACATTAAACATAAAAGAACCTTTATCACTTAAATCTAAATCGTTCCATCCTTGATTGTACCCTAATTGTTCTCTTAAATTACCACTAGATTTTTGTACTAACTCACTATCATTTAAAATTTTACTATTTAAAGTATTAGTAATACCGTTAGTTATATTAACTGTTTCTAATATTTCTGCTGATGTATACTCAGAAGAAACGAATGATTTTGGTTGTAGTGTGTTAGGTGTTACATAATCTAACCCTCTTCTAGGGAGTACTTTTTTAACATTTATCGTTTGTACGTCTGTAAACCCCCCTTCAGGACCATAACTATTATCTAAAAATAAACTTACTAGATTTGGTGGTGCTAATTCCTCTACTGTTTTTTGGTCTATAACAGGACGTTCATATATACTAGTATTTTGTTTTCCAGGTGGTTGTATACCAAAAGGTGGAGAAACTGGATTACCATCTGCAAGATATGAACTTTGTAAATTTTTACCCAATAAAAAAACACGTAACTTTTCAGTAGAAGCTACATTAGGTCTATAAGGACCCTGCATCCCAAAAGCTTGTACACCACCTGTATTTAGACCTACTGACATATATTATTCTTTTATAATAAATAGATTGTAACGTAATTTCGTCAGGTTATTTAGACAAATAAGATTATGCCCCTAAGGACATAGCGTCATTTAGTAGTTTACCAGTTTCTAAAGCTACACCCCTATCCATTTGTAGTAGTTTTAAAAAGTCTTGCCCATTCATTCTTGCCTCACCATTATTAACATCAATATTACCTTCCAACTTTAAACTAAGTGGTCTCATAGTTGTTGTGTTGGTTGTGGTATTTGTATTTTCTACTATACTTTTATTTAAAGTTTCTGTTCTACTCGCGATAGACGCATCAAGGTCTTCTCCTAATTTTACATTTCCAGCTTGTGCTGCTACTAAAATATCTCCTTTATCAAAAGTTGTTATACCTTCTGGTGTGATTATTGCATCATTTGCATGCATTTTTTGTAATTCTTCCAAAGCTTTCTTAGCTCCATCGGTACCAGCTTTTTCAATCTCAGCAGATATAGAGTCTAGGTCACCTTTTCTTAAAGATTCTAGTTGTTCATCTGTTAAGCTTGGCATTCCAGAGGCTATTGTTTGTGTTAAAGTTTCTGTTCTTATAGCTTTGTCAGCTCCCATTCCTAACTCGTTTTTTACCATTAACCTAATACCTGCATCCATCGCTGCAAGATACTGATTAGCTTTTTCAGCAACGGTAAGTTGTTGTTTATAGACATCAGAATCCGTCATCCCTTCCTTTCTTAATAATTCCATTTGTTCTTCGGTAACATTAGAAACATCAACCATTTCTTCAATACCTGGAATTTTTACTTGTGCTACCCCACCTTCACCAATTTTAGACATAGAAGCTATTAACTCCTTATCGGTTTCTGACATATCACTAAAGTCTCCTATTTGGTTAAATACTTCTGCTCTTCTTGCTGACCTGACTGCGGTATCTGCTAATTCTTGGTAACTCATACCCATTTGTTCTGCCATAGCTTTTAACTGTCGTCTCTGTTCCGGAGATATAGAGAATTTGTTCTTTTCTTTGTCAAAATAAACAGCTGAAGCTGCTGTATCCGCAATAGCCTCTTGTAGACCTTCTAGGTCATTAGTTGCCATGTACATTAATTTAAATGGGTCTGCTAGGTCACCAACCGCGCCCCCAATTACACTCATTTGTGCCGCAAAATCAATCGCCCCTTCCGGGTCAAAGAATTTATCCGCGAGACTTGTTACCGTACTCATTTCAATACCTAATGCCTGACCTCTAGCTACCATTCTAGCTAATCCCTCAACACCTCTTTCAAATCCGTAAGTATTAATTAATTTTAATTCACCACTTATATTACCTAAGAATTTTTCCATTACAACACCAAAATCTCTACCTGTTTGTAAGATTTCAGACATAGCATTATCAGTTTCATCTACTTTACCCATTGCTGTATCTAAACTAAATCCTATAGTATCAAAACTTTCTGCAAATTTTCCAGCATCAAACCCTTCTAATGTTTTGGTTAATAGTGCAGCTCTTTCACTAACTTCTGGTGGGATATATAGGTTTCTTGAAATTTCTTTGGTCATTTCTTTGAAGACCGTGAATAAATCGTTTACGGTCATACCAAATTTGGATGCTGACATTCCTGCCTCAGTTAGACCATCTACTGTATCCATTAACTGTGCGTTGGACATTCCTAGACTTTTGGAGATGTCTACCCTTAGAGTATCTTCTAAAGCTAACATGTCTAATATTGTTTCCATATTATCCATATTAGTTACGTTTAAAGTCCTTATATTTTTAAGGACATCAGCCATTTTTTCTAAATCTCCTGTTGATACACTTTCTTTTGGTGTTCTATCGGTTGCTATTTTACCTAGCTTTTCCCATACGGAACCCTTACTACCTCCACCAACATTACTTTTTGGGGGTGGCCCATAACCAACTGGTACCCAATCACCATTTGCATTATAAATGTGGTTTACACCATTAATTGTTTTTTCATCACCTAATTGTGGAGTTGCCATAATTCTAAACTGTTTTTATATAAATATTTAGAATCTGTTTTTAGCCTTGTTATTTGCTTGTTCAATTGCCTCATTCTTTTTTTGGAATTCCTCTGTTAGGAAATTTACGTAGAATCTACGTTCAAATGTAGGCATTTGTAAGAGGTCGGACCACGCGATGTGGAGGTGTTTCATTAGATAATAGAATTCTTGCAATAGGGCATTCCTATATGCCGTAGAAAGGACGAAAAAACTCAACCCCGAATGTGATTCTCGCGTTTATCTCTTCATTCGATGGAGTTAACACGGGGATAGTTAAATCTAGTGAAGGCGAGTTTTCTCTAATTACTTTTCTAATGTTTTGAGAATCTCGAATTGGCATTGTTTGTATAAATTGTGCGATAGTCATTGGGTCTCTTACTCCGTCTATTTCTTTAATTAACAATTCTAATTGTTTGGTCATGTAAGTGTTTACTACCGCTTTTTTATTTTGTTCGTCTAATGCTTTTAATGTTCTTTCGTTTTGTGGGGTTAAGAAAGATAGTTTTACCTTCTTTTTAGAAATTTCTAAGTAATGGTCAAACTCATTATTATTATCTAACTCCACGCCTACTTCATTAGTTTTTAATATAGATAAATCTATTGTTGTTTCAAAAGACTCTTTTGTTTTTGGGTCTGTTAAGGTAACTTTATAGTCTGAACCAAAAGCAGTATTTCTTAAAAATACAAGTACAGCTTCTTTATCACATTCTGGCATATCCATAATATCTATATCTTTATCTAAAATTTTTCTAGATATTAACATGTTGATTAATTCACCATTAGCTTGTAATGATGGTGTTGCCAATAAATTTTCGTCTGAAGCATTTAAGTAGGTTACCTTTACAGATTTCTTTTTATTTTTATAAAAAACACCCTGAGAAGGTAAACTTACCATGTCGTAAGGTAAGATTGTTTCTGGTTGTTGGCCTAATTGTTCTTGCATAGCTTATAATTTAATTAATATATTATAATAGTAAATACATATATTTAAGTTTTATTAATTTAAATAGGTTGCGCTATAAGCATCTTAAAATATATAATTAAAGTCAAGTAGTTTGCAATAAAAAAGCCCTAACTAAAGGGCTTTTATAAAATCTATTTAGTTTGGTTTAGTAAACTAAGATACATCTATCTGGTCTTAAAGTGGCTGAAATATTTGCAAGACCGTCATCACTATAACTTAAGTCATTAAAGTTAACGTCTGTTAAGAAACACCCTTGTAGTATCCATTTTTCTACAACAACACCAGTAGGGTCTAACATTTCTAGGTCGATGTTTTTCTTATAACCCGCAGCGTAACCCATTCTACCAGTTACAGATTCTGCATGTGTTCTAACCCACTCCATAAGAGCTTGTGCTGCTGATGGTCCGATTGGGTCTCTAAATGTTACGTTTATTGTGTTCCATACAAATCTACCCGCTACATAAGTAGAGGTGTTTAAGAACGGTACTTCTACAGAGTTAATTGTAACCTGTGGTCTAGAAGTACTCTCTACATACCATTCATTAATCCCCAAAGAAGAGTCGAATCGCATGATAAACCTATTCTTTTTCTTTGGCTCATAAGGTATAGGCATTTTCATTAATAAGTCAGCCATATCTTTTTAATTTTTTGTTTTTACTTTTTTATTATATACTATAAATATATCGGGAATGAAAAAAATGTCCTAATTCACTTGTTTTAATACTATTTTGTTCATTCCACCTTCAGATGTGTCATAAACTATGAAATCTACATCTGGAAATTCTACTTGTAATACCTCTTTTATAAAAGGAATTATCGCGTTTATATTACCTAAATCATCATCACTAAACCCCACTGATAATTTTTTATTACCCATATTTACCATCTGAGACGCCTTAGATACTATATTTGTCACATAATCTCTTAAAGCTATTTTTTTATTTTCTTCTGGATTTGCTGCCGAACCACCTTCTAATCCGAATTTATCTGTAAATTTTTGTGATGTTACTGGGTGATATTCGTGTGAGTCTAAATAAGTCTTTATTACTATTTCTGGGTCTTGTCCATCTAATTCTGGATAATTTTGTTGGATGTTGTCAATCATTTTACCTAATTCTTCCTCGGTAAACGTGTGGGATATAACTAAATCCATACCTTTCCTTAACACTGCGGGTTCATGTCCTCTAGCTGTTATAATAGATATTGGATTTGCATATATTAGGGCCTCTTTAAATTTGTCGAATGAGGGTGCGAAAGAACCCATAGTTAAAGCCTTTTCTAAATCCATTAGAAAAGCGTCCTCATCTATAAAGTTATCAAAAGCTCCCTCGTCTAATTTATAATAATTACTATCCCTAACTAAGGCAAACTCTTCCGTACCTACATTAACAGGCACCCAACCGTCTCCAGTATTTTTTAACATTTTAATAGTGGTTGGCATTTTAAGTATATTATCATCCCAATCAAAACTATATGCTCTAATACCGTTAGACTGTTCTTCTATTAGTCCACCAATTCTTTTTAGTTGTTCCTTAGTTATTATTATCTGTTGTGACATATAATATAAATACAATTTAATTTGGTTTAATCGACTTTTTTTATTATCTTTGTAGTATGAAAAATCTACTAAAAATATTATCTTTATTTCTATTGTTAAGTTCTTGTGTTAAAGAACCAATATATCCACCATGCACAACCACATACCCAACTACACAAAATAACGGGGAGTATGTAGAAACAAATTTCCTAGAAGGGTGTTGGGTTTTAAGAAGTGGTACAATGTATGTACAGAATTTGGATACGGAAGAGAACACTGAGATATTTTTATTTGGTGGTGGATTGAGTAGTAGTTTACGATATGACGGAATATCAGTATTTTCTTTTGAAAGTATAACTAGACATCAAACAACTTGGTGTTTTGATTTTCCTGAAAATATACCGGGTAATGGTAGTTTTACTATAGACGGGGACACAATATACCCGTATGGTTTAAATATTACAACCAATAATATTACAGTAACTGAGGACGTTTCTGGTAATTACCAACTACTGGGTGGTTCATCAAGACCAATTCACTATGAAGTAGTAAGTGTAGAGAATAAAGTCATTAATGTTTACGTACAAGAGACTTATGAGAATATTTATGGATATAACTACTACTATTTTTCAAAACTAAGATTTAAAAAACTGTAACTTATAGTTAAAAAAATCGTATATATTAATAGAAGTTTAACCCTTTAAAATAAAAATTATGTTAGAATATATTATACCTTATCTAATTGTATCACAAATACTAATGTTTGTATTTTTGTTAATTAACGAAAAAGACATTTATAGTGGTTATCTATCGTTTGAGTCTAAACGAGGAGATAGACCAACTACCAAATGGTATGTGTTCTACATTATCACACACATACTTAAAGCCCCTATATTGGCTCCGATGATATTAATTTTAATAATATTAAATGGTGGTAAGTTAGTTGAATAAAAAAAGGTCCTTTTGGACCTTTTTTATTTATTATCTTCTTCTAGACCTTTTTACTTTTCTAGATTCTGCCATTCTTTTTCTTGGTTTTCTTGATTCACGAAAATCTGTATCTTTTTCATCACGGTCCTCATGGTCTTCATCATAACCCATATCTTTTTTAAGGTAACCTAAGTGGTCTTCTATAGCTTTAACATGGTCTTCCATAGACATTTCTTCTTTTCTATCCGAACCTTCATCCTCACCATAGTTATATGTTTCTTCACCTTCACTATCTTCTTCTAGATTTTCAGTTTCAAACATTTCTTTATATTTCGCTGTTGGTGTGTTCATTATTCCGAAATTTTGTCCGTTTCCAGCTCCGAGGTTTTCTTTAACTAATTTTTCTATTAAGTTAACCAATTCCACCTCTTTTAATTTAATCTTTTTCATATTTTTAGATTTTTGATATAGGGTTTATTATTTGTTTCATCTTTTTTATATCCTCTTGGATTAGTTTTTCTTTTTCTTCTTTTGATTCTTTCATTGATTTTTTAATAGCTTTATCTTTAGCCATTAAATAGTCGTCAGAGTCTATGTCACCATCACCATCATGGTCTTTTTTCTTACCTTCATCCATTTCGTGGTGTCCTTCTTCCATGTCATCCATTTCGTATACATCACCATCTTGACCATCATAACCTTCATCTAAGTCGGGATAAGGAAGTGGGTCTTTTAATGAATCAGGGTCCGCCATCGCTCTTTGGTCTCTTCCAGAAGCAATTGCATCGGCTGTAATAGTCATAAAATTACCTAATTTAGTAATAGAGTTAGCCAACTTTTTTCTAGTATCACTATCTTTAATCATGTCATAAGCTTTTTTAACACCATTAATGATATTTTCAATACCATTAGCAGCAGCTACACCACGATTATACCCACCAGTATCAAATCCCTCACCTAATAAATCATGAGAGTAGTCCTCAACATTTAAATCTAGACCTTCCTTTTTAATAGATTCTCTAATTAGCTGGTGACACTCTTTAATAATTGTGTTAATAGAATTTTCTTTTGTTTCTTCTAACCTCATTAATAACCTATCTAATTGTTCTTCACTTAAAATAACATCTTGCCTTTTACCCTCAGTAAAAACTTTTTTGTTAGTTTTAGGTTGTTTTAGACTCTCGTTTAATGTTTTTTTACTAAATTTCATATCTCTGTTTTGTTATAAATATTATATATCTTCAAAAGATGCCCCTGTAGGAGTTATTAAGAACTCAACAAAGATATATTCTAAAGCTCTGGTAGGTTTAATGTAAATCTTACCATTCATTTCATTTCTATCTATTTCTTCAGGGTCATTAGAAAGTACCACTCTAAAGTCTGTCAAACCTCTATCTCTTCTTATAGAGTCTAGAATTGGGTTAACTAAGTCTAAGAATTGTTGTCTTACAATATCGTCATTTTGTTCGAATATTAATCTTACCGAAACAGCCGAAATTAATTTTCTAGTTTGTAGTAACAATCTTCTAACATTAATTCTATCTAAAGCAGATTCTCTAATCTGTAAAGTTTTATTACCCCAGATAATTGGACCTACATCACTGAATGTCGCGATAGGGTTAAGTCTACCTACATATAATGTATCTCTTTCATCTAAAGTCAGTTTCTTTCTCGCTTTAACAGCGTCCACTAAACCTCTCGTATATCCTGCCGAAGCGAACCATGGGAATGAAATATTATCAGTTAATGCTATATTTCTCATTACCTCTGCTGTTGGTGGGATGTAAATTTGTTTATTATTAGCGGTATCTCTTACCTGTATCCAAGGATAATAGGTAGCTGTATAGTTAGAATCAATTAATGAATCTTCTAAATTGTCTACAGCTTCTTCTGGTGAAACTTGGTTTGTTTTATCTGTTGTGTCTGCTACAAACATATTATAGTCTGGTGTTGTTACCACATATAAAGAGTCAGCTCTTTGTGTTTCTACCATATCTATAGCTTCATTTACTAAACCTAAGTTATCTACATAATCTAAACCTGGTGTTGTAAACACATTAATATCTACTGATTCTGGGTTATTGAATGTTTCTATACCTCTTAAGAATGCAAAATAGTCAGTGTTTGCTTCGATGGTACTTAACTTCTTAAATGTACCTAATCCTGTACCTAGTGGGAAATCACTACTTGTACAAGCTCCCGCTAAGAAACCACTTAATCCCATTCTATAGTCATCACTATTAGACCTAGTTTTTCTGTAAATGTCCCAACCGTCGAAACCACCATGAGGTGCAACTGTAAACTTACGACTTCTAAGTTTTTTATATGTTTCGGTAGATAGTGTAGGTTCGTGGTTAAATTGTCCTGCTCCACAATCAAATACTTGTTTATTGTTTAAGGTAGTACCTGTCCAATCTGTATACGCTCCAGTACCTCCTATAACCACAGTAGCTCCAGAATCCATGTGGAATCCTTTAGTTATTACATTCCACTCACCACCATCTGCTGGTGTACATAATGTGGACGGTACTTGTTTTCCTTTATAGTTGAAGAAGTCTGGGTCATAAGCTGCACCTGTACTATTAGATACACCTAGATAAACTTTACTAACTTTATCACCACCACTAACAGTTTGGTTATTTACCGTACCACTACCGAAAGGTGGGTCAAAAACTGTTTCACCTGGTGTGTAATATTTTGTTTTATAAACTAATTTAGGGTTTGTAGGACATGTTCCATAACCTCTAAACCTATATCCCTCAAATCCTGCTGGTACTGAATTAGCAAATGTCCCATCTAATAAACCTTCACCTAAATATAACATAGTATACTTAGATTTTAATTCAAACTCACCTGTAGATGTACCTATTTTTCTACCAACAAATGAAACTTTAGTAGGGTCTAAACTACATCTAGTATATTTTTCTAAGACGTTTGGATTTGCATCAGTATCATAGAAATCTCTTACCAAGATATCAAATTCACCTCTCTCAAATGACATATTAATTAATGAAATTTTAATTTCTCTGTTTGCTGTTGTACCATCAGATATAGAAATAAATTTAAATAATCTATATACGTCAGTACCTTGTAATTCTGAAACAATCCATGGTGTTTCAGGTGTTGTCCATTGATGCATGTACCAAGCTATAGTATTTGTGTTTGTTGTATTTCTTGCGGAAGGTAAGTACTGTAAACAACACTGTAACCCTCTTACTTTTCCTTTTTTCCAAGCATCTGTTAACAAAGCTGGATAAGTTTCTTCTACAAATAAAGGAACCTCCTCTTTCTTTTTATCAAAAGGACTTCTACCAAATACTCTAGAAACGTAGTCTTGTGAAGTATTACTCATAGAAGTTTTAAATGTGTAAGCTGTACCATTAACAGTTCCAGCACTTATACCAAACGAAGCGAATGGATTTTCCATAACTTTATAATAATCTCCAGTACACTGCATATTAACAGTATTCGCACTAATAGAATAAACCGGTCCACCCGAAGCCTTATCACTTAATCCTCTAGACCTTAAAGTTAATACTACCATACCATCATATTCAGTCTCAGCTGATAAATTTGTATAAGTAACGTAGTCCATTACTACATTACCAGAATAAACTACTGTACCAGCACTTGTTGTTCCTGTTGCTGCCGAATAATAACCAGCATATCCTACAGGAGTTCCAGCTGCAGAGAAAGATATATCTGATGGATTACCACTAATATATAGTTGGTACGAAACCCCACTATACGTAGAACCTGTACAACATGTTGTACTATTGTCGTTATCAAATAAAGCGTAATACCAAGAATCGTTTTTATATGAAGTCCAGTCAGTACACTCACTTCCTAATATATTAGTTACTGTTAAAGCTGAAGTTGCAGCTGTTAATGTATCTACTGTATCAGCAGTAGCAGCATTAGTTGTTGCACTAGGTATACAACCATATTGGTAGACTGTTGGACAAGGCCAAGCAGTCGCTGCTGAAGCTGGGGTTTGTGAACCACCAGTATAACATAAAGTATTAGATGATGTTTTAAGACTTAGAGTCGCAGAAAAGAAATCAAGGAATGATTGTTTTAACGTTGGTAGTGTAGTTCCGTTCGTTAATGTTACTACTTCACCCAAATCAGTGTCTGTGTCGGATTTTCTAAAGTGATTTAATACCACACCTGGAATTTGTGTAAAGAAGTCAGCATTTAAGGCATCATTTATACTTGCACTTTCACCCACAGTAGTATTAGTACCAGTTAGTGGGATGAAGAAAGGCATTATTGTTTGGGTAATAGCAGATACAACGCTACTACCAGAATCAGCCCTAAAACTCTTAGGGTCTAATTCCCCCAAAGTTAATACACTAAATGATGGTCCCGCATCATAACCACTAAGACCTAATACTCTAGTCACAAATAATTGATTTGATTGACTTAAGTAAGACTTAGCTATATATCCTAACTCATATTTAGGAATCTGTGAATCCACGTATGTTGTTGGTGATGTACCACCAAATCTTGTTGTGAAGTCATCATATGATTGTATAAAAATAGGTTCAAAAGCTGGTCCCTTTAGAGTTTCACCAACCACACCTAATGTTGTAACACCTACACTTTGTGCTACAAATGTTAAATCTTTCTCAGAAGTATATACCCCTGGAGAAACAAATACCTTATTACCGTCTGCCATGTTTTATAATTTTTAAAATATTTTATTTTCTTTATTATAAATACAAGGGGTATTATCAAAAGTTACGTAGTAAATTAGTATATTTGGTGGTTAGTAGGTAAATTTTCATACTTTTTTCATACTATATAGTAGTTATAGCAAAAATATCCTCTATAATGGCCAATAAAGACAAAAAACCAAAAATAAAAAATTTAAAGATAAGTGAAGAGGTTCATTTTACCCTAAAAGAGTACTGTAAGAAAAACGGACTTAAGATGTTTGCTTTTGTTGAACAACTGATAAGGATAAATTGTAAATCTAAAAGAGATATTTACGGAGAATAATTAGTATATTAACTTCTCTTGTAGTGTTAAGGTAGCGGGTGCAGCACTATTATCCTTATCAACCCAAATTGTCAACTTATCACCAGGATTTATCATTAACACCTCATTAATGTTATGTTGTACATCATTTATATAAAATTCGTAAGCAATAACATTCTTAATTCTTAAAGCTGAAATATTAACTTTATAGTCGTAGTTAAGTACTAACTCATCATTACCAGCGTCAAAAGTTAACTTAGTATTTATTTTATCTGGATTTTTTGGAGTTCCTTTTGGTTCCTTTTGTCTTTCTTTTTCATCAAAACCAAACATAACTAAACTCCTACTAATTGCCGGTTTAACTTCAAATTCTTCTTCATCTAATAAAAATCCTTGTAATTGAAATTGATAATTTTGTTGGTAGTATCTTCTTTCTTCTGTGTCTATCTTACTTTCGTCACCTATAGAATTCATCACTATAGGAATATAATGCCCTTTTACAAATGTGTAAGCCTGTCTAGATGTAAACTTTTGTAGTACAACCCTATTAAAATTATTTAACTCTCTCATTCTATTACAAATAATTTTAACATCATAAGTTATGTCAACAGGAACTGGTTGAGGTATAGTATATATGTCGTATCCTTTTCTATTTCCATCCCATGTTGGGACTTTTGCATAATGAAATTGTTTTCTATCTGGTATTGTATACTGTAAAGCGGGATTAGTACCATACTGTACTTCTGGATTTCTAACAACCACAATAAAAGGTAGTTCTACGTTTTTGTCTTTTGTTGAGAATTTCCATGTTTGTGCTAACTCCCCCCATCTTTGTAACGTAAGAATTCTATCTATAACATTAATCTTTTTACCATTACTTACAGTTTTTAATTGTTCTTCTACAAAATCTAACATACCCCTATCCATATCCGCATGTAGTACTGACTTTGGTAGATAGGTCCCATCTTCAGTTATTAAATTTGCAAGTTCTTTTCTTCTATTAGGTGTGGTTATACCATTGTACCCAGTAGGGTAGTGTCCCTGGATTGGTCCCGGAGATATATTCAAACTCTTTTTTACTTTTTTTGGTAATGCCATTATACTCCTTTAAATTCATTAGGACTTACGTAAGAACATGTAACAGTTCTATAAAAAGCCTTATACCCACCTATAGTGTGTTTATTATCAGATGTTACTCTACCGTCATTTGTTACGCTATAATATCTCATTTTATTTTCCGTTTCAGCATAACCTATATAATCACCATAATTAATATCTATATTTAATTCGTTTAAATGTTTTATATAAACACCTAATGTCATATTTCCAGGTTCTAAATCTTTAACTAACCCACCCGCATAACTATCAAGTTTTGGTTCATCTATTTTAACATAAGCATTAAACTCTACCGGTGCTTTATATCTAATTTCTTCTGGACCAGATTCACCGTAAACATCGTCAACATCTGAAAGTCTCGCATCCACCCTAAATAAAACCAAAGTAAAATGCATATCACCGTGTAACCACTCCATACCTACGTTCTGTTCTAACTGAAAATCTTCAGAACTAAAAAATCTAGATATCCTTGTAATAGGTATTTTTTTATTTGCCATATAGTGTTTCCTTTTATTATAAATACAATTTGTCTTTCTTTTCTCTTTTTATTATATTTTTAATATGGAAAATTTCCCACCAGAAATTAAAGCTAAGAATTCATTAGCTGATTATAGTGGGGCCAATAACTATATTATAGGCCTTAGAAATAATATGCTTAACAGTAAAACATTCACACTAACACGTTCACAGGCAGACTACATTAATAAAAACTATAGTGAAAAACCTAAGGTTGTTAGACTGTGGATGGAAATAGATGATTATTTAGCTAAAGAATACATGTCAACCAAATTTTTACAGTCCCCACCCAAATCTATTTGGATTGAGAAGTTGTTAAGTGAGACAGAAAAAGCTTATCATGTCTGGGGTAAGGTAATTGATTCTGACACACTTAATTCTTTTTGGGTCCCTAAAAATCAGATTATTCCGAGAGCTAATCCTGATGTTAAGGTTGACTTCGGTGAGTTTTCTCATCGTCCACCATTCGAACACCAAAAAACAGCTATAACTAAATTAGTGTCAAATAAAAAATATATCCTAGCGGACGATATGGGTTTAGGTAAAACTAGTTCTGCTATTATGGCTAGTATAAGTTGTAAGGCAAAAAAAGTATTAATTATTTGTCCCGCATCTTTAAAGGTTAATTGGAAAAGGGAAATAGAGAATTATACTGATGAACCGGTCGGTATTGTAGAAGGTAAAAAATGGTTGGACGGTAAATATGTGATTATTAACTATGACATACTCAAAAACTTTCATTCCTTACCAAAAGACAAAGATAAGAAAAAACAAATTATAGATTCCAAGTTTGATTTGGTCATAATAGATGAAGCACATTATGTATCTAACGGAAAAGCTCAAAGAACTAAATTGGTTAACAACTTAACTTCTAGAATAGATAGATTATGGTTATTGTCTGGTACCCCTATGACATCTAGACCTATGAATTACTATAACCTGTTAAAGTTGGTTGGGTCAAGAGTTGCAAATAATTGGATTAATTATGTTAGGAGGTATTGTGATGGTAAACAAATTTTTAGGGGGTATAGAAAAATATGGTTGACTTTTGGTGCTACTAATTTAGAAGAGTTACGTGATAAAACTAACGATAAAGTTTTACGTAGACTAAAAGAAGATGTGTTAGATTTACCGGATAAGATTATTACCCCCATTCATATGGAACTAAAATCTAAAACATATGAAGACGAAATGGGTGACTATCTTGACTGGAGGAGACAAAATAGGAATAAAGGATTATCCATACAACTTTCAAAGTTGATGAAAGTTAGGCAAATCATAGCTTTAGAAAAAGTTAAGGAGACAATCCAACTAATAGAACAGTGCCTACAACAAGATAAAAAAGTTATTGTATTTACTAATTTTACAGAACCTTTAATGACTTTACATGAAAAATATAAAAAAGAATCTGTAATTCTTAACGGTACAATGAAAAAAGAAGATAGACAGGAAAGTGTAGATAGATTCCAAAACGATGACAAAGTAAAAGTTTTTATAGGAAATGTAAAAGCAGCTGGGGTGGGAATTACCTTAACCGCTGCAGAAGTTGTAATCTTTAATGATTTATCATTTGTACCCTCCGACATGTCTCAATGTGAAGACCGAGCATTTAGAATAGGACAAGATAAAAAAGTGTCTTGTATGTATCCTATTTATGACAATACTATAGAAAGAACCATATATGAATTAGTTAATAAAAAGAAATCCGTGATAGACACTGTTATGGGCGATAATATTAATGAAGAAGATATTTTAGGTGAAATTTTACTTGGTTTGTAAAAACAAGCTTTTCCTTATATTTATATAAAAACAATTGTTATGGATAAGAAAGAATTCACAAAAAAACAACTTAAAAAACAGTTAACCACATTAACTGAAGAAAAAAGTGCACGTTCTGAAACTGCACTAAAAAAAGATTTAAAAAACTCGTTTGACGCGTTAAAAAAATTAGACCAGGTTACTACAGGTCAAAAAATAGGTGATGTTACAATAACAAAAGCTATGAACAAAAAAATTAAGAACGCTAAAAGATATATAGAGGATTTATATGATAATATAACTGATGGTGAAATACAAGAAAAAGAACAGAACGAAGAAAACGAAGTAACTGAAAGAAATGAACAATCTGAAGGTCATGGAAAAATGTATAATGCTTTACAAGGTGTAAGAGAAGGTAAGGTTGTTAAGATTAACCAAGGTACACTTAAAAGAATTGTAGAAAGAGTTATTAAAGAACAGGAGGTAACTGGTTTACCTATCGCATTTAAA